GCCACTTGAACCAATCTGAGCAGAGTTGCCACTTGAACCAATCTTAGCATAGTTGCCACTTGAACCAATCTGAGCATAGTTGCCACTTGAACCAATCTTAGCATAGTTGCCACCATTATCATTAAGTTCTCCTGTAGCATTAACCTTAGATGGTGATGTAACATCTTTTATCCATTCAACTCCAAGTTTGATAATGTCTGCAAGTTTTAACTCAGCAGAAATCTTGATTTTAGAAGAACAAACCTTAGGCGAGTTATCTTCTTTATCAATTTTGCCAGACTGTTCTACCTTTGCAAATCGTGATGTCAACATGTCATAGTAGTCCCAAACTTCCATCGGAGACTTGCAAGCGTGGAAACCTCGTTTACAACACTTGATTTCTCCTTCCATTTCATACTCTTTTCCTACTTCGTACTGAAATCCACGGCATTTCATATTCTTGTCGAATCCCTTGTACGATGTGATTACATTTTCACTCATATTCTATATATTTATATCCTTGCGGATGGTTATTACTCCGTTACTTTCTTTATGCTTTCTGAAAATGTTTTGAGCCACTGAGTATCCTTTTCGGCAGCAACTACAGATTTATTATACTGCTCCAAATTATACTTCATAGACTTTATTAAATCAGTGCGATTAGATTGTTTTTGAATCCACTCATCTTTAGGGATGATATTCTCCACATAAACATGGCGGCAATCAAAATCTAAACTATCAATTAATTGACTTTCCATAAAGTCCTTAACACCCTCGTATTCTTTGGATGGTGGAGTCCATCTTCTAACTTTGGATAGCATTGCATTGTATCTGTTTTTGAGAGCTACATTCTCTTTCAATCTATCCTCATTTCCCTTGATTACATCCTTACCATCAGAACGCATATCCTTAAAACATAAATAAGGGCATCCTTCTTTGTCAGCAAAAAAACAACCTTCACATGAATCACCTTGCTCGACAACTTCAAGAGTAGTGGTTACTCTTTCTCCAACTTTAAGCTCTTTCATACTAATCTCCTTTCTTTTTAGGAACATACTCATCTAACTCATCGTCAAACTCATAGCAGTCTGGGCAGTAGTGCTTATCACCTATTTCTGCCCATTCGCTTTCCATTGCTTGCTCTTTTGCAGTTCCTTCGTCCAACCAAGCCACAATGCCATTAAATTCATCAATAAATGGTTTCCCGCATCTGTCACAAACGACAGAGTACATAGTAACTGACTTAATCATGGTTGCCTCCTTCCTTTGGGAATAAATCGAGGACATAAGCCCAGCATTTCCAGCCCATACCATCTTTACCATAATTGGAAAGCATTTCATAAACAAAAGATATTTTAAATATATCAATTTTGCCACTATTGTATACTACTAAGCATTTTCCATTTCGTAGTATAGGCTTTTCGCTAGCAGGATGCCATAAGTCCTTCAAGAACTCATTGATAGCCCACTTAGCACCTAGTCCAATAGCTTCTTTGATGTCCCCCTCATAGAACATTTCTTCCTTTTCATCATTGTTGAAGACTATCTCTTCGCCATTTAACAGAAATCTATCTTCATAGATTTCTTCCTTGGCAGCTTCTTTTTTCTTATCGTCTATCATAACTTACTTCTCCTTTAAACGTTCTATTAATTTATCTGCGATTTTGATGGCAGAATTAACAACACTGTCATACATAGAGTTAGGACGTTGTACAAGACCTGCTGCAACATCTTTTGCTATCTCATATCTTCTCTGCTCCCAAATGTTTTCTTCGTTATCATTATTCTGGGTAAAGCTTGAACAAAGTATTACATCCTCCTCATTTTGATTGGGTCTTTTGCTACAAAAAAAATATCTGGAGCAGTAACTACATAAACCTTTCATCCCTCACCTCCTTTCCATTCATCAGTTGTGCCAAGAAGGTGTGCAGTTTCCTCGTTGTAAGGGATGCACTCATCAAAACGCATACCTCCTACAGCTTCATACTTTCCACGTTTAAGTTGATATGCAAACTGGCAGAGACTCCAAGCAAAACATTCTTCTCCACGAATATCTCTCATCAAGCACCAATCCATAGGCTTGAACTCACACTTCTTTGACAAATCCACAATCTGTTTCTTCTCAGCATCCCAAGCTTTGCCTTCTTTGGCTAGAGCATCAAAGAGTTGCTGCTTTTCCGAGTCCGTGGCAAATCTTTTAATACGACTTATACGACTAAAAAATTCGCCTTCTACTTGGTTGATATATATATACTCATTACGCATATAAGCATGATAATATATCTTTCTAGTTAAACTAATTCCTCTGACAAGAACTATTGTACCCGAATCAGACATTACTATATCTCCATCCTTGAACTCAGGCTGAGGTTTCTCTACTACCAAGGTCTCACGATTGAGATTACCGCCCAATCGCTCCTCGATGGTGCTGATGTAGGTCTGAACAGCATCTTTACCTGCTTTTTGGAAATCAGAAGTTAGCAATCGTTCTTTTTCATAGAACTGTTCTGTATCATTATTCTCTTTCCAAAGATAATATTTCCCTAAGAAAGAGCAATATGTATCATCGACAAATCTTTCAAATATAATATATACATCCCCATCTTTATTAACCAAGACATCGCCCTTTTTCCAATCGAATTTGCGCCAATCACGCATTTCCTTTGATGGAAAAACGACACATTCTCCATCATCATACAATTTGCCGTTTTTATCAAGATACCCTTCTCCACCATTCATAAAACCAAATTTTGAATTATAGAAGGATATTTTGAAACTTTTATCATCCACTTCTTCTAACTTGCATTTACCACAAGCGGAAGAATATAACTTCGTTCCTTGCGGCTTATCCTTTAGAATTTCCACTATATTAATCTCAGTTTCCATAACTAAACCAATTTTTGCGTTAAACAATACTGGTAGTAACTCATACTACCAACGTTTTTTGATATTTTTGGCAGCTCACCATCATAAGGAGTGACTTTCAAGCCATCAATGAAATCAGCATTCTCAGTTGATACCTCGGTATCATGCTCATTCATAAACACCTTTTGCGCTGTCTTAGAATGGCTTTCAGCTCTAAGCTTACCGAGTGACCGCCAAACCTGCTTGCTATGGATGAACAATCCATGCAAAGGAATAGTCTTTACTTCTACTTTTGTTCCCATAACCTTTATTTTAATACATCTATTCTCTATCTAAATAAAACGGGGAATATCGCAATATTCTCATTTCTCTTCTCATCTTAATCTCTGCTAAACGAGCAGCTTTATAAAGATTAATATATGGCTTATCTTTGAGATATTGAATAAATTCGACAACAGAATATTCTTTCTTTTCCATAACCTTAACCATTTAAAGATGATAATAACTATTTGATACCCTTGCGCCCAAATCGAAGCAGCCCACGGCATCAGGCTTTAAGAAGCGTTTCTCTAACTTCTCCAAAGCCACTTTATACTTCTGCTCCATGTGCTTGCAATGTAGTCTCTGAGCTAATTTAAGTTGCTCAACAACACCCTTGCGAGCAACTCTATATTGTTTGTCGGACATCATAGCCTTTATTCGTTCACATAGTTGATTACATGCTCTTGAGCTTGCTCATGCAAGTTGTCAAAAGCGTCTTCTATAACTTTGGCTGTCTGGTCGCCATTAAGGTTCTCCAGCATTTCGCTTACAACCTCTACCATCTTGTCTATAGGTAAGGAACAGAACTTATCAACTAAAAAACTCTTCTGTTCACTGATTGTCATATCATCAAACAACTCCGATAAATCTACTTCAACTTTATAATCTGCCATAATTTGAAATTTTAAAAGTAATTAGTTGTACCACACATCATTTGGCATAAGAGCCAATGTCCATCCATACTCTAGTTCATACCTTAATATTTCAAGGTCGTGACTCATTACAGATGAAAGACCTACAAAGTTATTTTCGTACTCCATATCCAAACCATTTAGTTACCATACTTGTAATGCAAATAATTAGCCTCTGAGCCGAAATAAAGCTCGGTATCGCTCATATTTGCCTCCGTCAAGTCATTCTCTACATCTTTATAAGAAGGCACGCAATCCTTAACTCTTTGGCAGAACAAAGGATATTTTGAAGAAACGTCTTCTCCGTCTTCATTATAGATATTAATCTTATCTACATTATAATATGGATAAGAAGAAATATTTCCATATGAATGGATAACCTTTCTACTCTTAACGGACACCACGATTTCAGCAGGTTTGTTAATAGCATCAAACTCGCAAGTAAAATCATCAAGTTGCGCCTCAAAAGCCGCATCATTAAACTTTTCAGATAAGTTTTCAAAAAACTTTTTCACTTTCTTCTTACAGTTTTTGTGGTGTGTCTCACCATTTTTAATTAGTAACCTTTATTTCTTAATTACGATGCAAAGATACAAAGAATATTCGAAATATGCAAGTTATTTAATGTATTTCTTACAGCTTTTAACACTCTATAATAATATAAACAAATAATTTGCTGACGTTAACACAAAAATCCCCACCACTACATTATTATATATAGTGATGGGGTAAACACCAAATGGTATTTTGCCTTTGGTCTATTTTTCTTCCTTATCTTTTAGCTCAACGAAATCTCCAATGCCCAAACGAGCCTTGTTGATGCAAGACGCAATCCAACCTATCAAGTAAGCAGAAGGCTCGTCTCCGTGTTCCATACCAATAGCGTCCTCGATGGCATCGCAAGCGTGAGAAGCCTCATGGCAGCAGTAGTCCATTGACATATCCTTCGAGCACTGGAACGAAACAAGAACACCGCGCCTTCTGTCGCTTTTCCTGACAGCATCGGCATACGTAACGCCGCCGTAATCACTATCGGGTGCATTGCACTTGTCAAAACAGGAATCTATCAGCTCTTTCAGGTCTTTACCGATGTGTACCCAAAGTTTCAAAGGGTAGATTCCGTTTCCGTATTCGTAATATCCTTTCTTCTTCATACTTCATCGTTTTTATGTTTTTCCCATCCTGCTTTTGAAAAGGCATACCAAGTATCACAAATATCAAGAGCGAGAATGTAGCCTTGGTTAATACAAAAATCGCTATCAAAGCCTTCGATATGAACATACATCAGTGCTATAGTATCATAAGGAACGCTACGACCTTCAAGACAAGGGTTTTTAAAATTCTTAGTCTTGTATAAACTTGTAACAATTGGCACTTGAAGAACGTCTGAAATATTCTTAGTGCTAATCTCTATCGACTTCTTAAACTTCTTCATATTCTCAACTATTTAAATTTCTCAAAGTAGAACACAATTTGTCTATCAAAGTGCTCTTCGATTAAACCATAAGCAAGCGACATCTTTACTTGGAAAGAAGCCTTACCATTAAGCAATCCTTTAGCCTGTCTAGTAATCTCCGAACGAAATTGTTCCAAACTCATATCACGCTTACGAAGATTACAAGACCTGCAAGATGGCATATAGTTCTCCATGGAATCATCGCCATGGAATACGACAAATTTTCCCTCCTTGTCGCTCCACCGAGAGTAACAACCTCGATTTTTCGGAACAAGATGGTCAACCTGCATATCCTTATACTCTATACTCTTGCCGCAATAAGCACAATGCCCATCGTATTTGCAATATATTTTAAGTCTATCTTCTTTTTTCATAATCGTTAATTATGTAACCTACCAATATGCCACTTAGAGCAAACCTTGCATAAGTAAGGATGCTAGCCGGAAGCCTTCAACTTCGAATTCTGATTTAGAAACTCCCAAGCATTATCCTCGCTTTCATAAGCTACCTTCGCCTTCCAAGATTGACCTTTTCTAACCCAATGCTCAGGATCTGGATGCAAATGACGAGGAATACATTTATTTCTTTTCTTCATAACTTCTTCAGAAATTTAAGTTGAAACCCTTCTGCCTTTTTTATTCCTGGGTATAGCTTCGTTAGAACCTCCCATGCTCTTGTCTTGTGCCGATGCCACATCGTAACCGGATGCACACGCTCACCACTTGGTAACACATAGAAATCTGCCTTAATGGTATCAATATGCTCATAGTTTGCAGCTTTATATATAGTTCCCTTGTTACCTATGGACGTATCGGCATAAGATATAAGGTACTTGATTTCCTTATGTGTTGCCCTAATATACTTATGCAAGAGAGAAAGGCAAATCGTCTCGCTAAACTTTGGCATATCATCAGACAACCACATTCTGTCAAATTCCCTCACTTGATGGTAATCCAACACTTCGCCCTTTTCAGTCTTGATGTGCGGTCGGATTCCATACCCTATTTGCATTGCACCCCTTATCTTATCCTTATACAATACCAAAAGATTCAAGCAACTATTCTTCGTTACCTTGTGTGAAAAGTGATGAGGAACTATGATTGCATCAGCTTGCGTCTTATCGCACTCCATCAGCTTTATTCCCTTTTCCTTGCACTCGTAACCGATAACAAATCCGCAGAAGCCTAGCACTGGAGACTTGTTCAACTTTCTTCTTTTCATATCAATAATACCTCCAAAAATAACGTTTGAAATTATCAAGCAAATGCTCTATACAAGCATTGATTTCGCCTTCTCTCAAGAATCTATTGCAAAATTCTACCAATTCATCACGTACCAACCCACGTTTTAAGGCTTCGTCTCTCATAGCTCTTATCAGAGCATCCGTAATCTCTTTATTCCCATTTCTTACAACTGGATCACATTGAAATATCATACGCATAACTAAAATTTAGAACAGACTTAATTGCCTACTCATGTTCTTTAATTCGTTATTGGCAAAATCGACTTGTCGTTGGTCTATCTCAAAACCGACATACTGCCTTTCAAGATTAACACAAGCCCTTGCCGTTGTACCGCTCCCCATAAATGGGTCTAGAACGACATCACCAACATTTGTTGAGTTTCTGATTAGTATCTCCATCAACTTCACTGGTTTTTCTGTTTGATTAATCAACCCATCCTTATCCTTGCGTTTGTTGGTAGGAATAGGAACACTCAGAATATCAGATGTACCACATTTATTTATAGGTCTGTCACCTCCTTTGCGGAGCATGATGATATACTCTTTCTGAGCCATATAATAACGACCACATATCTTTGCGCATTTATCCCATATTAAGCATTTAGTGAAGTGAAATTCGCTCTTTCCTATCACATCAAGAAAATGCATTAAGTTAAAATCATTACACATCAGATAACAATGAGACCTGTCCTTTAATATCCGGTACAAATCATTAATATACTCGGAAATATCAATATCGTTGCTTTTGAATATCTTACCCTTTCTCGTCTGAGAGTCAGTCCAATATCCTCCCATATTCCCTGAGCCGCCTCTAGACTGAACCGGATAAGCCACATCGGAACATACGAGGTCTATGCTATCATTGTCTATCAGCTTCAATAGCTTTCTGCAATCGCCTTGGTAAATTTTATTAATCTCCAGCATATCCAAACATATCTTTTTGGTTAGACATTTCTTCCTTAATTCTTCTCTGTGCCACATTGAAATAATCCTTATCCAATTCAAAGCCAAGGAACTTTCTGTTGGTACGCAAACAAGCAAGAGCCGTACTTGCGCTGCCCATAAAGCCATCAAACACCAAATCGCCTTCATTTGATGATTTCAAGATGCATTGCATTAGCAAGGGGATTGGTTTCTCGTTCTGATGTACCAATTTATCTGATGGAACTCTATCAAAGTCCCATACATCCTCCAAACGCTTTCCGTTTATGGTTCGTCTGCCTTTATTCAAGTACAGGATTGGCTCGTAACATTGACCATATTGCGCATCTAAATCTCCAGCCGTATGGTTGTTCTTTCGCCAAATGAGCACATTCTTAATGGTAAACCCTGCGTTCCTCGCTTGTTGCATAAAAAAGTCCAAGGTCTTGGCACTACAGAAGATATAAGCAGCACTATCATCCTTTAAAATCCGGTAGCATTCGCTCATATAATCAATAATCAATTGCTCATTATCATCATTGAGTATTTCCTTCGAAAAACGATGGTTGTCTGCTCTCCATCCGGTCTTATAGGAGATACAATATGGTGGGTCAGTAACAATCAAATCCACCTCCCCACTCTCTATTTGCTTCATTCCTTCTATACAGTCGGAATTGTATATTCTGTTTAATTCTAGCATATCAAATCTCTTTAATAGCGTTAACATAAGCTTCGTGAGCTTCTTCTTGCGTCCCAAAGCATCCGATATAAATTTTCTTCTTACCTATCTGGTACTGAGCTTGCCATTTTCTGTTGTTCTTATTCCACGTCACGCCCAAGTATACAGATGAAGTCTTCTTTGCTATAGCCGAATAAACCATATTGTATCTTGCAGTGCAATACTCCAAGTTGTCTACATCGTTATTCGTCTTGTCGAAATCCTTATGATTCACCATCGGCAACGCATCTGGATTCTCCAAGAAAGCCTGAGCTACCAAACGATGGATATAGAACATTTTGCGTTTTCCGTTCTTGTAAAGCCATACCTTCAGATAACCTTTTGGTGTCTTACATGGGGCGATTTCCTTTAATTGAGACGTTCTCCCAATAGTAAAAACATGCCCCTGCTTGCTAACACAATATCTTTCGTAACCCTTTACAGGTCTTATATCACCTAGGAATCTAGCAACACATTTATCTTTCATTGTTACCTCCTTTTTCAAAGAAACTTGAATATATAGATTGCGCCTCCGATGTATCTAATAAATCAATATCATCATAAAACCTTCTGTACACAACGCCAAGCTTTTCATCATTTCCTATTTCTCTTGCTTTGGCTATTTGCTCACATGATTCCATAAGAAATGCACTAATCTTCTCATAACTTTGCATCTGTGTCTTCTTTAGCATATCCATGCTTACAAAGGTTTTGTAGTGTATAATATGCTTATCCTGATCATACTCGGTGAGTATAAGCCCTTCCGGAATAGCAAATACCACTCTTCTTGTCTTGTCATCACTATAGAGCTGAACTGCACCCGTAAACGATGTATATATCTTTTGCAATATCTTGGCAATCGGTAAGTCTTTTTTCAAAAACCTTTCTGCAAATCTCTTCAGAAAATGAACGCTCATAGCAAAACAATCTTCGCTATACCCCTCGTTTCTACTCATAGGAATATACTCGTTGGTTTCCTTCAGATAAATGAACAAACCGGAAGCAAATACATCGCCATGTTTTACACCTACAACGATGAGATAATCGGCATTCGGTGTAGCAAGCTCAAAGGTCTTTGTTATTTGTCGTACGTTCTGCTTTCTCATTTCACGTTTAAGCTCATTAGCTTTTCGCATCTGAAACTCATAGATTCTAGCTTCATCTAAGTTTCGTACCCTACGCATCTCACCCGAAGTCATACTTGCTGTTATCATGCGCATTCCTCCTTTTTAATCTTTGACAACCAACAATCCCAGATTCTCGTAGCAACATTAGCCATCATAACTGGAGGAACACACATTCCGCAAGCAAACCAAGGCTTCATGCCATCGAAGTCATAATCTTCAGGAAATGTTGATGCTAAAATCGTATCATGCGCTGAAATATAGCTTGGATTATCAAAATACACAAGCCTATCTTCCATTGCTGATATAGTATTGCATACTTTATCCTTTTTAAGAAACATAATATTGAACATAGAAAGACGATTATCCATCCGTTTGACAATATCACCGATAGAATTGTCTTTCTCGTTTCTATGCTCCCAATACTTCATCACTCCTTTTGGAATCTGTCTTCCATGATAGTCCGAGAACTCATCCAAGACAATTTCTTTCTCGTTGAAGTCCATATCTATCTTAGGCACTCGCTCGAACAAATCCTTCTGAACCATAAACGGCTTGCAAAGGTCTTTGCGTAATCCTAGAAAGAACACCCTAGGTCGATTCTGAGGAACACCCATATTACGTGCATTAAGCAACCAATGCTGCAAGATATATCCGGCATTATCCATCTGCTTGTAAATCTCTTTCACGTACTCGATAGCTTCACCTTGCAACAAACCATGGACATTCTCAAAAACCACCACCTTTGGCTTTAGTTCTTTAGCAAGGTCGATAGAGTAGAAAGCCAAATCGTCAAGCCTTTGCGCCTTCTGACCTTCTCGGAATACTTTTTCCTTTCCCCAAGCCTTTTCACGATCACCTGCAATACTGAATACCGAACAAGGGAAACTAGCATCCAATATATCCAAATTATGAAGCTCTTCTTTCATAATATGCCCCCCCATATTGATATTGGTAATCAACTCACGAATATCACAATTGAAAGCGTACTTGACATCGTGATTTTTCAAGTACATCTTCATAACCTTTGGGTCTATCTCATTACAGGCTACAACATCGTAGCCAGCTAGTTTGTAGCCAAAGGAACTTCCACCTCCACAACAAAAGCAAGACATCACCTTACCTTTGTCTTTTGTGAAATTAGCATCTTTTTTAGTCCATCTATAAGGGAACTTGTGCTCGTTTTTATACATTTATCTACCATAAAAAACAATCGTTAATAAAAACCGATGTATAAAAATAACCACAAGTAATATGGTTGTAAAAAAGGGACTCTAACCCTTGAATTTAGATTCTGTTTTCTTCGACAATGCGTCTTAAATAATCATCCGCTGCGTTATCGTCTATTTTTGACTTAAGAGACATTCCTGTGTTATATCCTATCATTAAGGACACATTCTTGCTCTTTTTCTTGTTCTTTCCATATCGCCAGCTAAAAACCTTTCCTAGCCAAGCTATACCAACAATACCATCTGCTACAACTATTGTCGGCAACAAAACATATACTTTATATATCATCGCAATCTAATTGAGAGTTAAAAATATATCTATTCTGATTCAACCAAAGCTCCACGTAGTCAGCCTTGATTTTCAGAAATTCTTCGTATGTGTAGCATTTCTGCTGCTTACCACCTTTGTTCCAATAATAGGCAACTCCTCCCAAAGAAAAGAAGTCTATCAAGTCCATTTCCTTTCGCTCCGGTTCTTCACGCTTTTTCTTTTGCCTATATCTACTTACAGCAAGCAATATGAGACAAACGCAAAGCAACATGGAAACCAGTATCTCGAATATCAACCTTACGTCTTGCATCTTATTTTAAACAAAAAACACGAAACTACCGATTGCAAAGTCAAAGGAATAGTGACTCGGACTGCCTTTCGGTATAGTCCATCGGGTTTCGTGTCTCTAATATCTTATCAATTTCTTAAATCGCCATTTTATCCTTTTTTGTTCTGCGCTTGCAAAGATAAACAATATTTCGCTAACTTGCAAGCGTTTTAGTGCTTTTAATATTTTATTTGCATTATTTTAAACTTATCCTTTTTTGAAGTTCATGCCAAACTCTTCTTCCGTTACCTCATACATTACATCACCACATGCTACTCTTTGCTTGTCTTTTGCCATCAGCAATAAGTTTCTATAAGGTATCTCTTTCACGACTTCTTGGTAAGATAAATGCAGACTATCCATAAAAGATGCAATCTGTCCTAAGAGTGTATCGTTACCTATGGTCGTGGTTTTGCTATCATCCTTGCCGCACTCTTCGCCAAAATTGATAGCGTCTGAAAATCCTTTATAGAGATTAAGGAATAAGCCGTTTGTAAGCCATTGACAACCTCTTCAAGCGTTCCTTTAGATAATTCATCACTAATGGATTCATCGCCTTGTATGAATACGGACAACGCCTTGCAAGCATCATCCAAATTCTTAAGCATGCATAAGACTTCCGCTAAGGTCTTGCCCTCTTCGAAACTATCAAGGTATTTAGCCGCCTTGACCAATTTTATAATTGTAGGTGGTGAAACGTAATAAGCCCTTCCATTCACGATTATCGTTACGGTGTCCTCTCCAAGAATTGCATCCGTAACTAATTTACTTGCCTTACTCATGGTTCTGAATATTAAAAAAGGGGAACGGCATTAACACCATCCCCCTCTATCATTTGTTGCCTATGTCTTATTCTTGTTCTACAACCGCAGAGCCTTCCCATTGGTACTCGCCAGCCACACCATCGGTCTCGCTTTCCATAGCAACGGCAGAAATACCCAAAGTGATATTCTTATCCTGCTGGTCACCCTTGGCAACGATAGCCGCATTTGAGAAAACGATGTAGTTCCCTGTCTTGGTCTGAGCAACGATACACTTGTTGATATTAGCCAAATCTTGACTAGAAGACCAACCTACTGCATCTGCCTCCGTTGTAGTCTCTTCTCCAGTTGCCTTGTACATCTTACCACCCTGCAAGTCTACCTTATTCTTCCATGAAAAGACACCAATAGAGAATGTAATTGTCTTAGCACCCTCATCGGTCTTGTCACGATAGTAAACCTGTCCGTTCAGCTCGTTCTTGTACTCGGTAACACTAGGGTCATCCTGAGAATATCCCCATGTTCCCTCATGGCTGTTCTTAACCTCTGTAGCGGTTTTCAACCATGTAGCCAACTTAGCAGGTGTATTTGCCTCGGTAAGAGGAGCACCATACCAAATTCTCTTGATTCCAATAAATGGTTTCATCTTATCTTACGTTTAATGTTTCAAAATCAATAGTAATGTTTGCGTAATGGCAACTCAACCTACTCTCTTGCTCTATGCCGTGGGAGCGGATAGAATAACGATACCATACATCCTCAGCTTTTCCGACCTCATTGTCGGACAGGGTTTGAATAGCCTTCTTTAAAAGCTCGTTCAATTGAGGATTAGCCTCGCCCTCTATATCTTTGAGCAATATGTTTACCTCTATAGTACAATCGTTGAAATATGTCTTGTCTGCACTCATGCGCTTAGGAATGATTACTATCATGCCTTCATCAGGAATCTTCTCACCGACCAAAGGTCTTTCCCCCTCAAGTCCACCCTTTGTCAGATGTCCTTTCAGTCTTCGTTCCAATCCCATAAGTTCCAAGTCATCATAGATTACATGACCAGCATCTATTTCTGTTATCATCGCATATCCTCGATTTCTTTCTTGATATACTGAATACCCGAATCTATAACATCATATCCCCTAGAGGAAACATCAGACGCATATTCCGCTTTGTTGCCAAGGGTCAAGGTGTGGTCATGTACATTACTATAGTTAGACCTTCTGAGATTACCTGTGCGGTTTCGGTAGTTTCCGTTAGCCTTATCAAGCTCAACAGCAGTTTTACCTAACCTATCAAGAAATTCATCTACTTCCCTTTCTCCCTGTGCAAAGAAAGCGTCTATCTCATCCTTTATAACATCAGACATAGATACTCATATAACCAAGATAATTGCACTTAGGGGCATTATAGACCTTTCCACCTCCTCGGTAGCTTCCATCATCGGAATAGACCTGGACTTCATCACCTTCGGAAATCTGGCACTTGTCACAAACAATATGATATTTCGGTGTATATATGCTACCATTCTCGGTAGTGAAATGCTCGGTAGAGTTGTCATCGCACCGACAACGCCCCATTTCTTTCCATTCCTCAGAAGAGCTAATGACCTCGTTGTACTTGTTGACAACCTTATTCACGAACTTCTTCTTTAATATATGAGGGGAATATAACATAACCTAGACATTTACCAAATATCAGACTTATCCGTGATAGTGGAAAGCCCTAAAGCTGCCACCACTTCATTATCCGGAGCAACACCATATTTTCGGCAAAGCCACATATAGTATTGTCCTATCTTAGAGTAGTCCCAAGAGACAGAGAATCCATTTTCGTTCACATTGCTCATATATGGAGCAAGCATCAGTTCCTCGATTATGGAAATCATCGCCTTGCCTACAACCTGCGAATTATCAGACGTATATTCTTCGTCAAGGTCTATACCTGACGATATATCTTCCAATTGGGCATCGGTAATGTTCCAAGCACGCAACTTCTGTGAAATGTATTCTCTTATCTTCATGTGACATCCTTATTTCTGAGCCTGACTCATAGCCTCAGCGATTTTCTTTGCAGCCTCCTGCTCGCTCTTAGTCTTTTCGTCAAGTTCTTCTTCTACATTCTCCTTTTCAGAAGTCTCTTCGGTTGACTCGGCAGCATCCTTTTTTGGGGTTTTCTCCTTTTTAGTCTTGCTCTCCTTCTTCTCCTTTAAGACTTCCTTCTTAGGTGTCTCTTCTGATTTTTTATCTTCATCCTCTTTAGGATTTTCTTTTCCATCATTCAAGACTTCCTTTTTAGGAGTATCTTTAATTTCCTTATCGTCTTTTGGAGATGCAGAACTATTATCGTTCTGCACCTCCAACATCTTGCAAAGCTTACGTTCGATAAGGGAGTTCATGCGTTCTTCGTCAAAGTCCAAGATTGCACCTACTTCATAGATGGTGTTAAAATGGAACTTATCACGGAACGGACTAATTACCTCACCTCTCATAAGCCTAACCTACCGCTTGTGTTGAGTCCAAAGAGTAGATGGCATCAACGTTATTCAAGATAGGAACAACCATTGCTTGTGAGCTAGTGAACTCACGGAGTGGGTCGTTAGTAGAATAACGGCTAGCCAAGATATACTCATCGGCTGACTGATAAGTAACACCTGCAACTGGTCTTGTAGCTTCGGCTACGTTAGTCCAGAACAAATCACCAAGGTTATCATAGCATGTAAAGGTCATGTGACCCTTAGCCCAAGGATTGTGTGTTCCCTTCTTGCCGTTAATCTCGGTCTTGATTGTACGGGCTACACGTACCAAGTTGGTCTGCCACTTATTTCTGAAGATAGACGCAATCTGCTCAAAGCTCAAAATAGGAATATTGCTATCACTATTGATTGCAATGCCCTGATTGAATGCAAACTGAGCACGAACCTGCTTGTTCTTGCCAAGCAACTTGATTGTGTAATCATCAAGATAACAAGTAGTGATGGTGTTTTGGTCTTCCATCGCCTTGTCGTAAACCAATTGGATGTCATCAAGTGGAGTTGCGTCTTCTGCGTCCCAAGCCTTAGCACCGTGGCCAAACTTATTCTTCTCGGCAAAACCTACATCAACTCGGACACCAGTACCACCGGAACGAGTTGCCAATGCTACACCTGTTGACAGCTCACTGAGAAACATATCTTCAATACGCTCGTAAACCGCCTGAATACAACGAGGAAGGTCTGCAAACAAGTTACGCAAAATCTGTGGCTGAGGCAAACGTTGCGCAATCATGTTATCCAAATCCTTAAGCTGCTTCTCTGACATGTAAAGCTTCATACCAACCTTTGGGATTTGACCCTCAGCGGTTGAAACCTTATCACGGCTCTTCAATGGAAGTTCTGCATCCATTGATACAACATCAGCAGCAACTCGTGTGTATTCCGCAGTAATTGATGCCCAACGTCCGTCCTGACTATATGTGTTAGTCAAGTGGTCTCGGTACATATAGGTCAATGCAGTCTGATTCTTGCCGTTCAACTTCTCTACTACACTTGCAACAAGTTGTGGGAAGTATTTATTGACCAACTGAAAATAAAGTGATTTTTCCATCTGTTATCCTCCTTCTTTTAGTCTTTGTCCATGGTTGCATCAGACTCATCGAACTTGTTTGCATCCTCATCGCTAACCAAAGCAATCTTTGGCATAGCTGTAAGGAACGCATCCGGATAGTCTGCACCATTTGCAGCCTTAGCTGCTACCTTGTTAACTTGTCCAGCAGTCATAATTGCCGCTGGCTCACCGTTCAGAATGGAACGATAGAGAACACCCGCATACTTGTAATGCTCCAATGGGTCGCTGGCAGTACCCAAAGCCTTATAATTGTCTGTTTCAATAGGCAATGGCTTGTAAGTTCCCTTACCATCTGTCACGATAACACGACCTGCGTAAAGAACTTCATCTTTTACGCCTGTCCAATCCAAAGCACGACCGCCCTTGATGTCGCCTTCCCATTTCTGGATAATGACGGAATCCTCACCAAAGACAATTTGCTTTTTTGTAGTCTTCAATTCCTGATTCATGTTTTTCAATTTTTAAAGTGACTGAACTAATGATGCGGCCACATTGTCAACGTCCTCCTTTGTTGGCTCGCCCTCGCTAGCACGATAGCTGCCCCCGAATTGTGGTTGTTGCAACGCCTTGTAGTTGTTCGCTACCTTGGAGAGGTATGTTTCGATAGCTTCATCTGTAGCATCATCGCTCAAGGTGAAACCCTCGTTGATACGACTTTCGGGAATGCCCAACTCCTTAGCCTTTGATAAAATCTTCGCATCGTGGTCTGCCTTTGCCTTTGCCTTTGCAGCAGCCTCTTCCTTAGCCTTAGCCTCCTCAGCTTGCTTTTGGATAGTTTCTTGCAATTCCTTAATGGTCTTGCTTTGCGCCTCCATCTGTTCGTTGTAAGTCTTGGCTTGGTCTGTGTTCTTCTGAGTCAAGGTCTCAACGAGTTTCTTGAACTCTTCACGTTCCTTGGTTCTTGCTTCATCTGAAGCTTTCTTCTCTGCTGCCTGCTCTTTAAAGTATTTTTTGAGATAATCCGGCATTTCGTTTTTCTTTGCCAATTCCTCCAAGCGTTTCTTTTCGGCTTCTTCAGCGGCTTTCTTGGCTTCTTCGTCAGCTTTCTTCTTAGCTTCTTCTTCAGCAGCCTTGCGTTCAGCATCTTCTTTAGCCTTCTGTGCCTCCTCGAACTTTTTCTTGGCATCGGTAACTCTGCGGTCATTGTCCTTTTGCAAGGACTCCAAAAAACTCTTTTGACTAGCAACCACTGTCTCGATGTTGTCATCAGTAACAAGCCCCATCTTATCAAGCATTTCGGCATGTGCCTGAAGAACTTCATCACCTAACCCAAGAGACTTATACTCTTGTTTTAGTAACTGGAAAATTTTATCTTTCATTCTTTCGATATATTTGTTAAAACTAGTGCAAAGATAATACGAAAAGAATAATTAACACACTAATCCATTTGCAAGTATCTCACTTTTGCTTAAAAGTGAGTAATAACGGCATTTTTAAGCGATTTAAGGCTATTTTATCACATATACGAATAATTTATAGCAACACAAAATAAAACACCTTATATAACAAAAAAAACGCCAAATATCCTCACGGACATCTGACGCTTGTCGAATAAAAAGAACCTAAACATTAATCTTCTAAAAGTTTATTACATTTCTCATATAACCCAAATGATTCAAATTAGAATAGAACCGTCCATCACGCTCTATGAATTTACCGGACTTCACAATCTCACCATTATGCAACATTGCAAACTTAGAACCATGAGCTGTCCATTTGTTCATTTCTTTCATATGTTCATCAGAACCCCAACCATATTTCTTGATAGTAGGATAAATGAAACGTTCAAAGCAAATTTGACTATCTGTTTTATCATGCTCAGTGCAAATCGGGAGCACTCCATTATGTGCGAACCAATAACCTGCCTTGTAGAATGGATGGCAGTTCTTGACACAGACAGAGCCATGAGTAGCAAATCTAAAATGTATGATTACATTCTCATTTATATCTCGCTTCATCAATCTACGGATAAATGTAGAGAAATGCAAACTCTTGTAATGGTCAGACTCGCTCACAAAACCGCAACCATCGGGATTTCTCATATACGCAGCCTTTAGTTCATCTACGGATGGCAAAGCAACACCTTTCGGACATACAATAATAACACACATATCTTTACCCTTTCTTTTTCTTAATAACACTTTGATTTCTTTGTGTCCTAGTGCTTTTACCCTAGGACTACATTAATTAATCGTTATTGGTTGCAAATGCATCCTTACGACTCTGGAAGAAAGCCTTCTCTTCTTTATTCAAGAAAGGTATATCTTCGATATTCATAACCTCACTAGCAAAGACATTATTGCGAGACCAACCGACAAGCTTTGCGCAGAACTTAACCCACATTTCTATCTTCTTGAAATTGGTAGAACCTTGATGCTGGCGAAACTCGATTGTCCTGTGACGTGTATAGCTCTCAGCATTGACCTTATAATATCTATCTCCATGAAAGACATCGAATCTAATATCTTGATTGCTGTGACAATTAGAGAAATCTTTGTCAAGCAAGCTGGCTGCCCAACGGCAATTACCTCTTCGTGAAGGAGCCATGAAGCTATCAATCAATCTTTCAAGCTTCTGATAATTCTTGAAGACGTTAACATACTGCTCACCTGTCAACTTTGCTGCACCAATATGAACGTGAAGACCACAAGTAGAATTTACTCTTGCACCTACGGCATCCAAAGACTTAATAGCCTTCTTTAAGGTTGCCATACCATTTGTATTGCCATTCAATACCGGACTTACAACCTCGTTAGGGTCAACATCACCACCAACTGAAGCATCACTAACAATCTTGAAATAGCTCTTGTTATCGGTGTGGTTATAACCCTCAGAATGAATATCAACACCATTCTGACGACCTGCCTCTATCAAGGCATTGCGCTCGGCATGAACACATTCAATCTCAACACCGAATGTATAAACGAATCTCGTTGAAGTTGAACCGCTTGGTACATAGACCTTCAACATATCGGAGATTTCTTTCTCACGAAGACCGCAAGCCTTCAATGCAACAATCTTTTCGTTGCGAGGCATCTTTGACTTCTTAATTTCGTCAATAGTCTCAATTAATGACTTCTTTGAACTTGCGAATGAAAAACCAGTCTGCTTAGACATAATCAATTGTGCTAGTTGTTTCGGGTCTTACCCCTTGGTGTCGCTCTCACCTTATTGAGTGAAACTTGTCACTCGGCAAATCAACCAACTTATCTTGATTGACGATGCAAAGATACAAATAACTTTTGAAACATGCAAGTATTTTAATGTTTTTCTTTGTTTATTTAACTTGCGGTAACTGATATATGTACGTTATTAACAATTACCCTCTTTATATACCTTATTATATATAAAAAAGGCTTCGATGTTCACACACCAAAGCCTAAAAAACTTTACTAACTAATTACCAATTTTTATCGACTATCTTTTTAAATCATCACCAATATCTTCTTCTACTCCCAAATCCGGTAGTCTATCATACGCTTTTTGGTCATCACCTCCTTCAGACTTGACACCTAGCAGGTAACCATTCCGAAAAGCATAATATACCAGCTTTTCCATATCTTTAGCCGTTGCGTTATCTGTCAAATGTAGCGTGGCGTACAATCCCATCAAGAACTTCCGTACATCTTTTGGATATACCTTGTTGTTCTTTTCTAAAGCGACTGCCATTCTTAACGGACTTTTCATATTCTTCAATTTTTCGTTAAACCATCAAATGAAGCACAATAGAGAGCCATTCCGCTTGTTCACCTAGTTCATAGACTTATTCACAACTTTATTCGTCTCATCTGCTTCCTACGTTTACCCGTTGACAGATGTCCGAGATTCCAACAAAACAAACATCACGGCTCTCTTCTTGTGTCTCATTGTGCCAACGGAAGGATTCGAACCTTCGACCCTAGGATTAAAAATCCTATGCTCTGCCACTGAGCTACGAAAGCGTAAAGGAATGATTGGATTCGCACCAACGCCCCCTTAGTTACCATGCCAAGTGCTCTACTACTGAGCTACATTCCTCGTAATATGCAAAAAGTACTCGTGGTGCAAGGGAGATTCGAACTCACCGAACCCACAATGGGAATAGATTTACAGTCTATCTTCTTTAACCGCTTGAATATCGCACCTTTTGTGGAACATATACCAATTCCACCTTGTTGCCCCAAGCGGATTCGAACCACTAATGACAGAACCAAAACCTGTAGTGTTGCCATTACACCATAGGGCAATTTAGTACTGCATAAAGGATTCGAACCTTTGAATACCAGCGTGAAAAGCTGGCGACTTAACCACTTGTCTAATGCAGCAACTAGGGTCTCTCACCCTTATAAGAGTTTCCTTGTTATAGTCTAGCTGAGCTGGGGAACTTGGGAACCCTGCCGTAAACTCCTAAGTCTTGACTTATTATGGTAGAAGCGACCTCTCAGAAGGCCATCTGTTTCAAACACGATGCAAAGATAAGCATTTTTTCTTATTCCTGCAAGCGTTTTAGTGTTTATTTATATTCTTTTGATGTATTTTACATCATTTATCCATTCGAAGAATACCACAAAGGGTTTCTACAAGTTTCTTTGCGTCATCACCTTTGATTTCGATAACATTTGAAAATCCATCAAGAGCATCCTCGCCTTTCTGTTCCTTATCCAAACGCTTACGGAGAGCCAAATCTGGATTCTCTACCAAGATAGAGTCCAAAGCATAATTGCAAATGCGGCTTGCAAGTTCCTCGTTACCATTCGCATCACGCACAAACTCATTCTTTCCTTCAAGAATATCCATAATCTCGTTGTACTCTTCAGCATTCTCACAATTACGTGAAAGCATACCAATTACCTTGTAGCGGTCAATCTCAAAGCTGACCTTTAATTTGTCTTTATTCATTCTTTCTATTTTTTTAATAATTAAACATTATACCAAAAACCCCTTTCATAATAAAGTCCTCCCTTTAACTCATACCGGATAGCATCTGACTCTTTGCAAAGCTGACGGATTCGTATATACAAACGTTTGTCCAGCTCTTCTTCAAACAAAAGAGACAATTCCTTCCAATTGTCAACAACAGGAGCAAACCAAGGATACTGCTCCTTTACAACCTGTAGCTCATCCAAGGTTACGTGTCCGTGTTCTACCATATCATAGCATCTACGGAAGTCACTATTGTCTTTAGGAATATCCAAATCTTTCTTTCGTTTTACCCCCATCAATGCACTCCACATAGTCATTGAAGAGATGCCTGTATCACAAGTGGCTATCCACTCTATCATTCTTTGCTTGTTCATCTTCTTTTATATTAATCACGCTAAGTCGCTTTATTAACTCTTCACATGCTTCTTTAGTTAAGATACATTTCTTGGAATCTTTAATGCCAGTAACCTTTTCACGAATAGTAGTATTCGTGTCGTACACTTCTTGTAGTTTTTTCTGAAACTCAATTACGTCTTCGTTGGTAAGTTTACCTTTCTTCTCAACAATCTTGTTTGTTATATTCTTATAGACGCATTCGAGTTCAGTACATAAACGAGATTCTAACTTCATCATTATTGCGTGTACAAAAGTATCATAAAGTCTTTCCATCTTGTATTTCCTCCAAAAGTCTTTTGATTACCTCGTTATCTTTATTCTCAATGCGAGCCTTTAAGATACTCTTGAATGCGGCATCCATTGCATCGTATCTACTGGAATATTCCTTACCATCCGTATGACACAAGCCTTCCTCTACACACCATGATGTAGTTTGCCAACAGAACTTATCTTTCGAAATGTTTGCAACACAAATATAGTAACCGAAATGCTCTAAAAGCCAATCAAGCACCATATCATAGCTTGGAGCGGATATTGCCGGATGCTTACTATTCAACTTTAAGGCAGCAGAAAACTCAATATTGGATTTCTCCCACTCGGAATTGGAGTAAGCAATATAACTGCCGTAATGCTCATTATATTTTCCACCCTTACGAATGCCACCCTTTGCTGTCCAAGGACTAGCATAAGCCCAAAATTCTGCTATCTTCTCATCGTAACCAACCTCCTTCAGAAGTTTGGCTATCTCAAAGGGAACTACCTTTGGTTTTATCGTCTGCTTATTTGCCATTTTCCACCCTTTTTAAACTGAACCCGAATCAGACTTATCTAATTCATCAATTGCCTGTCTAAGCAAAGGAAGAACCTTGTCCAAGTCTTCGAAATCCGGTACGACTTCATTCACTCGCAAGATTGCTTGACCTAACAAACTCTTAATCTTTTCTCTGTCCATTGCTCTTCTCGGTTTGTTTCTCTAAGTCTTTTAAATCTACCTTCTCAAATCGAGGAACTGGCTTACCATCAATCTCAACATTACCAAAGAACATTTCCTTTGGTCGCACCCAAACTTCATGCTGTCCGCACACTGCTTGATACGCAACCTTAGCTTCAGAAGTCTCGCTATCAGTAACCTCACCAAGGTACTCATAGAAATTGCCCTTATAGTGTCGGTAAATCGGCTTACTGAATCCACCATGCAGCCAATCGGCTTTGCCGTTGATTTTCACGTACTCCCTTACCGCATCGCACTTACAGGACTTATTCAGCTCTTCTACCCAATCAAAGAAAGCTTGTTTGTCCTTTATCTCTTCACTTGATACCATGAAGAGATAAGTGCAAAGAAGCATCTTACCTGCATCAGTATCATATTTCTTGTTCACCTCTTCAGCTAATTGCATCATAGGTGTATCTAAGCGATAATTCCAACTCATAATCTACCCTTTCTTACTTTTTAAATTTGCCAAATCCTCTTTCAAACGTAGATGGAAATTATCTTCTCCATCATCACCGGAAAGAAGCCAATCAATTCTTTGGGCATAAACCTGAGCTTTCTTCAGAAGTTCAATACCCTTTTTGAATTCCTTGATAGTCTCTTTAGATAAGCCATATCTGTTAGGCATCGTATGATGATGTTTTCTAACATACCTGTCTTCATCCTCTTCTAACCATCGGTCTTCGAGAAAGCATCTTTCGTCTTCCTCATCCAATGGATGACCATCAACATAATCTTCTATCTTTGTATATATGTCAGCAATCCGATACTGAGCATAATCAAAACGTCCACCACTCATTGACTTTTAACTTCAAACTTGAACTTACTTCAATGCACTCAACCTCGCTTCTAGCTGTTGGATTATGTTATCTATAGTCTTTCCCCTATAATCAATAGCAATATCTTCCAGCACCTCAATCTGAGCCGCAATTTTTAATCTTTCTCTTACTACTGTCATAATCAAACTTGTTTATTATGATGCCGTGCTTGCAAAGTTGTAATGCACGATATAAACATAACCGCCATACATCTTTCCGATTGTTACTTCAACGAAATCAAAGATAATGTCGCCATCCATCTTGTAAGAAATCAAAGGCTCAGTTGGGAATGCATGGTGTTCTGTGTTGAAACGATACACTTCTTGTGATAGTAACTGCTTGAATACATCAACCTCACCATCCTTTGAAAAAACACCTTTAAACTCATCTTCATTGTCAATTGCAACAACTACTCCAAGTTCACTTCTGACACATACACCTTCATTTCTACCACTTTGTTCATTATACAAGACAGGTAATGTGTAAACACCTCTTGATTCTTCCATATGCTAATTCTTAATTTTGTATTTTGTTTTTATCCTTCAAGTTGCTTACATTGAGCTAAGTCTATTGCGTACGCCCAACGCTTAGGAACAAAAGACATCGTAGGTACGAACCTATCCGCACGCTCAACACATACATCTTGCGTCCGGTAAATCAATCCGTCTGAGCCTTTTACTTGCAACTCTACTAGAATTGTATGGTCTAGCATCGGGAACTTATCAATATCATGCCAGACTTCACCGCCTTCAAGAAAGGTAGGCTTTATATGGTTCATCTTTGCCATAAAGTACTTCATGTAAAATGTTTGACTTATATTCGTTAGTTATGGTCTCGCAACTACCAAAGCACCACAAATCCTTGGATTGCTCCTTGTGTAACCTTGATGACTTTATATAATAGCCATTGTTGACATCATAATGCTTACGTACCATGATATTGTCGTTTACCACTCCGACCTCATCATCCGTAATTACATAGAACATTCGACCATCACTAAATGCATTTAAGCCTTTATACACTCCATTAGAGACAACCATCTTTTCATAGCCGTTCGTCTCCCAGTTGGCATAATCCCAAATGGTTTCCAAATCATCATCATTCAGAAGATTATTATCAATAATAACCTTGCCGATAACCTTGAATTTGCCATCTTGCATCATTGCCTCAACGACAAATTCATCGGCAGCGTTGAAATCGCTAATCTCTATGGGTCTCATAATACTTGTGCTTAATATTCTCGTAAATCACCCTCTTTGCTGCCTTTGCTCTTCTGCTATTATCAGAAAAGACATCATCATACAAAGACATATCTTCACTCTCAAAAGCCACATGCTCACCTTTATAGCAAGCATCAAAGCGGCATCCTTTTTCGGACTTAGCCGCAGTAAACTTTATCTTACCAAACTTAATCTGCATAAGCCCTATCCTAGAAAAAATATTAATGATACTATTTCAAGAGCAAATAAAAACGCTAACGCATTCTCAATTGTGAATACCTTTTTCATTGTTTCAATACAGTTTTACGTGTGTCTCACGCTCTAAATTTATATTGTAAGGGGATTTCATATCCCCTTTGTTGTTCTTACTTCAAAACTCGATAAGTTTTATCGAAATCATTAAAACTCTTCAAGTAACCTTTCTCAGTCAAAGAGTTTAAAATTTCTTTCAACTCATCCTTGGTATTATCCAAATCGAAATCATACAACTCAGCAAATGTAAAGTACTTGTTACCACCAATTACATCAGCCATCACTTCGATGTTGCCATAAACCATTGTCTCTTTCTTACTCAATCTAGTATTCATAACGAATCACAGTTTTTATGGTGTGTCTCACCATTTTTAATTAGTAACCTTTATTTCTTAATTACAATGCAAAGATACAAAGAATATTTGAAATATGCAAGTTATTTAATGTGTTTCTTTTATATTTTAACGCTTATTATATATGTAGGCACGAAATTAACTTTCTGTAGCAGAAAAAGCCAAAGAATCCACCATTTCGTTATACATATTACCTCTATGAGCCTTAACCCAATGGTATCTTATCACCTTGCCTTTCGCTACCTTATTATATATAGGCTGTAAGTCTCCTAACTTGCAAGCCTGTATTCTCTCTATAGCCACTTGGCAATCCACATATACATCAACAGAACACAAAGGAGGGCAATCACCCAATGCTTGAATGACTGCCCTTATTTCGGCTCTCACCGAATCGTTCACTTTGGCTGTGATAAATGTATATTTCCCACTATTGATAATCGCTCCCTTATGAAGCACAAGCCAGCCACAACCACACTTTTCTTTCTTACTAGAACCATCGGCATACACCTCGTAGCGCACACCTTTTGCCTCATCAGCAATCATCTGAGCAACAACCTCCAAAGAGTCATTGCTCATCACCTTGGCTATTTGCTTGGCTTTCTTCTTCATAAACGATTAAATCAAACCTCGTTCCTTGAACTCATTCATCAATGGTGTTGCTAAGACCTCAATATCTGGATGAGGCTTTCCGGTCGTTCCAAGACTTCTCAACTCGAAGAAATGCTTCCAATCGCTCACAAATGCGGTATGAATCAACTCCGTGTTGGTATCAAGAGGAAGTATCGTTCTCGCATCCTGTGGCTTAAGACCATCATCCTTGACCAAAGACAAATACATCATTTCGCATACTCTATTGGCAAACCACCATTTTTCTACCGGACTCCAATGCTCATAACTACCGATATTCTTTGATAGGTCAACAAATGTTCCACCATCAAAAGACAATGGATTAACCGCATCATCTTTGCTAACCCACTTTGGCTTGTTGATAGCAATCTCGCCTCCGAACTTATCTTTACTATAGTTGCAATATCGGGTGCTTTGTTCCGCTACGGAATCTACACGATGTCTGTTAGCCTCTCTACTTACCGCAATCTGAGTAGTAAAACGGACTGTTATTCGCTTCTCATGCCATTCCGTAGGCTCGCAAATATAGTCCAAATCCTCAAACCAGTTATTTTCAACTATCACTCTGTAGTTGGTTGTGATATAGTAGTCACTGCCAATCTGCATCACCTTTGAATATTTGTTCTCACGATAGTGCTTGACCAATAAAGACTCCGGTACAAAAAATCCTTCTTCATAGGCAACATGGAGGTAAATCGTTCCATGCTCACACATGGCAAGATGATTACTGCTTACCATACGCTCAACGAAAGGCTTTGCGCTGTCTTTATCAATCTTCATACTTGACGCATAACATGTACGACCGCACAACTCTATCTGTTTATAAACTCCATCCATGCCCTCACCTTGGGATAGGATTTCATATCTCGGTTCTAATATCTTCATGTCCTTATAAGTTTTGAAATTCGACCACAAAGATAACTATTATTTTCCACTCTACCAAAAATTAACACTCAGTTTAACAACACTTATCTATATTGTGAAAAACAAAAACTTTCACCCCAAAAAAGAGGAGAGTGCATCACGCATTCCCCTCTTACTTTAACATGGCACAAATTAAGTTTACAATCTACTCATCTTATCTTTCAATTCGTGTATATCATTGAATGCTTGCAACATAGGCTTATGCCAACGCTCTTGTCGCTCATCAATCGACTGCAAGTACATTAAGCTTTGTGCAAGGATAGTCCTACCCTCATCAACAGCTAACCAAATGTTACCTACATTACCCATTATAGTATTCACGCTAGCTGTTAGTAAGCTACTCTCTGCGCCACCATCACGAGCCGCAATAGCATCCAACTTGGTATTTATGAGCTTTGTTTCCTCATAGGTTCCCTCTGTTGCAATTTGTACCGCAGTGAAACGACCATTCAACTCTTCTCCAGTATCTTGGCTCATTGATTCAAAAGAACCGGAAGAAGCGGACTGCTCGTAAGATTGCTTGTAGCCCGTTATTTCGGCTACTTCATCTCTAATCTTCAGTCCTTCTTGAACCATTTCATCATACTTTCCCTTCAAGGCAGTTATATCTGTCTTTGACAATTTACCACCATTTGCCTCAGCTCGTTCCGCCCATTCGTCATAGAATGCTTGCATATCATTTCCCAACAAATCATCCACCTTAGCTTTCAGAACGGCTTGCATAAGCATCTTGGAGAAATTATCAGAGAAGTCTTGAGCAGAGGAATTCATATCCATCAAAGTATCTATAAACTCGCTCTTCAAACTATCAAAAGATATTTGCGTCAAGCTTTCTGCAAGGTCATCAGCAATTTCCTCTAATGTTCCAGCCTCAGCCGCATAGTCTTTCAACTTTTCAAGAACTCTACCTCCATAGCCACCCTTACCTGTATTCTTGATAGCCTCAACCATATCTGGATTCTGCAAAATAGCAGCTGCTTCATCAGCAGATTGCAAGTCGTTAAGATTACCATTCCATTGTCTGCCTATTGCATCGGACACCTTTTTGATTTGCTCTTGCGAAAATCCTCGGAAATAAGCGTTAAAACTGTGATGAGAGCCATGATAACCCATTTGCGCCTCCATGATACTCTTTAAATTTTGTTCTTTCTCCTTTTGGAGGTTTTCGGCTTTTTTAGCATCCTCTACGGCTTTAATACCACTATTCTTGTCTATGGAGTCTCGTAACTTGTCTATAGCATCCGTCAAGATTTCATTTCTATCCGTCAGTTTGTCTATAGTCCGGTTTACTTCTTTTGCGTTTCCACTAACTCCAAACAAACTATTGAAGCCACCAAACGATATTGTATTGAGAATATTGCCAATACCGCTTATCAAAGACCCTCCTATCTGTGTGATAAAATCACCACTTAGGATATTCTTCAATATACCATTGACCGCATTCAGAACTGTATCAATCAAGCTACTAATCAATGTTCCGATACCATCCTTCAAAACATCAAGTATCTTCAAAATGGCAGCAACAATTTGGCCTATAAGTCCGGCTTTTGACAATCCTTCACTTAGCGCATCGCCAGCTTTCTTGCCAGCGGCTGCGGCTGCGTCTGCGGCTTCCTTACCCATATCCTTCAAACCATCAGCCGCATTCTTAGCCTCGTCCAAGGCTTTCAATCCATCAATTCCACCTTTAAGCTGATCAAAGCTATCCCAAAGAGATGCTAAATCAGATAGTCCAGAAGTAGAAAGGAACTCATGAATAGCAGAAATCGGTTGTGTCACATTCTGTGTCGTTTGAGCCAACTTCTGACCACTAGTACGAACTTTTGTGTTAGCCGTAACAATCTTCTTTCCGGACTCCGCTAACTGACCTTGAACTTTATTCAATTCTTCTTGTAGCCTTGTTTGCTCTGCTACATTGCCCGACATTTTCGCATTCGCTATCTGATTTTGTAAATCCTTAATGCGAGGTATAAGCTTGGTTTCCGTTTCCGTATATTCATCTTGAGCAATTTTCGCATTCTTCAGAGCATCCTGATAAGCTACAACATCCCTTGCAAGGTCTTTCCAACCTAAATCACTTGTATTGCCAATCGAATTACGGATATTCTGCATAGCATCAACGATACTCTTCTGCTGGTCTGCACCCAAATTTTGGAACTTATCCGTACCTACGAACTTATCCAGATCTGCCAATAAAGGAACAAGCGCATCCTTCATAATGCCACCAACATTTCCGAAGACTTGATACCAGTCTATCTTCTGCATAATAGCACTAGCCTCAACCGAATCCGTCTCTTTCTTCTGCTCTTCTTTCAAAGACTTTATCTTCCATTGCTTGCTTGAGTCCGAATCCGTAGAGTTTTCAACCTCGCTAATCCTCTTAGCATAATCGGCAGCAATAGCTAACTTCTGCTCCTGGAATGTGCCATAAGTCTTCAGATAATCGTACATGCTTTGCGCTTCTTTAGCAAGTACATCCTCATTCTGCTTTACCGCCTTATCCCGAATTGCATTCATCTGATTAGCAACACTCATGCCTATGGTCATATTCATGCCATTGACCTTAACCGGATTACCCTTGCTATCCTTCATGGTTTCATTCAAAACCTCATTCTTATACTCTTCATCGGTTTTGCTCTGTTTCCACATATTAGCCTTACGACCCTTGCCGGAATTAACCCAAACAGCTTGGTCACGTTTTTTTCTAGCCTCAACCAATTTGTCTATACCTTCTTCTACCGCCTTTCTCTCCTTGTCGGCATTCTCGGTAATCTGAGCCAATTCCTTGCTATAACCCTCATTCATCGCATTGATGCGATTCTTGGTCATATCTTGGATAGCTTTCTCCGAATAGGATGAAATAGACTTGGAATAGTCCTCCTCAGCCTTTCGCTTATTACCAGCCTTTGTCTCAGCATCATTCCTAGCCTTTTCAGCATCCCTAGCCGCTTTCTCTCTTGCCTTCTTCTCCTTATCTATCTCCTTTTGGCTTTTCTTCGGCTTACTTTCGATGTTGTTACCTCTTGCTTGCATCATAGCCAATTCGTTTGCGACCTGTTCGTAAGTCTTATATTGACCTCCTACTTGAAGAACATCCCCTTTTTTGTGTCCATCAAGCCAATTCTTTCTCGCAGCCATACTCGCTTTCAACTGAGACTGAGACATATTCTTAATCCATGCAGGAAGTTCACTATCATCATAGTTAACCTTAATATCAAGATGCAACTTTCTACTGCACAACTTTATTGTCTCTTGGATTTCACTATTCAAATCCTTGAAGCTCTTCTTTGCATATTGATTTTTCAAAACTTGTTCCTCTTGCGCATAAGTCAACTTAGATGTGGCTTTTCTCGCACGTTCTGCGGCATTGACGCTATTATTTATAGAATCAACAGTACCATCCAACTCAACTCTGTTGCTAACAAGCCCATCAGTAAAGTCGTTTATGTCAGGAATCATCTGAGCCACCTCAGAACGGCTATGGTGCATATTTTCGAGATAAGTTCCTATTTTTACATTCAACTCCCCTTGTAATTGAGAATATTGAGCATTCAATGCATTGTACACCTTTAAATCTCCACCACAAGCATTCATCTCCTTTCGCAGTTCAGCTAACTTGTCTATGTCATCCTGACTTACGAGACTTCGAATAGTACCCATTTCTACATCAGACAACTTATCATCTATAGAATCTTTAAATGAGCTGAAAGATGAATCATTTGAAGAATTATAATTATCATAAGCCTCTTGTAATTGATTTGCACGCTCCATTTCAAGAGAACGCTTTTCTATTATACCGATAAGTTCTTCTTCATGCGCCTTTAACTCATCAGCTTGCTCGCTCATGCTTTGAGACTTCATTTTAGTCTCATCCAATTTTATCCCATATTCTTCATAAGCAGACTTCAATTCATTTATTGTGTCCTTATGGTCTTCTGCATTGCCGTTATTAAGAACCGCAAACAAGGAACGAACCTTATTGCTAGCCTCAGCAGCCTTATTTCCCATATCTTGTGTCTTCTTTGCGGTATCTTCCTCCTCGCTTCCAAACATCGCAAAAACGGATATTGCGGTTGTTACCAAAGTAACGATGGTAGTTAAAGGATTTGCAAGCATTGCAGCCCATAACTCCCTCATACTAACGGTAACGGCATTAGTAGCCCATGTTAACACATTTTGAGCTAAGACTAACCCCTTTGTGCCAACAGATAATATAGAGGTAACAAGGGAATTTCGTTCCTTTGCTCCTGTATTCACGTTCTCGGACGTTGTATTTACATTAGTAGCCGCAGTATTAGCTGTCTTTGAAGTCGAATTTGCCGTATTAGCAATAGTTTCCGAAGAAGTAGCATTTGCATTAGCACCTTTTGCGGTTGCATTGCTCGCTTCAGAAGTCGTATTAGCTTGTGTAGCAGTAGTTGCCGCCTCCGTAATACTAATCTTGCCATTTTCTATATCTATTCCTTGCTGAACAACATCACCAATTTCATCTGCCGCTGCTCCGGTCTCTTTATAGACCTCAGTTTCATACTCTTCGGCTTCTGCCAACTTCTCAGTTGTTGTTTGAAGTTCCTGTTGAATAGCCTTTCGCTTTGCGTTAGAACTTTCATATTCCTCACTTGCTTGCTGACGCTTTCGCATCAATTCTTCCAACTTCGCCTGTTCAGCCTCGTATTGAACTATTGAACTATTTTCATTATCCGAAAAAGAATCCGCATAGCCACCAAATGAAGTCGTATCAACCGCCCCATTATCATAGACCAATTCCTTTTCTTTCTGTTCTATGATTTGCTGCTGCTTTTTTATTTCCTCATCAAGCTGAGCAAGGACTACTCTCTTTTCACGAGCCTCATCCATCGCTTTGTCGTAACTCTCTTGCTGCAAATCTACTTTCTTCTGTAAGGCGTTAGTTTCCAAAAGAGCCTTACCATAAGCGGTTTCATTTGCCTTGGCTATTTTTTGTTTAAGGTCAGCCTCAGCCTTTGCTTGTTCCGCAGCCTTATTTGCAGCAGCAATGTCGGCTTCTTGCGATCTTTTTGCACGCAACTCTTCTTCTGCGGCTTCCTTGGCATTTACCGCATTTTGCCATTGGAGTTGTTCTTTCTCCGCAAGTCTTGTCTGCTCAACCAAGAGGTCACGCTTCAACTGGAGTTGTTTAGCCATTTCTTCACTAATCAACCCCTCAGATTTCGCTAATTCTATCTGCTTAGATATGCGTTTCTCCGTTTCATCATCACCGATATTTTCGGTATCGGACAAAGCATTCCCCAACTCATTATAACGGCTTGCCTTATAATCTTTTGTATCTTTTCCGTTAAGATGTCGGTAATCATTTTCCATTTCCTTGAACTGAGCCATTTTCTCATCAAGTCCCTTGGAAAGTTCCAAAGCCTCCATCTGTTCCTTAGCAGCAGATTGTTGCTGAGTGACAAGCATATCACGTTTAAGTTGCAATTGCTCTGCCATTTGTTTGGTTATGATTCCATCGGTCTGAGCCTCTTTGATTTTAAGAGACACAAGTTCCTCAGCCTTATCCGTACCCAACATATCTGTATTAGAAACAGCCTTATTCAAATCCGAAAGTCTTTGGCTCTTATATTCGGATGTATCTTTTCCGGTGTAGGAATGATACAATTCAGCTTCATCTTTGTACGCTTTTATCTTTTCGTCAAGATTACTTGCAATACTATCAAGTGTAGCTTTGTTTTGAGCTTTTTGGATGGATGCTGCCGCCATCAGACCTGCCTTATATGTGCCTACGGCTACCGCAGCCGAACCAATAACTTTAACGACCGCCTCCCAATTGTCAACCAAAGACGAAATCAAGTCTAAACCAGTACCAAATATTCCTTGCGACTTCTTGCCGAGTTCGTTAAACATCTGGTCAACGCTATCGCCAATGTTAGACCATTTTCCTTGCAAGGTTGTGGATTGCTTTTCCATCAGTCCACCAAACTTGCCGCCCTCTTCGGTCATGTTGATGATAGCTTTTTTCACCAAATCAGCTCCGACCTTTCCATCTGTAACCGCTTGCTGAACCTCTTGGGTTGTCTTGCCCATGATTTTACCAAGCTCCTCAGCCATCGGGATGCCTCTGCCCATAAACTGACGCAAGTCCATCGTGTACATGCGGCCTTGGCTCATTGTTGTACCATACAAATACACCAAATCGTTCAACGGAACGTTCAGACCTGCCGAAATATCTCCAAGATGAACAAGAATATCATTAACCTCATTTGCAGCCGTACCATAAGCCAACAACTGCTTTGCCCCATTTGTTATCGAACTCATGTCGAAAGGAGTCTTCGCAGCCGTTTGAACAAGTTGGTTCATCAATGCTCCTGCTCTCTGCTCACTACCAAGCATTGTAGTGAATGAAATTTCAAGCTGTTGGAATTGTGAACGAACATTAAAGATGTGTTCTGCCAATTGTTCAAACCCCAGGCCACCTACGAGGCTCATTGCTAATTGCTTTGCATCACCACCGAGACGATTAAATAAAGATGTTGCACCCTCACCAACAGTAGGAACTTTCTTCATTTCCTCAATCATTCCGGCAAAGGCATCAGTCATCACCTTCACGTTATCAGTAGTTGCATTCGAAGAACCTGAATAGCGGACATACTCAGCTTGCATGTTTTGCAATTCAGTTCTTGCTTGCTTTCCTAATCCCGCAAGATTCTCGTAACGCCTTTTCTCATCATTGAGTATAGTGGAATTTTCGCTTATATCACGATTAAGGATTGTTGAAGTGCCAATATCTAAGCCTCCTTTACGAAGTTTAGACTGCATCTTTGCAATCTCGGAAGAAAGTCTTTCAATCTTTCGCTTAGATGCGTCTGCTTGCAACTCGAAAGAATAAACCTCTCTTGTAAGATTCTGCATTTTCTTGGCATAATCACTACTCATCACCAAAGCATAGCGAGACATTGCGGAACTAAGCTCTGTCACCTTTTGCTTTTGCTCTGCATATTTGTCCGTAAGGTCTTGAACCACCTCCTTGTCTGTCGCCTTTGTTGTTTTCTGTAACTCACCACGCAATCTTTCAAGCTCTTGCTTGGCTTGCTTGATTTGGTCGAAATTCGCTTTGATGTTAAATTCTAGCTGTGCCATCCTTATATGTTTTTATTGGCAAAATTAGCTAATATTCAAAGGAGCAACGAAAGAATTAATGTGTGCTATTTCACAAAAGATTTAAGTGCAAAAATTAAGGTATAGATACTAAAAAAGCCTTCCACATTCACATGCAGAAGGCTCATTTCTTACTTATTTTCTTCTATATATAAAGACCATCAAATCACGACAGCCTGTAATTCCGTTGAAATTTTACCATTCATCAGACTCCGACTTTGCAAAAGAGCTTTTTAAAATATCATTTAAAATATAATTAATGCGGTCATTAATTGCATTATATAAACGTTCTTTCTTAGGATTCAACTTTCCGTTCTTAAAGTAGTTACTACAATCTCCGGCAAAACTATGAGGTAATTCCGTTGGAGCACCAGTTATAACTTTATTGACCACTGGTGCATTTACACGAAACTTTCCATCTTTGAAATTAAATGAATAGGTGCAAATCATATGTTTTCTTAAAGGAAGCCCCATTACTTTCTCATAATAAGCATCAGTAATAAATGCGCTCAATGTAACTTGCTCGTTTCCAAATTTTGTAATCTCATTTGTCTTAGAAGTATATTTTCTATCCAAATACGAAGATACTGCACGAAACAAACTATCCTGCGAATAACCATCCATAGGAATAACAACAAATTCCTTTTCGTCATCCGTTACAAACTTAAAGTTCGAATTAAAGTGAAACTTTACTTCTTGTGCTATTGATGACAATGTAATAAACATCATCATAATTGCCATAAATAAAAACTTCTTCATAATCACATATTTTTAATTATTGAACTTTGTAGGGAAGACCCCACGTTAATTAACACTTTCTAGTTTATCCAACACGACCCTAGCCTCAGCGATGGACGATGCGGAATACAACTCACCACCTTGTTTTATTAGGGCGATGAAATCACTAATAGCATCTTCTTTGTTCTGCTTATCAAACAATTCTGCTACAGGACAGCCTATAGCGTTTGCTATTTTTTCGATAGTTGATATACGCAAGTCGTTTTTCTCGCTAAGTAAACGAGAAACCGAAACTCTATTCATACCCATCCGGTCTGCTAGGTCTTGTTGCGTTACACCATATTTATTAAGAACATCTTTAAATCTCATAATACGTAATACGTTACATTGTTATTTTCTTGCAAAGATAAGAATAATCTTTGAAATGTAGCATATATACGTAAAAGTATTAACGTAGTTTAAAGAATAGTACGTTACAAATGAATATTTGTTAATTAACCTAAATACGTTACATTTTCTTTCTAAAATATTTGGCAGTGTAACGTAAATATGTTACCTTTGCATCGTGATTAAGAAACAAAGGTCACAAGAACATTATTAATTTAGTTGAGGTTGCACCTCCGAGTCGGCACTCGTAAAACGGTATAGCAATATGACTACTTCAATGATAAGAAGAAACTTGATTCAGAAGTTCGTTATGATAGAGTTCGTAAGCAACAGGATAAACACCCAAAAGGACGTTGATAGAATGTTGAATATGATAACAACTAAGCTCAATATGAACAACGATGAGGCCAAGAGCTTCTTGCGTGAGAGCATCGGACTTGCAAAGTAAGTAATTTAAGTTTAACGTTTAAAATTGAAAGATTATGGCTACTACATTTAAGAATATGATGAGAGAAGTGATGAATATGGCTCACAGAGCATTTCAGCTTAAGGGTGCTTACATGAGTTGGACAGAATGCTTGAAGCAAGCTTGGCAGGTAATCAAGCTGAAGGCTCGCATGAAGAAGCAGGTCGTTGAGTTCTATTTTCAGAAAATGAATGGTGAGATTCGTCAGGCTTTCGGCACATTGATGGATAGTCACATTGACTACACTCCAAACGGCAAGGGTTACGCTTGCAAGGACTGCACCAAGTATTGGGATGAGGTCAAGGGAGAATGGAGACAATTCAAGAACTACAACTTGATTAGAGTTGCTTAACAAGGTTATTAACGATTTAAAAAGAAACTAGATATGAGCGCAAAGATTATAGTGATGCAAGGCAACATGGTTGCTACCATCGAAGAGACGAACAAGGACGCATTTATCAAGCGTGGTGAGTATAAAGAGACCGATCTGGACAGACATAAGCGTGAGGTCGATTTCTTGATTACAAGCATCGCAAACCGCTACGAAGTGACATTCAATCACAAGGTAGAGCTGAAGGAAAGCCGGAGCATCAAGAAAAGCGAGTATTTCGATAACATCTACTACGTTACCGAGAATGCATTGAACAAGCTGAAAAAGCAATACTCATACGAGTGTGATTTGTAATAGATTTCGTGAGGCACACCGAAACAACTGCACATTATCTTTGAAGTTTAACTATTAAATTCCGTGAGCAATGGAAAGAAGAAGTAATGTGCAGCATCGTGCCGAAATAGTTGGTTGTGCTGGCGAGGACAGAAGTCCTCCAAAGTAAAACAAACGTTAATGTTTTAAACAAAACACTAAAGCGTTTGCAAGTTAAAGAAAATAGCATTAACTTTGCAGCCGAAAGTAATAATGGTTGTGAAGTAACGGACACGACTGACGAATAAAGAAGACATATTAAACAAATGGTTATAAGCTCCAAGCGTGGAGTCATATTTCGTCAAGCCCATTCCGTTACATTTGTGGGTAGGCGAAACAAGCCCTGTCCATCCTCTCTCACAACATGGTGGACGGGGCTTTCCTATTTGCAAGAAACCATACTTATAATATTTAAATTGTTTAATATGAAAGATTTTTTAGAAAAGAATTTGAATGATGCACCCATGCTGGGAGCATTCGTAAATCAAAGTGAGAAAATCAAGGTTGAAGGCTTTGAACTCATCAAGGTAGAAGAACGTGATGGTAAGCAAGCCATCAATGCAAGAGAGCTGCACCAAAAGTTGGGTAGCAAGTATCAATTTGCGAATTGGATTCAAGAGCGTATTGAAAAGTACGGATTCGTTGAAAATCAAGACTATGAGGTTTTTAAGGAAAATCTTAAAAACTCAAAAGGTGGCAGACCAAGCAAGGAGTACGCCCTATCTTTAGACATGGCGAAGGAGTTGTGTATGATTGAGAACAATGAGAAAGGTAGGATGATTCGCAAGTACTTCATTGAGGTTGAGAAAAAGGTAAGAATGCAGAGTGTTCCATCTTTGCCCGATTTCACCAATCCGGCTATAGCAGCAAGAGCTTGGGCTGACCAGTTCGAGAAGAACCAAGTGCTGACCTTGGAGAACAAGCAACAGAGAGAGGAACTTGCCAAGGCATCGCAGGAGATTGTCGGACTGAGCGCACAGATTACAACAATGAAGCCTAAGACTACTTACTTCGATGTGATGATGAAGAACAAGAGCACAAGCGTGATTACATCAATGGCTCAGGATTACGGAATGAGTCCGCAAGCATTCAACAAATTGTTGCATGAGCATGGTATCCAGCACAAGGTTTCTGACCAATGGGTCTTGTACCGCCAATATTTGGATAAGGGATATGTGAATAGCGAGCCAGTGACCATTACGCACAATGATGGAAAACAAACCATCAAATACAACACGAAATGGACTCAAAAAGGGCGTTTCTTTCTCTATGAGTTCCTAAAGGAGAAAGGTATCTTACCTTTGATTGAACGAAATAATAATGGTGAGACACACTAGGACAACTGTAAAAGCCCCAATCTCGTTAGAGGTTGAGGCTTTCTTTATTTTTACATTTACTTCTTATCTAACCCATCGGAGAACAAACACTTTTGCGCTAATTTTCAATGACTTGTATTTTTATTACAAAAGTATTGTTATTTTACATTTCGGCTTCATTATACTCATAATCCCAGAGGAATAACTTGCCTTTGACGTTTCTAATCGGCTTATCGAACAATTTAGCATTCTTCAAGAACCAATGATATTGGAAATCTTCAGCAAATGCATCCGGATAAGCCTCATGGAATTGAATATCATCCAACTCTACGCTGCCGATAATGGCTGACGTTGGCAAGTCTTTGAAGTCTGGAATAACAATACCATGCTCTTGGCAATATTTCTTCATTGCGCTCTCCTGCCATCCGTCAAGTTTTTCGGGTTTGGCTTGGCTAGCATGAACAAGGAAACGACCACGGAACTTTCTATTCCATGTTCTGTTCTCAATGGTCTTGCAGCCGATAGCGATTAACCAAGCATACGGCTGACGAATTGATAATACTTTCATAAGCTCATTGTTTTATTATTTGCATCCGCAAAGGTAACAAAAACCTTCGAGAAATACAAGGAAACTCTAATTTATTTTCATGTTTTCTAAAAATAATCTTGAAATAGCTTGCATCCTACAGACGGTAAGAGGTTAGAACCTCTTCCGTCTTTTCTTTCTGATTCTGTCCCAATCCGGTTTTAGCACATCCATCGTGGCGACCATCGCCTTGTACTTGTCGCCAAGTTCGCCCTCGTTCATAGATGAACGGAAAGTGTACATCTTGTATCGTTCATGCTCTGGCACATATAATCCCACCATCAAGGAACGGACTCCATCCACCTCCTGCTCCGGTGCTATCAATACAAGCCCCTCGTTCATGCTTTCCAACTTGAAAATCTTTGAGGTGACAACCTCATAATAGTCTAGTACATTCATATTCTTGTCTCCTATAATTAGTTTGTACGTTCAAACACTTCAATATACTGGATAGAGCTACAATCAATATATTTACGTGTAAACACTACTGTACTTCCACTTCCAATCATAAGTGTTCTGTTCTTTGTATTGCAATTGAAAGAGGTTTCACCACCAACACTATTGAAGTCGAAACTTATTTTTGCTCCACCTACCAAGTTGATACTTCCTCTAAGACCTTTGTCCTCGGCTTCGCCTAATATCACATTCACATGACCTGCATCCATATTCTCCTATAATTAATTGTTAAACACCTTCTCTAATAAAGATACGTATGATAGAGTCACTATCAATGTAATCTCTGTTTCCGTTCTCACCAAGTATAGTTATCAAATGCTTTTTTTTGTTATAAAGAACATCGGCAGTAAAATCAAATAACTTTGATTTGCTAAAGTTTGCATGAGTTAACTGCCCATTAGAGAGTGAAATTCCTGCAATGCAACCGCACTCCTTTGCATCATCTAAGATGTCTTTGATAATCTTAATATCCATAGTCTTATTACTTTACTTCTCGTTCTACAATATCAAAATTATCCCACGTCTCTCCTTCGCTGTCTGAGATATGAAAGAAAGAATCTGAGATATTGTATAGATAATCATCGCAATTCAAAACTCGCTTGTAATTCTCCAAAGTGTTCATTCCTTTGTGCCTTATCGCCTTTCTAGCCTTATCTCTGGTATCGAAGACTTCTGCATCAGTTTCTACAGCTTCACCTAATCCATGTTGGTATGAAGAAATTACTACATATACTTTCATAGCTTAAACTCCTTATTTATTACGCAACCTTAGATAATGTTTCTTCATCAATCTCAATCCATTGGCAAGCATCCTTGCGGAAAAATACCTTGCTAGGGATAATCTTGCCATCAACCTCCAAGCTATCGCCATTGCACTTGAAAGTATGGTTCTTTGTCAATGGTACAAGAAGGTACGTTTTGCCCTCTCTTTTGCGTTCTACAAGCGTTTTGTCCGTCCCAAGGATAATTGATACCCTTTCTTCCTTATCGTCCTTTAAAACGCCTATTTTGTCTGTGTGCTCGATATAGAGCACATTCAAGAAATTCTCATCCATTTTCTTACTCCTCCCATCGAAAAGCGTTAGTGTCTTTTACAACCTTCTTGCTGTCTTCGTCCCACATATAACCATCCGTAAACCATTTAGGGGCTTTACCATTGATTACTCGTTTTGCATCGGCTATGCTAGCATAGTCTGGTTCAACAACATTATCAATGCGAACGGCAACCTGACCGAATACGTCCTCCACCTTGGTAATATGATGCCCTTTGTAGAACACTTCTTTCAAACACTTAGCAATTGTCTCCATATCTCAAATACTTTAAAAGTCCTAAACTAAAGGGGTGTTTAAAGGCACACCCCCTATTAAGCCTCGCCAAACACCTTAGAACGTGAATATATCTTTATGCAACTCGCAAGAAGTTGTAAGCCTTGAATTGTCTCCATGCGCCCTTTGCTTCATCCCAATAGCGGATGCAATCTCTTGATGCTGCATGCCCTGTACCATTTGGAGTATAGTCAATGTGGCTCTGAAGGAGAGTACCAAAGGCTTGTCTTACCTCACCATTCATCTTCATAAAGAAGAACTCTACTACCTTGGTCTTCATCGCTGCCTCAAGCTTTACGACCTGCCAAGCCTGTTTCAAGCACTCAACCCAAGACATTGAACTTGATTTCAACTGATAGGCTCTATGTGCCAACTGCATTACCTTTCTCATCTTGTTCTTAATTGAAGTTGTCATATCCTCAAACCGTTTTACGAGTGCCGACTCGGCTGCATAGCAGCAATTAATAGTTAAACTTTAAAGCCTTTATCTCTTAAAGACATTGCAAAGATACGATTTTATCTTATATCCTCCAAATATTTTTGCCAAAAACTTACGATTTAATCTAATATTTAACGCTTATTTATAATAAGTGGTCGTATTTTTACAGATTTTAATACATTTATATCGTATAATTGTGTATCTTTGCACACAAAAACATTAGATAGTATCGTATATGAATTACAAGAAAAGTAACGTGCCTCTATATATTAAAGAGGTAATGAAAGAAAAAGGCATCATGTCAAAGACCTTACAAGAGGCTCTTGGTATGGCTCAAACATCGGTATCATACATTATTAATAATAAAGCGAACCCATCGTTTGATACATTGGTACGTATTGCCGAAATCCTAGATGTGCCAATTTGGAGGCTATTCTACAAGGAGACACCAAAGGAGCTACAACCAGAGCAGCCATCCATTCCGCAATCTCCGGCTATCATCTGCCCTCATTGTGGCAAGCCTATCGAGCTGGAGATTAAGGCAAAGGAGGGGAAATGATATTCCTCTCCTTTAACACTTCTATTCCTTCTCCTTCAAAAAGCCTATACCTGCATGAACATTACCCAACTTATACCAAGACTGGCTTAAAGTCATAACATAACTACTGAAGGATTTTTCCCCAATATCAAGGGTGAAGTCTTCATCTACATCAGCCTCTCCATGTCTTACGTACCCCTTATTCGGGGTGTATAGCAATCTATGATATGAGCCGTTCTCACAAATATAAAGTCCGCTATTACGCCAATCGGAACTCCAAAATTCCGGTTTATTCACGTAACAAAGCATTACATCACCATCGTAAATAGGAATACTATGACTTCGCTCATCCTTTTCTCCAACAAACTTTTCGCTGTCAACATTGTCAGACTGACGGATAACAGATACGATGGAGTAACCATTTCCAATAAAGTCCGCTATATCAACATATGTTCTTTGCTCTCTAAGGTCAAATTCCTGTTGGCTTCTCACTCCATCTTTCTCAAAGATTACAAGTATTCTTGTGTACTTATCACCAAAATTGACCATACTTAGAATCAAGCCGTTGTTCATGTAAGACGCATAAGCTTCTTTGGCTAGTGTTAATACACGCTCTAGATATTCCAATGGCTTGTATCTAACTAACCAAGACTGACCTTTTTGCATCTTTTGCAAGTACGAATACATGTTCATCGCCTCGCATTCATCTATTCCATGCTTCTTGCAGACCAACTTGAACTTATCCGGATAAACACTAGTTACAAGTCTATCCAATTCGTCCATAGCTTGCATGGCTTTCAAATAATCATTTGCTTCCATTTTACTAATCTTTAAGTTTCTCAATTATATAACCACGACCTGTATAGGTACAAGACAAGCCGATATACACTAGCTGATGTAAAAGCCACAATTCTTCAGAGAACGGCAGTCTATCACACTTCACAAACTCATCTTCATCCTCAAAATCAGATGCCTTTTCCAATATTTCTTCCTTTGTCATTATCTTTAAATTTGTGCCCGAAAGCTGTTAATCCGCATCTTTTATTTTTTGTAATGTGTCAAGTATCACATTTGCAATCTCAAACCTACCGACATTTGGATTCTGTGGGACACTATAGCACAGAGCTTTTAAAAGCTCAAAACATTGATTCTCATTTAATAGCATACGCTTACTTCTTTTGATTAAAATACTTTTCCAACTCTCGAAGAATGAACAGCCCTCCTATCTTGAAAGACTGCTCTATCACCACTCGATGCTCCTTAAATACGTTTTGACTTCTTGCAAACCGAAACGCTTCATTCTCTAGCATAAGCACAAACTTATTAAATTCTGCATCGGTCATTTGCATTCACCTCCTTCCTTTGAGAATAAATCATCAATATAGAGCCACCCGTCTATAGGCATATTCTCAACAAATCCTTTCCAAGACTTGAATTCTTTGACTTGGGCTAATGAATAATAGTTGCCTACACTATAGTGCAGCAATGTCCATTCATCATATCCTTCTGGCTCTTTATTTGTTTGATGCCACAAGTCCTTCAAGAATTCATTGATAGCCCAGCGAGCACCTTCCATGAAACTATCAGAAGCAGTAGGCTATTCGTGGTTACTACTGAGCCATCTACTGTGTTGCATTGCTGCTTCTTTTACTTTCTTATCGTCTATCATAACTATTGTTGTATTAAAAATGTAAATATGAACGTTCAAGAAAACTAAGTAAAACAGCATGTTCTTTATATGCGAAAGAATCTGTTCTTCCCATTCTCTCAAAGCGTTGCATTTGCCTTTTACAATGCTCTATAAGTTCTTTCTTAAAAGCTTCGTCCATAACTTACCTCCACATCTTTAGTTGTACCTAACAATGATTCGTTGCCTTCGTAAGGGATACAGAACTCCCATCTACCATTAACACATACATAGTCATGATATTCATCTGTCTTATCTGTATGGCTAAATATATTTGCACGCCATTCCTCAGTTTTTTGATGTCTAACCAACACATTATCGAATGGTTTCAGCTCTACCTTTGGCTTCAAATCCACAATCTGTTTCTTCTCAGCATCCCAAGCCTTGCCTTCTTTGGCTAGAGCATCAAAGAGTTGCTGCTTCTCGGAGTCAGTGGCAAAATTCATTTTGCCCTCAAAAAATGTCCACGCACGAGGCAATGTAGTATAACAATCCATTACACCTGTATTATTTGTTTGGATTGCATGGAAAGCGTAATAATAGAAAGAACCTTCAGTTTTCAGTCTACTAAAAATGGAAACTATATCACAGTTTTCCTTATGCATAGTTACTATATCCCCATCCTTGAACTCTGGCTGAGCCTTCTCAATATCCAAAGTTTCAAGGTTTAGTATACCACCTAATTTTCTTTCAATCTCTCTGACATATCCATAGGCAATATTGTTATCTAACTTGTCAAACTTAGCTGTTTCTGCATTTGATACGTCTTCGTAACCATCCCTGCTATTAGAATAGCATCCGTTGAACATTGTATAATCATCAGATGCCCATTCTTTGAAAATGCACTGAAATCCACAACTATTGATAAGCAAATCGCCCTTCTTCCAAGAGAATTTTTCCCAATCACGCATTGATTTGCTAGGATAGATGCATAAAACTCCTTCCTTGTACAATTTACCGTCTTTATCGAACCATGGCTCTTTATTATGATGCTTAACTTGAAAAGCATCACATGCATCAGTAACGACATATAACGTAACACTTCCAAACATATCAGTCCAGAGTTTCGTACCTTCTGGCTTATTCTTGAGGATTTCCGCTATATTAATCTTTTTTTCCATGTCTGTCTTTTTTATATTCATTTATTCTTCACTAAAATATTTCTTAACAAACGCTCGTTCGGTGAGCCATTTTCCAAACCCCACTCTAAAGTAACGCTTTGATTTACCTTTCGCAAACCCATATTCATCACGAGGTGTGTTAACACTTAGGTGTATCTTAGGAACATGGTTCACCGATACGTATGCAGTTATATATTCATCCGAGAATGCCAAATGCTGAACTTCACGGAACTTTACATTCTTAAAAAACATTTCCTTCATAAGCCTTAGTCCTTATAGATTGCATCAAGAATGCTTCTGAAATTCGGATTATCAATAACGGCTTGGGCATCTTCTTTGTTCTTGAAGTAAATAGCACCTTCGTTATAATTACCACAAGAAGTAATACCATATTCGCTGGTTCGCATGATATTATGCTTATATTCTTGAGAATTCCAGTCCGGTTTCCAATCTCCATTATAGTACTTAGCTATAGTCATTAACCTAGCTAATGCGATTATCTTTCCAGCAATCATTTCAGGAACTTTTATATCGGCAGGACAAACACCTTTACCAGCTAAAGCAGATAAAACATCCGCATAGCTGATTTCCTTCTTCTTAAATGCTATAATGCCAGCTTTCAAATCACTTTTTTCAACGTCCACTTCCATTCCTTTAGGAATATCTATGACTAACTTATTATCTAGCATTTCCATTTTTCTTATGTTTCATTTCCAAAATATATTTTTTATTCACAACCAACTCGAAGAACTTATATTTAGCATGCATGTAGTTGCGACCTAAATCAACTCCACCGACAAATTCTTCTCTATACCAAGAGATTGCCGTATATTTTACAATATCATGCTCTTCCGGATGATTCACACGACCATTCCACACATCTGTGCGAACCAGATCGCAATACCCATCAGGTAATTTGGCACGTATCATCCTCGTATTCTCCGCATTAATATAGACGTTTTTGTATTCCAAATCTACGCCTAAAATTTCCTGATTAAGCTTTGCTACATCCATATCTCAATAATATTAAAGCACTACGTTGAAGATCCCTCGGTTTGAACGGATTCTTCTCCAGTATTTTATTCACATCATTTCGTATCTTGCGACTTTCCCACTTCTTTGTTAGACGCATAGCCTTTAACAAACGATGGTCTCCAGCTAGCTTTCCTGCATCCTTCTTGCCACAATAATAGCCTTGCCTATATGCCCAATATCTAGTCTTATAGACTTGCTTCATTATCTTCTTAGCTTGTCTTATTTTCATATCAACCTCACTTTCTATGGAAAAACGTTCCATGACACCAATCGCTGCTTTCAACATACTCATGTAGTTTAGTACATCTTCCTGCGAACATACCATTGAAATGTTTACAACGACCGCATTCCTTTGAAGTTCTCAAAATTGAACGAAACAAACTAACGTTAGCACTCGGCATATTTACCTTATTCCATCTGATAGTTGCTTTCTGATAGAGATTCTTTAATCTAGGAATGAATCTACTCTCTTTCTTGAATGTATATTTTGAATCGAAGTAACGTGTGTCCGTTCCTTTCGCCATCATATTCAAGATTTTCTTAGCTTGTCTTATCTTCATATACTACTTGTTTTTATAAATTTCACATGTCCCCTCATAAATAGTGTTATTACTATAAATGTCATTATATTGCGAAATGGAAACCAATTCGTTTGCCTTCATTCCCTTAAGAATTTCATCGTACACACTTTCTATTGCTCTTCTCTTCAATTGCTCCATGCCAGATTTGTCACGGCAATAGTATTGCATTTCTATATTCGACATTATAACTCTTTGACGAAGCTTAACGACTTGTGGCTTTATATATCTAACCTCTATCTTTGGTTTGATGCCTAGTTTGTCAGCTAGCCATTGTTTCCATTTCGGTTTTACATCTTCTCCATCCAAGCAAACAAGAAAGATGTAAATTAGACTAACACCTATATATAAAATTACAATTTCCATATGCTACTTATTTTTATCTCCAAATAATACGTGTCTTCGATAAGGGAAGAAATAGCAACGTTCTCCTGGACACCACCAACTAGGAGCGTTCTTCATACATCTACGACATAACGCTATATTCTTCTCAGCTTTTATGTTGTCACGTTCAAACTTTCTTCGTTCTCTTCTTGAAAGAGGAGGATAAGGATAAGTTTCTTCCTTAAACTTCTTAGCAGCTAAAGCATTCAGTTTTTGAACTACTATTTCTAATATCTTTTCTATCATACGCTACTTCTCCTTATCGAATTTTGACCTCAAGATTACTATTCTATGATACCTTGCTACAAATGTTCCAAATGGAATATCAAAACAACACTTCACTCCATTAAGGAACTTGCAATCAAGCATTTTCATCTTATCATTCCATACCACCTCTATAACACTTTTTGTTTCAATGTTAGAGATAATATCTCCAACATAAATATTGTCTCCGTTCATATCTTTCTCTCCTGTGAACTGGCAGACGGTAGAAGGGTCAACCTGATGTGCCTCGTTTCTATTAAGCATTGATTCCCTCTGCCTATCCTCGATGATGTAAGTGTTACCGCATTCAACATAGAAGTAACCTTCTATCCAAGTGTTATTGTCAAGACGCTTGGCCTTGAATTTGATATTTTCTAATTTCATACGCTATAATCATTTAATTCCCTTACATTGTTTAATAACCGCCTCATTGAAAGACAAATTATAAGCATGAGTATCTGTAATACCTTCAGCCTCTTTATATTTGTCAAGAATAGAATCTCTTATTCCGTCAATATAAGGCTTATCTATAAGCTTGAACATAATTACATTAGTCCAATCATCAATTCTCCTGTTTGGATTATCAATCTCGTCTTTATACCAACCAGATTTTCGCCCACTATCTTTATGTGGAACACGATATTCTGCTACCATTGGTATTGCGATAAATCCATCATACTCCATAGTAAGAACCATTACCCAATCAAGCTCAATTCCAAGTTTTTTCATCTTGAAATACTCTTTAATGGGCAACCATCCTTCTAACTTCATTCGTTCAATAAACAAGTTAGCTACTCCTGCTCCTATAAATTCTTCGTGCATACTTTTCATTTTTTATTTAATTTATGAGCAGTACTATTAGTATGCTCTATATGTTCATTATTACAACAATATGGATAGAAATATTTATCTGCTCCATACATAAGTTCTTCTATAATATTATCGTCACTATCATTGCACTTAGAATCAATAGTAACTCTAATATTTACTTCGAATATTCTTGCCATAACTATTCTTCTTTAAGTTCTAACTCTTGCTTGATTAGTTTTAGAAAACTTCTAGCGTGAACTACAAGAACTTTCTTATTTCCTGCGTTCATCATTCTAGTATAGTTTTCAATCATATCATCAATAATTGTTAGTGCCGATACTTTACTCATATTTTTTCATATTTAAATCTTTAAGTCTATCCTTATAGAAGGCAGGAACTCTACTAATCTGCCACCAAGAATAGCATTCGTCACTCCAAGGTTCAATCCACACTGGTTCTTTTGTGTCTTTATCTTGGCAGTATACAATTCCACGTACTTCATCATTAAGCAAGAAAGCCTCTACATCAAAATCCAAATCGTCTAATGTTGCATAAGTCTTGCAATACTCATTACGTTCCATAGTGCCTTCCCTTACGAACAACTCAAAATCATTGAATAAATCTATTTTTAGTATCTCTAAGTTATTGCTTTTAACAATATCTAGAAGAGACTTTTTGACGTTCATTTTGCTCATTTCCTATCCCTCTTTTTATAGTCATTGCAATCCATAGGAATATGGTCTGCTAACTCTTGCCAATAACACCTATTATCATAATAACAAGTTTGACATTTATGAATCTTTTCATTCATTACTTATTCTCCTTTAAGTTCGACAGGCTCATCTTTCCAAGACAATTCTTTTCCGATGAGCTTCTTAATGCTTCCTTTAGGAAGGTAACAGCAACCGGTATTTGCGTACCTCTGCCCATATAAATATAAGACAGAGCAAATCCATAATGTATTACTTTCATTTCTGCAAGGTTTTTCTGCAAAAATATGTTCACAGCCACCTTTATCTACTGCTAACCATGACATAACTAATACTATATTTTTTTAATTAATAAATTACTTTTCTTATCAAATGGTTTATAACCACTACGGAGATACCAATCTAGAACAAATCTATCAGATTCATCTTTAACAAATTCCAATCCGATTGTCTTCACTCCATTTAACTTAGCCTGTTGTTCTGCGAGTTGTAACAGGCGTTGTGCAACACCATTTCTTCTATAAACAACATCAACCCAAAGAGCGTATATTAGAGCATCAGCCTTGCCGAAAATATCACTAACATATAATGGAATAGATATTTGAACAGAGCCATGATTTTCTTCATCAGTTATTAAAATTCTGATTTCATCCTTCCATGTCTGTTTTTGCATCATATTCTATCCTCCAACTCTTTAAGTGCCAAGACTAACTCATTTTGAATATGAATTGCCATACCTTCACTCAATTTTATTCTTTTTGAGCCAATCATCTTGGAAACATTATTGATATGAATTATCGCTTTTTCTTTACTCATTGCTTATCCTCCTTTACCTTTTTAAGATAAAATTCTCTCCAATCTTCAAAAGTCCAATCTCTTGTGTTATGAGTAAGACTGAAAACTTCCGTATCTTTCTCTAACTGGAGTAACAGCCAAGCGTAATCTTCATATCGCTGTCTTAGCAATCTCTTGCGACACCATCTTACATGCTTGTATAACTTATAATCAGCGGTTGCAGCATCAAAGATTATTTTACCTATTATTGCTAACAGATAAGCAGATATAACACCTAATGCAATCCAACCTAATATTGTAATTACTAAATCCATATTCTCTTCTTTTTTTTACCCTCCTTAGTAATTGATAATTTTCTGTGTTTTACGAACCTTGGCAAAGAACCCACTAATCTGTTCTTTTGTCGCAACACCTTTAATGTGACACTTCATCCAATTGCCAATACCATTGGATTTCTGAATCATTCCATCAGAATCCTCACCAATTATCACACCATATCCATCAGCGTTAACAAAGCCATCATGGATAAACACTTTACCATCACTAGCAACTAAGATAGTACCTGCTTTATATTCACTTAATCTCATATTCTTTTCTTTTTACCCTCTCCCTTTTACAGGAGAGGGTGGTTAGTTACTCTATTTCATATTTATTGCTTATACAAGCATTTATAGCTTTTATTGCAATATCAATAGCTTCTGCTTCATATTCATTAAGACACATCATTCCTCTTAAAAATACTTTTGCTTGTTTATAATTTATTTTCATATTACTTATATTTATATCCTTTTCAGGATGGTTAATCTTCTACAATAAACCCATTTTCAGTGCAAGTGTCAATAGCTCTAATTGCTATCCAAATCGCTTGCTTCTGCTCATCGTCTGTAAGATTACTTCTAATCTCACACAACTTTCTTTTAGTTTCTGTTGCTTTCATACTTCTATCTATTTATGCCAGAAGGCGTTAAACATCAATCTGATTTGCACACTCTTCTGTTTCATCAGGAACAGATAACTCATCCCACATATCACACTTACCTTTATCATTGTAGATACAAGGTCTGTGACATATTCCTCTAATATCTTCTCTTAACATATCTACACCTCCATTAATGTTTGTATAGCCATACAAGTTAAGCATAAGCCTATCACGAAAATAAGCAGTCCGATATGAGCATGCCATAAATCTCTGCAAATTCTTATGCCTACATACATAAATGCTATGCCTATAGCTATGAATATTATTGATAATGCTGCTAACATACCTACACCTCCATTTTGTGTTTAAGTCCTAGACCGAAGAGAAGGTTCTGTAGTTGATGTACAAACACCAACTTTTCTATTAGATTTTGGTTCCCACACCTTAGTGTCCAACCATAGCTTTTACCTATTAATCTAAAAAAGAGAGTTTCACTCACCTTTTTGTAATACACAAGTCCATACCTCTCTTTATCCCACCCATTCTTTTCTAGAATCTCAGGAGTGAGAGGAATCGGTAAAATATCTCTGTCTGCAACAAAAGCTGTTTTTGTACTATTAGTTGAAATCAAAGCATAACATATCTTGTTATGAAGAAAGTTTTCTTCAAAATTAACAATAGTATAAGTATTGGTTGAAAACTTTACCAAATCTCCTTGAATGTATTCTAACTTATCCATACGTTTTACTCTTTATCAATATTAAACCCAAATTCGCCATTCTCATTCTTTTCAAGAAGGCTCATTATCTTTGAGAACAACTTGACATTAAAAGGGCAGTATGTTGTTACTTCATACTCACCTTTTGCAACCTTTCTCATTCTATAAGACTGGCTTTTGATCTCCTTCTTCTGCTTTCTGTTCTTCGGCTTCACTCTTATTGTTGACTTAACGTACATCACTTCGTCTTTATTAGATAAACCTACAACAAGAATAGTTTTTCCACACGTAGCCGTTACCTCTTTAGTTAATCCACCCATACGCTTTACTTTTTACGATGATTAAACTTCTTAATAGCATCTTTCTTAGAAGCTGCCATAATCTTAACTCCCTTGATAACGAACTCATGCTGCTCCTTTGGCTGACACTTCTGTTTGTCGGATGGAATGTTGCCATTTGGTGTATCAAGTCTAGGACTTGGGCTTCCAAACGGATACTCACTAGCATAAGCCGTGATAGCAGTATACATCAAAGCCAAATTCATTAATTTTCTGCTCATACGCTTTACTCCTTAACTTCTTTAAAAATTACATTTTTATGGTCTGAGCGTTCTTTGATGCTACAAGGGTATAGCTGCCATACTTCACAAAACTTCTTACTATCAAAGAAGCACCCTTTGCAAGATTCTTTATCAGTCTCAGTAACTTCAAGAGTTACTCTTTCTCCAACTTCAAACTCTTTCATAATCAAAACGCTATTCTATAGTCCTTTCCTCTCAAAGTAGGTCTCTTTTTGAGGATGAACTTTGTTAAATCTTCAAAATCTATCGGGAAGAGCGCACAATATTTATACTTCAATGTGCAGACAAATCTTCCGTTGAGCATAACATCAAAGACAAATGTTTTCATTGTTCACCTCCTTCCTGCTTTGGCAGTATATCAGATAAATAAGCCCATTTGATGATTTGGCATCTGCTAATCGAATGTCTCCAAGATTCCTCATTCCAAAGAATGGATTCTTTAAATTGTAGATAAGCATCGTTATCAAAACCAAGGGTAATAATATCGCTCTTGCTTTTATCTGGCTCTTCTGCATTTGGATGCCATAAATTCTTCAGAAACTCATTGATAGCCCACTTAGCACCTTCTTTGAAGCTATCTTTGCCTCTAAGACAAATCATTTCTTCCTCAACCTTGCCACTATTGTATCTAGCATACTCTGTCTCAATATGCTTATTAGCAGCAGCTTCTATTTTCTTATCGTCAAAAAACATTTTATTAAGCTTCATAACCATTATTACGTAGTTCTTCAATTAAAATCTTAACATCTTCTATAGATTCTCTTGCAAGAGTTCGTAGATGAGTTCTGCGAACTGCTTCAGGGCAAGCGCATCTATTATCATGTTCATAATCTTCCCCTCGTTGTTTTACTTTATCTCTAAACAACTCGGCAGATTTCTCATACAAAAAATCTAATTCTATTTCAGATAATTTCATAATCAAACCTCCTCTTTAAATTCGGACTAACACTACAAGCCTTTATTTCGATTATCGAAAACATGCTCACCAAAAATCTTCTTAAGTACTTTCATATACCTAATCTTTTATATCTTTAATATAACACCACTTTGTGATGTTGTTTCTCCTTACATAATCTTTCCAATAAACAAAAGAGTAAAGATAATCAGCTTCGTACTTAATACCTCCATCGTCTCCATCATACCATTCTGTAAGAATCCATTCTTCGTAGTTTGGAGCTTCTTTTGCAGAGTACCATTTAGTCATTGTTCACCTCCTTCCTTATCATAAAGTAATCTTCTTCAACTTTATTATGTAAGTAGTATAAAAGTTTTAACTTTGTGAGTTTTTCTAACTTTCTTACTACATATTTTATAGTATTAGGACTTATATAACCGTCAGTCCAACCTCTTTTCAAAAGCCATTTAGTACTCTCCTTGTAGAATAACTTCTTGCATTTTCGTTTATTCATTTTCAGTCTCCTTCACATAAAGTTTCGTTAACCTCGTCAGTGTATGTATGAGTAACCGGATTGTACTCGGAATGGGTCGCATCTACCCTACCTTTCCGATTAGTGAAATAGATAGCATTTCCATTGTCATAAAACCTGTACACTGTTATACTATCAACAACAAACAATTTCTCGACCTTGAATTTGTCAACAGAATCCGAGATTTGTACTCTTGTACCCTTACCTTTACAACCTACCAAAATGGCGGCAACGGCTATTATCATAATTACCTTTTTCATATCAACTTCTTTTCTTCTTGAAGAATACGTCATTCATCGTACCCTAATATACTAAAGAACTCATCCATTTTTGGATTTAGATTGTTTGCCATTAACATATATGCCGGAACGGAGCGACCGATATTGCACTCTAACTTCAATGCATGTATCATTACTGAAGCTTGATGGCTTGAAATCTTAACCCTATCCAATCTGGAAAGTATTTCGCTCTGCGAATCTGCATTACGAAACACTTTCTTGATAAGAGTTTCTATGTACTTACGCTGCTTGTCCGTCATTGCTCTTATTGTGCTCAAGAGACTCAACCAAAGCCTTCAGACCATTGAAAGTAGCATCCACCAACTCCTTGCTATCGGAAGCATCAAAATACCAATTTCCAATAATCTTGCTATTATTTTCAGCAAACATCGTAATACTCGTATGAGTATTTGAAGACGACATCTGGATAGACTCCTTTGTTCTACCCATGAGGCTGGCAATCTTTGCCAACACCTCTACATATACATTATTCTTTTCCACTTTCTTCTTACAGTTTTTATGGTGTGTCTCACCTTTTTAAAATTAGTAACCTTGTTTCTTAATTACATTGCAAAGATACAAAGAATATCTGAAATATGCAAACTTTTTAATGTGTTTCTTTTATTCTTTAATATATCATAACACATAACACCAATAATTTACTGACGTTAACACAAAAATCCCCACCACTACATTATTATATATAGTGATGGGGCAAACATTTAAAACAAAATAGCATTATGGATTTCTACGATTACTATCAAACTAAATCGTCCACATAAGCCCATTTATAGATGGCGTTTGATTTCGTGAACCTATTCCACCATTCCTCGCCTAAGAAATTCAGATGCTTGAAACGCTTGCGAACCTTGGTCAGACCGACAATGCGTCTGTTGTACTCCGGCAATTCTTCAACCGAATGCCAAGCACCTTCCTTTTGATATTTCATTCCCAACTCCAAGGCTTGCTTGGCTATCTGCCTTGCACCTTGACTAAAGTCTATCTTATCAATCAACATTTCTAAGTCCATAATCAAATAACTTTTATGTTTACTTTGTCTTCAAAAAACGCTTCTAGCACTTCCTTGGCTTTTGTATCTGCTTCATCCAAGTCTTTGCATTTGACTACTTGAACACCATAACCTATAGGGTTACGCAATTCATAACTGCCTTCAGCCTTAACCAACCGGAGGAAAATATCTCCACCTTTAAAGCGGTACGAATATCCTTCTGTTGCCTCGTTCCATTGTCTAACTATGTTCCTCACCGCCATAATATCTTTTCACTTTTTCCAATGTAGCACTAGCACCCTCAATGTAGGCTGCGATAATGACATTTCTATATAGCTCACTATTTTCCTTATCAATTCCTACCAAGCCTTCTGTTGATTTCAAAGGCTCAATTGTAAATTTATAAGCCTCCTCTACTATCCAGCTAGGAAATCCATTTGAAATCAAATTCTCACAATACTCATTCATAATTTAACCTTTTAAAATTAGTGGATGACAAGGGATTTAAACCCTTGTTGGTGTCAACACCTCCCCAGTGACCTGGTTTGACATACTCCCTCGCTACTTGCAAGGAATTGTTGGGTGACTAACGTGGCTGCACCCTTGCGATTGCTCGGACGGCTTACTACCACTACCCAATTCGGCAATGCCCTGCCGAAGTATATTCTCAGCTGCAAAGAGGTCTCTAGGATGAACTGCACCACAAATAGGACAAGTCCAAACCCTATCACTCAATGACAGCTTATCATTCTTATAACCACAAGTACAAAGGCGGCTCGAAGGGAAGAATCGGTCAATCTTATGAACCTGAACGCCATATTTTTTCGCAACGTGTTCCAACTTCAAGACAAAATCACCATGAGCCAAGTCAGACATCTTGCGTCCCCAATTACGCTTCATTCCCTCCAAGTTCAAATCCTCCAAGCAAATCAAGTCATAACGCTTGCACAACTCATGCGCCATCTTCCACTGGAAATCGGAACGCTTGTTCACGATGTTTTGATACAATCGCTCCAACTCCAGCTTCTTGCGCTTGCGGTTATTGCTGCCCTTCTTGCACTTCGAGAGGTTGCGAGACCTGCGTCTAAGCTCCAACAAGTCAGTTTTAAGGAACTGAGGATTATCAATCTCACGCCCATCGCTCAAAGTCATGTACTTCTTCAATCCAAAGTCGATGCCCACGGATGCACCATCATGTGACTTTCCGTAAGACTCGGCTTGCTTGTCTAAGCAAAGGACGATAAAGTACTCGCCCAACTTGTTTCGCTTGACCGACACCCTCTTGACCTTGCCATCGTAGGGACGGCTCAGAGAGAACTTAAATGACTTCTTTATCTTGTTTATCACAAACTCGTTTCCACTAAGGGAATAGCCATTTTGTTGAAAGGCAAATGAACCAAATTCTATTGCTTTCTTAAATTTTGGTGGACGCTTCGCATCATGCTTGAAGAAACGCTTGTAAGATATATCCAATCTATCCAACACCTCCCTAACAGTTTGACAATTAAGCAATGTTGGTTTATAACACTTAGAGAAATGCTTATACATAGTAAATCTTGGAATGTACTTGTGATACAGCTTATAGTATCTCTTCTGCAAGGCAAGAGCGTGATTCCAAACATAGCAAGCCTCACGGAGCATCTTATCCAAATGCTTCGTCTTCTTCGTCCGATATAGCTTGTACTTGTATGAAATCATATTCTTAAATTTTAACCAGTTTTTGAAAGGTGTGTCTCACCGAAATTCACTTGCAAAGATACGAAATTTCTTTCATATATGCAAGGAAATCGGCAAGAACTTTCACCTGTTTTATAATTAAAGTGCCAATGGTTGTCGGCAAATTTTAAGTGTTCACATCTTACGATGCGGTATTAACTATCTCCCTGCCCAAGGGAACAACCATTAGCGATAGGCTATTTGTAGTTATGAAACTTCAAAATAAAGCCGTGTGACTCCTAAGTTTACAATCCCGCCCCCACGCTGGGCATCACACGGCTTTGACACGTGGGTATTTGGTCGATTATGGAAATCCTACCTCGTCTTTCTTATATCATTCCGCTGCCATCCTGCCGCCCAGTCTACCGGAGCTGCATTACAGCAGTGAAAAGATGTATTCACATTATACAAAGCTGCTCTGAACTCATCCAATTCTTCTGCCGTGAACGGACAATCCTTGTGTACTCGCCTAGTCATAATTTCACTACATTATAACCAAGCCGACTTGCAAGATCAAGGAACACGTTAAAGTCTTCTTGTGCAAGTTCTGTTCCTGACACCACTCCATTCTCCATAGTGAAGTAACGCTTGTATTGTAAAGCGTATCCTCCAAGCAATAAGTTCCTTTCATTTCTTCATTCTAATCAATAGTAAACAACCTTTCAATAGGTCTCTTTGTAATATTCGGGTTAAGGGAATTGGTTACTTCCTTTTCCCAAACACATCTGAACTCTTGGGGCATCTGGTATTCGCTGATAAATACCTTATGACCTCTTCTAGCCATTTCCATGCACCATATATAGAAACTTTCGTAATCGAAGTTCTTTGACACATCGTACTTTTTCGCATCTTTGTAAGGTATATCGCTATACACGATACTCCTATCCGGTATCACAAGTTCATCATAACTGCCGCTATAAAACTCGACACCTTTGAGAAGAGGCACATCACGCATTGTATTTTCTATCTGCTCCCTTATGTAATCTCTTGCCTTTCCGTTCTTGCCGACAACATTATGTCCGCTATAGCCACCATCAAAGAAACGTCCATTAAAGCTCGCCATAAAGCCAATTAGTCCGACACCTGCTTCTGTGAAGAATTTATTCTTTCCGTGATAGCAGTCTCTTGCAAAGTTATACAACGTCTTACTAATATGGTTGAAGACAAACCCATCATTCTGAAGATACTTCCACATTTCGATAAGATACCTATTCTTATCGTTGGCAATCCTTCGATACGTGTCCGGAACGTTCTCAATAACGCTACAGCCACCACAGAAAGCATCTACAAACGTATCATGTTCTTTATCAAGCATAATCGGCAATATTTCATGCACGATTCTAGCCTTGCTACCCATATACTTCATTGCAATAGTTTCTTTATCATTTTAACCCCTCGCTTGCCAAATTTTCGCTCGACAACCGCATTGTAACTCACTCCATCAATGGAACACTCATCCGGATAGCACTCTTCAAGCCAATCTGTGAACTTCAGCAGATTGAAGACTAACTCTTTTCTCGCTAAAAGAAACCGCATATCTATGAATTTTCCAAAGCTTATTCCAAAGATTTTCTGAAACTCATTACCTATCGGCAAGAACTCACTTGGTTCTATTTTCATCAGCTTGCTTTCTTAGATGTCACACTATCCAGAGGATAGTCACTCTTCATAAAGTCACTAATTCCTATGTAAGTTCGCTGTAAATCTTTCTCATCGTCCTTCAGGTCTTCCGTTGCGTTGATAGCCGCCTCATTCAAAGTCTGTTCGTCAAAGACACCTTTTCTTACCTTATCGAAATAAGAAAGAATTTCTTTTGTCATCAAATGGTCAGCCAATCTCTTGAAATCCTTATCCATCACTAATGCCATGAAGTCATAAGAGTTTTCAAAGGCCAAGATAGGAGCAAAATCCTTGAACGCTTGCATTAAGTTTACATGCAAATCTTCATACAGCTTACGGATGATATTCTCATAAGTTCCCAAACAAAGGTTGGTCAGATTGTACAGAATGATTGCATTCGCATAAACTCCCGATTTTTCACCAATCCCTAAGTTCTGTAATCTTAAAGCAAGCTTATCTCGCAACTTATACAAGTCTCCACTAATCTTGTCATAGAACGTCATTGCGAATTCTTCATTAAAATCTGCATTAGGAACATAAGCGTCATAATACTTAACCACCTTTCGAAGGTTCTTCTTGCAGTCCACCCACTTCTTCTTAACTTCAAACCTAACGCATTTCTTCTTCAGAATACTTTTTTCGATTTTCTGCATAAAGCACTCTGCTAAGACCATTTCGACATATACATACTGCTGAAGATAAGCCCTAGTAACGACCATAACCTTATTCACTTCGGTTTCGGTCATTCCATTCGGAACACTGATAATTATCTTCTTGCCACCTACGTTCAACAAGACTCTTCTGAAACAATTAACACTAGGCATGATGCTTTCTGTTTGAATATTCTACTACCTTATTATAGCACTCCGTTCTCACCAAATCCTCGACCCGATTCAATGTGCAAGCCTCATGAGTATCATTCATATTGACTTGTGGACAGCAAATCTGATAAAAAAACTTTGTTCTGATGGTAAAACCAAAGAACTTGATTTGCTCCTTGAATACCCGACCGGACACCACCTTATCAAGTTTCTTCTTGCCATCGAAGAGATTCAAACTCTCTTCTCTACGATATACAATATCGGTCTTAACCGAAAAAATCTTTCCGAACATAACTATTCCTCCAAATTCCTAAGCGTTTCCAAACTCTCATCATTATCAACATCATAGCCGATACGATATTCGTTACCAATTCTTGCACCAATGTATACCTCTTCGGCATCCAAGATATAATGGAACATCTGTTCACGAACCTTTATCTGCTCATTATCCAAGCCTAGCACATCAAAGCACTCTTCCTGCAATGACTTATATGGTTTCGTTCCCATATATGAAACATAAGCCAGCTTTCCGTCCTGATGCAATGGCTTCCACTTCTTCCACCAATGGTTGCGGTATTCCAAGATACCCCTTTCTACTCCATCGGCACAAACATGTTTAACTATTCGTATTCTCATATTCAATCCTTTTATTTATATTCTACCAATTTTCCTCTTCTTTTAAAGCTTCAAACTTATCCTTCATAATAGAATTGGTCTCTGTCCAAAAAACTATGATAACCTTTTTTACATCAACCCCTTCTCCTTGTGCAATATCCTTTGAGGCCTTAACGAAATCAAAATATCCTTCATCTGATTCTAAAATTCCGGCGGAATACGCCATACGTCCATTCTTGATGAATCTTGCGGAAAAATAAAAGTATCTTTTCATCGCAGTAACTCCCTAATAAATTCGTTACGCATCGGCTCAACGATGCTTGCGTACAAACTCTGCTTATCTTCCGGAATATCATCCGGTGTAATAGAAAACATCAACAAATATGACATCGGAATCTCCAATACCTTGCATATTGCATCAATCTTACTCTTGCGTGGAAACGTTCTTCCGGTCTCCATAAACAACATGTTTGTCTCGCTACAACCGATAGCCTTACCAAGTTGTCGTTGGGTCAAGCCCTTGCTTACCCTCATTGTCTTAATCGCCTTTCCTAAATCCATTTAACCTCCTATTTTAAATTTTCAAATCTATTCTTAATTGCAATCATCGCATCCTTGACCCCATCCTTGTATCCAACAGAATACAAGGTACAATCCTCTTCGCTCGGTTTCTCGGACTTGGATTTCAGAAATTCTTCTATCTCACAGAAACCATGTTCCAAGAATCTGAGGAACATCGCATTCTTCGTGATAGCTGGTCGTAGGACATCTTTAACCCAATCCCAGCCATCACCATAACCTAACGTGAAATTTGAATTGCCACAATATTTCACTTTCGGCTCATCAAGCCATTGTTTTAAAATTTCTTTCTTTGTCATTATTCCCAGTTTTTGAGGTGTGTCTCACCATTTTAATTAATAACATTTGTTTCTTAATCACGATGCAAAGATACAAAGAATTATTGTAATATGCAAATGTTTTAATGTGTTTCTTATCTATGTTAATATATTTTAATCTTACTATATAGAATCTACTATTTTTTTTGCAGTTTTTTAGATTTCGCTCTCTTTCAAATACCCCTGTTGTCTATTACCTTTAACGTGTGCCTCACGCTTTGTAATTTTTGCATCTTGCAGCGATTTCTGTCAGTCGCTTCCCTTGTACTTTCGTAGTGCTACCTTTCTTGCATTTCAAGACATTTCCTGTACTTGTATTTTGTATTTCCAAGAAATGGACGCAACAAAAACAACTTCTAAAATTCTTATCCATTTGACATTTCTTTTTTAAGTTTCTTTCTTTGAGCCAAGAACATAACAATCTCCTCAAAATCATCGCAATTCAAGAGCATTTGTCCAACCTGCCATTCCGCTGCTTTCTGCTTGGCATCCTCCATGCCCTTTGCTAAGAATGTGATTTTCTTGTCTTGGCTTCGATTCTCTACAGTTACTTCAAGTGTACCGAATTCTAGTTCGGTAGTATTCATACTGAGACCTTCATCAAATATCCTCAACAAATGATTAAAAAGATTACTTCTTTCCATTTTTCAACCTTTCATTTTCTTGTTTCAACAAGTCCTCAAATTCCTTGCGCTTTGCTCGCATATTCTCGAACCATTTACTTGGTGTTCTTGGACACCCTATAAGCCAATGGTCGAAGTTTGGAACAGGCAAATTGAACTCTCTAGCTTCAATAGTATAATCGTACCACTTCAACAACTCTTCTTCGGGAGCTTCCTTTTCAATATCTGTTACAATAGTAGCCATATCGAAAGTCAAATCGCCACAATTAGCTATTCCTCCAACTTGGTCACCTATCCAAAATGTCTCCGGATTATCTAATCCGTAAAATTCATGCTTCTCACAGAATGCCTTCAAGTAAGCATTGCAAGCATTCTCGTAATCATTCTTTAATTTCTCCTTATCCATATCACATATCCTTAAAGGGTAGTTCTAAAAATTAATGAATTTGTGTGAAGGCCATGCCCTCAGATATTATTTCTGTGGCGTTGGCTCAAAATCAGAGCCGTCCAGTTCACCACAATGTTCGTTTATCCACTCATTTTGCTTATTCTTTGACGTTAAGGCACAATTATCCCATAGAGGAGATAAGTTGCGGCTGGAACTTGTTTATTTGCACATATCTGAATATGTTATAAACGAGACAGGTGATAGCCGAGGCGGCCTTGGCACGTACAATGCCGACGCTGCGGACAAAAGATCCATTCATGGCCATTTCTATAAAGCCAAATATATGCTCCACACGACATCTGGTCTTTGACTTGGTTCTGTTGTTCTGTTTCTGCTCATCAGTAAGTGGATGGTTGCGGTGTCCCTTTTCACAAATGATCGGGTTCATCCCACATTCACGCACAACGTCGTCTTTCGCCTCATACCCGGCATCAAGATACAAGTCCTGTCCTTTGTCGCTTTCCTCTATAAGAGGTTTTATGACATTGGAGTCATGTACGCTTGCGTCTGTGGTGGCATACGTTTCTATGAGTTTGGTCTTCTTGTCTGCCTTGACATGAGACTTGTAGCCATAATGCGTCTCACCACGTTTCTTCGTGTATCGTGCGTCTGTGTCCTTGTGGCTTTTCTTGTGTGGCTTGTCGTTCCACAGACTATCGCCATTGCCAGCCTTTATCCGCTTGTTCTCTTCATGGCTGTTGCGCTGCTTGGGGGCTTCAACAAACGAAGCGTCTATAATCTTGCCCTCGTTGAATGAAAGTCCCTTGGCATTCAAGAACTCACGAAAGGTGGTGAACAATGTGTCGAATGTACCAGACTGACTCAGTTGGTTCTTTACGTTCCACACGGTCTTTTCGTCAGGAACATCCTCAACGGTACGTATGCTAAGAAACTGGCGGAAACTTGTACGGTCGATAATCTGATATTGAATCTGCTTGTCGCCCAAGCCATAATAACGTTGTAGAAATATGACCTTGAACATCAGAACAACATCATACTGTGGGCGACCTGCTTTTGACTTGCAGTCCTTCTTTACAAGAACGTCCTCAAGAGCAGGACGGAACATCTCGAAGTCTACAAGAGAAGACAATTGCTCCAGTGGGTTACCCATTGCCGAAAGGGCATCAATGGTGAGTTCCTCTTCAAAGAGGTTCTCATCCTTTTGCTGTCTATATATTGTTGTTTTCTTCATTACAAACTCGTTTTGTTCCTCAAAGGTACAAAAAAATATCGGAAAATCAGCATTATTTACTAAATATCAATCAGTTAATTTTTAGAACTGCCCTAAAAAGTTTTTTAATCTTGCTCTTCTCCACCTTTGGATGGGAGCACATCACAACTTGCGTACTTGAGTCATGTCTTACCTGCCATTCGCAAGTATTACACCCCAAATCACCAACTTTATTAATTGCATTGGTGTATCTGCCTTTCTCACCATAGGGGCAATCGGTAACAAAATCCTTTCGTCCCCAGATGTACTCATCTATCTTATAAAAAATAGCATTTGCTTTCTTCTTTTTCTCGTTATTATTTAAAAACATCATTTCATTAAAACATTTAAAATAAACATAGCTGGCCATCATCAGCGACCTTAACATTACTCTCAGAAAACCAAAGTTCCTCCAATATCCTCTCCATGCAAGCTACAACAATCGAATTTCCAGCAGCCTTTTGAAGACTTGACTTCGGCACTCCACTTTCAAGCATCTTGTCTATGTATTCTTCGTCAACGTCCATCAAACGGAAGAGTTCTCTCGGAGTCAAACGCCTAATGCACAACCTAGTCTCTCCAAGCACAACCAAGGAGTCCTTGCTCGCAGATGTAATGGTATTGGCTATATTCTTTCCAAGCTCGACCTTTGGACTATGCTTTTCGCCTTTTATCCACTTCCCTTCAGAACGAGTTCTTATAGCTGCACTCATAGGTTCTTTCCATTCATTCGATACAAATTTCTCTTTACATAGCAAGTCATCACTAAAAAAGTACTTCTCATCCACATTTTCCTCCAAGACATCAACCAAGTGTTTCTCTAACTTTGTCTTTCTCGGAAAATGATAATCTATCTTATCACCATCGTTTCGTATAGAGAGCATGAAGACACGCTTTCTGTTCTGAGGAACACCGCAGTCGGCTGCATTTACCACCTTAGCATAGTTAACATATCCGTAGGATTCCAACTCCTTGCGCCACTTGTTGAAGAACCCAATGAACTTTGTTTGAACCAAAGCCTCTACATTCTCCATCAAGAGGTATTTCGGTCTCTTGGTAATAATGGCGTTTCTTGTAAACCAAAGGATAGAGGAACGGGTGTTACTTCCCTCCTCTATTCCTTTCTGCTTTCCGGCTTGCGAAACAGACTGGCAAGGTGTTGAATATGTCAGCAAGTCAAAATCGGCTACCTTGCTCCAATCTATCTTGGTCATGTCACCAAAGTTCTTGCCGGATAGACTAGGAAAGCAAGCATTATGCAAAGCTATTGCACTTGGCTCTATCTCAGACCATCCGATGCACTCGTAATCGAAATCAGAATATTTCTTCTTCAACCGCTCTAAAGCCATCAGTTGAGAGTCATATCCGGCACAAAGTTCAAACGTCCGTATCTTCATTAAATATCATGGGTTTTACAAAAATCCTCTACAAAGCCATCACCCCAATCATCCTCATGCCATATCTTTGCAACTTCAAGCTGTCCCATTTCCTTTATAGCCAAAAGAACTTGCTTTATATCGTTTTCGTACTTAGGCAATGAATTCTCCATAATCGGGAATACATCCTTTATCTCTTCAAAAGACAACACAACGTCAAACGAACCACCTTCACTTGGCGTTACTTCAAACAACTCTTCAGAAAGATTCTTTGAGGATTTCAACCACTTCAAGAATTGCTTTCTACTACGATACTCACAATATAAATTGCTAAACTTTACGTATAGCTTATCAAAGCTTAACTCTTTCATAATAAATCAAATTTATCTTTAATTATCTGTTTCAAACACCGTCTGCTTGCCTCGTCTCATAGCGCGATACTTCTCAGGAGCCATTGGTAAGCCATTCTCTTTTAATGCTTTCTCATATGCACCAAAAGCCAAGCAATCCGCTTGCTCGTTCAAATCATCACCATTATGTCCCTTTACCCAAGTCAAAATAACAAGCTTATCCTTTGCACACTTACGATACAACTTGATTAAGTCTGTGTTCTTTATATCTGCGCCTATTTCCCAATCTGTATAGCGGAACATCTTTAATGCGTACTTGGAATCACTTCGAACCTCTATGACAGAACCTTTCGGGCAATAATTAACGGCTGATATTATCGCTAACATCTCCATTCTATTATTGGTAGTATGCAAGCAATGGTGTGTCTTGATCTTTTCAAGTTCACCTGTAGATGTATTCACAACAATATACGCAGAACCACCTGCCTTATGGGTGGAATAGTTATCGCAGCTGCCATCTGTATAGCAAATATAGTTTGGAAGAAGCCTTTTTCTTTCCACAACAGTTTCTTCTTTCTTAGGTTGAACCTTTCCATACTTTGCATTCTTGCCTGTTCGCAAAACGGAGTTGTAAGCACCTGCCAATGTTCGCCAATCATCACAATAGTTTCCATCTTTCTGTCTCCATCCGTTTTTCCATAACAAGTCCCATAAATCTTCGATAAAGCCCTTTTCTATCCAATTTTTCTTTATACAGAAACCCGAATAGACTCGGAAAGATGGTATCTTCGCATACAAATCCTTTGCCATTTCGTCAATAGCATAATCTTTTTTGTTTGCGGTACACCAATTGGGAATAACAATTATCACCTCCCTCTTGCCAAGCAGACGTTTGAATCTAGATATATTGCCAAAGTAGCGATTAGACTCTTCCGCAAAGTCAGCATTCTTCACTAAATTCGCAAAAGTTTTGTTTGAAACACGAATCGTAAACAAGTCTATATCCTTACAAGTTTCCAATATTCTATTAACCAAGTCAAACATAGCCTCTATTTTGTCGGCTTGTTGCTCGTTGACCAGGAAGTTGTCACGAATGAATTTGTCACCATCATACAATCGACTACAAGCCAACACTCGATTTGCACCTTTCACACGATATGAACTCAGATAAACATCATAAGCTCTAACTTGATGTTCTGATTCCAAGTACTTTTCTTCTATCTTCTTCATAATCTCGTATATATAATAATAACACGTAATATATCAAGGAACACGTTAGCCTCTTAAAGACTCCTATACTTATTCCAACTAACTACTAATATGAAAATGTCCAAAATAGAACTTACCCACCATAGAAGTCATCAGGTAGATTTCCTATTGTGCCATTTTCCTTTATTTGCATTCGATGTCCCTTCAATTTATAACCATAGATTCTGTGCTTGATAGCAACAGAAGTCTCTCGGTCTCCAAAAGAGTAAGAGCAAGGTATGATTAAATAGTGCAGGTTACCTACGTTAAACGTAAAGTTCCTACGACCAAACCTTTGCAATGTTCGTTCCATCTCTCCCTCGTTTCTATCATCTGCCATGTGCATTTCCGCATACGTGGACTTAATCTTACCTTCGCTGATAAGATTCTTCTTGATTCGGCATATAGAGCCATGACCCATATTCACAACCTTTGCAAATGAGTTAGTAGTTAGTTGATGCCAAGCACAATCATTGTTTCCAACGTTAAAACAGTCTTGACAAGCACCACTAATAACCGATATGTACAAAATGTTGTTGACTATAGAATATAACTCTTTTAGCTTATAGTCCTTGTTAATAGGAATACGACAAACGTAAGCCCCTTGGAAGCGACCGCCCTTTTTATTGGGCTTCTTTTCTTTGTCACGGAACGTATTCACGATAAATCGCCCGTTACCAAGTTCAGTAAAGAGTCCATCCTCCTTGACATCCTTTAGCAATTTTCTTGCCTTTGGATAGCCTACACCGAGTTTTTTCTTTACATCCTTGATGGTTAAGTTAAATATTACAGAATTTCTGCGTTGCATCTTACACCAAATAGCAAAGCAAAGCGTCTCCTTGTGCGCCTTCACTTCTGATGATGACGCACCATAGGTATACTTCTTTACCAAGTCCATACGTATATGTAAATAATGCTTTCCCATAAATTCCTTATTTGTTTAACTTATTTGTGTTTCGCCTACTCCAACATTTATAGCCCATTATTAACTTAGAACTATCTAAGGATGTTTCGACTCAAAACAAGGATTCTAAAAAGAAATCCTTACCCTTCATTCGTCTGACACCGAAATCTAGGTAAGGATTATCGTGGTATGGCTTTCGCCACGGAAAATCTTATTGATTCTTGTAAGCGTGTCAGCACCAACAAAGCACGTTGCAAAGATACTAATTTATTTTCAAACTGCATGGGCTTTAATGTGCTATTCTGCTCTTATTGCGCATTTTTAACATACAACACAATTTTAGTTACGTATATAAAACTACAAATACATTAAGCCGCTTGCAATTTTAACATTTCACACTCTAAGGCATTTTCAAGACAAAAAAAAGAGCAACCACCATCACTGGCAGCTGCTCCATAAGTTGTTACCTTAAACCAATCTAAAACCTTAATAACTAAAAACCAACCTAATAAAATAACTTTTTCTTATATTTTACCGTGATAAAGAAAATCATTGTAACCAGCATCAAGGAAACGACCCAAAAGGAAATCATACCGAATTTCCAATAGAACAAGTCCCATCCATCCAAGTCTTTCTCAACATATTCCTTTTTGGTCTGGACAATACTCAATTCTCTATTTAGGCTATCCCTCTGAGCCTTGTATATACTCGCTCGCTCTGCTATCTCCTTATAATGAATAAGGCTATCACGAACCTTGGATAGTTCCTTGCTGTCCCTGTATCTAATCTCTATATGAGTAGAATCCTTACCTAGCACCTTACCACTCTCATCTACCCTTGTCTTGACATCATCCTTGATGTAAGTGGAATCCTTAACCTGCTTTTCGGTCTGCTTCCAATGATAAGATAGCAAGCTATCCCGAATAAGCTTGACCCTTTCGTTGACAATTGAGTCCCAATGGGCATAAGTAGTAGTGTCTCGCACCACTTTTTCTACATCTACATATCTTGTCGTCCGGCATCCGTACATCATAAGCATGATGAAGAAACCTACTAATATGGTAACGAGCCAACGCCACCAATCAAATCTAAGCTCCATATCAACCTCCTTTTTGTGTGCAAAGGTACAAATAAAATCAATAGGAACAATTTTTCTGCCCACTCTCTCTTTTTCAAAATTTCAAAAGTGAAGAAAAACCACCACCCAATTAAGGATGATGGTCTTACTAATGCCTTAGTTGAGCCTGTATCTCGTAAGATTACCAAGTGATTATCTTTCCGTTGTTACATACGAGCTTTCCGTATTGTATATTTCCAACTCTGCGAAGCCATCCATGCAGGTTCACACTTTGCTTTGGGTCATTGTTCACAATCGCATTGAGAAAGGCAATTCGTGACACCTTCAACTTATCGAACAACGACCATTGACCTTGTTTGTATGAATTGATAGCAGCCAAGGTCATGTTACCCATGATACCATCAGCTTTTGTTCCTACGATAGTCTGAATCTTTTGTACGGCTCTGCTTACTCCACTATTATAAGCAAAGTCAACCAAGAGATTAGCCACCGACTGGTTGTTGATTTGGTCAGCCTTGCAAGCATCCCAATAGTATTTCTTGAATATGTGATGCCATTGTTCATCGGTTATCTTCTTCAAGTCCGATGCGGTCTTACTAGCACCATAAACTTTACGGAACGTCTCTAGGGTCACACCTTTCATCGTTGCGCCTCCCCTGTCACTCTTTTTGTTAGAATATCCACCCTCGAATGAGAGAATGAATGGTTTTAAAATACTTGAGTCTGCCATAGTCTATTTATCTTTTTCGCTTTGATGTTCGCCACGTTCCCCTATAGTCTTGGTAATGCCAGCCGTGACGAACAAACTAGCCACACTACCAACAAATGCACTTAACCCCATCAAATCGGTCTTGATCGTCCCATAAGTCACCACTTCCCACACTAAGATGAAACATACAACTAAGAGCATCAAGAAACCTATCAAGGTCACGGACACTAAGAAGAATGCCTTGCTTGAATGTCCGCTATTAACTTGTATGAGTAATTTCAGATACTTAACCATATTTTAATCCTCCCTGTCACGATATATCTCATTTTCTTCCTTTTCAACCAACGTTTCTAAGGATTCTCGCTTTCTTGGTGGGGTTCTAAGTTGGCATCCATCCTTGATGCATCTGTTCCATTGTGCCTCATGCAAGGCAAGCTTCAAATCGTTCTTCTCATCCCTTAGATTGCGTATGGTAATACGATACTGATTGATTTCCTCATACAATTCATCTACTTTACTATTAAGATTAACGACCGACTCGTTGGAACGTTCATAGAGAGCCTTCCACTCATCGGCATATGATGAAATAGTCTTATTCTCTTCCTGTGATGCGAGTGCCGCCTCCTTTCGTTTTCTACTATTATAGTACAGCAACGTGGAGATAACTCCCGATGCGCAAAGAAGATTAATTCCCGTCTGTATTAATTGAATAGTTTCCGCTGTCATTTCCTTATGTTTTTTGTTGCAAAGATAGCTATTTATATATAATATTGTGGAAATAGCCGAGTCAGAAAACTACACAATTAATTTTTGTGCAAATAATTAAATTTTTCCTTAAACTAAGTTATAACACATTAAAATATTTGCTCTGCCACTAAAATCTCATTATCTTTGCAAAAAACAGGTGAGACACACCACAAAAACTGAATAAAAATGAAAGTTATAGAACAAGACACAATAAACTTTATTAAGACGCACATAAATGAACGACCAAGATACAAGTTGGCACAAAGAATGGGTGTCAGCGTGAAATTCTTGTATAAGATTCTACATGATTGCAATTGTAAAATCGAACATAAAAGACCTGTTCCGCAACCCGACAAGAAACGTGATGAACAAATCACAAAACTATATCCTGACCATTCGGTCAGAGAGATTGCAGTAATTGTAGGATGCCATCCGTCTACGGTAGGCAAAGCTGCTAAAAGGCTAAAGCTTACTCATTCAGAAGAAACTATCGAAAGACTTAAAAAGAATAGTTTGGCTAACTTAAAAAAAGCATATGATAAAGCAACTATTGGCAAAAGGGTGAAAAGCTGGCAAAGAACTATGCAGATGGAGAAATTCCGTGTTATATCCTGTATTCCGCAGCAGACGAAATTCAAATTTTCAGAAATGCCGATAAAATCATATCATGCCAAGTACCATCTTATAAATAAGTATGGGTATTTTGCTTTTGAAGGTGAACCATACATCTTAGGTTATGACCGGAATACTCGCAGAATGGATGAAGAATTCTACAAGAACAAATACGGATTTTCTTTTGAGGAGGACGAAGAATGCCAAGAAGATTAACACAAGAACAGATGGACTATATCAAAGTCCACATCAATGACTACCCACGAAAGGAAGTAGCCAAGGCTGCTGGTGTAACCTTACATACATTATATAAGTATATCACTATTTTAGGTGGTACGAAAATAGGCAATAAATTGAATAATGAGATTATCCGTAAAATCTCCGACATGTACCAAACGATGACGGCAAGAGAAATATCAGAAATAACGAATATTCCTCAATCAACAATTTTAGGACAGGTCAGTAAGCTTGGTTTGAAACATAACGCAGAAACGGCAGACAGAATTCGCAAAGAGCGGAACAAGTCTCTACGAAACTATTGGAACAAAGAAAGGTATGCCAATAAAGGCAGAAAGCTGCATATGCAATATAAAATGGACGAACTTAGAGTGTTGTCGGGTAAGCCTCAAGAAACAAGGTTAAGAATAAGAAAACTCTCCCCAAAGGCTTTGAATGCGAAGATGTATTTGCGAAAGTCTTATAACTATTTCTACTCTAAGGGTGAGCCGTTTATTCTCTGCTATGACTCCGAAACGAAAAGACATCCGAAAGAGGAATACTATACACGAAAGTTTGGCTTTAAATTTGTGTGCGCTTAGTTTCCGTTTGCAATTCCGTTTGCATTTTTTTGTTTTCTGCAAACGGAATTTGCAAACAAGCCTTTGTTTTTTCGACCATTCGAAAGTATGATATTACCTCCTATCACATTAACTTATTGATTATTAGCGAATAAAAGAAAGTTTGATAGAGTTATTAAACCTTTTGCTTATTATTCGTAACTTTGCAGCCGTAACGTTACATAGAGTTAGTTTAATTAAGGTTTAACACAAAAAGATTATTCTTATGGAGACATCAAAAACTTATGTTTTTAATCCAGAGGGTTCAGGTAACAATGGAGGAATGATGAGCTTGATAGCTCCTTTGCTCCAACAGAGAGGCGTTGACCCAAACGTTCTTCTTGCGATGAAGGGTAATAACGGATTCGGCAATGGCGATGGTTCTTGGTTCATTTGGCTGCTCTTTATCCTTTGCTTCTGTGGTTGGGGCGGTAATGGTTTCGGCTTTGGTGGCCGTGGCAATGGCGCAGGTCTTGCCAATGAAATCAACAATGACTATGGTCGTTCCTTGCTTATGGATGCTATCGGTGGCAATCGTAATGCACTCAGTAATCTCGCTACTCAGCTCAATTGCACTGAAGGACAGATTCAACAAGCAATCTCTGCCTTGACATCCCAAGTTCAGAACGTGGGCAACCAAGTAGGTATGAGCGGAATGCAAACCATCAACGCTCTCCAGCAAGGCAATATGCAGATAGCATCTCAGCTTGCTGACTGCTGCTGCAAGGTGAACAACAACATCACCGCTATGGACGGAAACGTGAAGCTTGCCATGTGTCAACAGACAGGCACTTTGAACAACGCAATCAACAACGTAGCCGTGGGCATGGAGCGTGGTTTCTCTAGCAGTGCATTTGAGACCCAACGCCAGACTTGCGACATTCAGAAGTCAATCGAAAGTGCGGCTGCTGAAATCAAGGCAGGTCAGACCGCCCAAGAGATGAGAGAAATGCAGAACAAGATAGACCTCTTGCGTGAGGAGAACGGAACGTTCAAGTCTTCCGCTATGACATCACAAATCGTGGGACAGGCGGTTGCACCTATCAACGCTGCATTGGCTAGCTTGCAGAGCGAGGTGAACACCATCAAGTGTGCACAGCCAAATACTGTAACCGTTCCTTACCAACCTTTCGTTACCGTGCCTAATTGCGTGGCTGCATCATACGGCTACTATGGCAATGCGGCAAACACAGGATTTTGGGGCTAAATCGAGAAAGGAGGCTAATATGGTAATGTGGAACTATCCTTTCGCATGGGTGAACAGAAGAGGCTCTGCTGCCGTGGCTTCCCAAGGTGTGAGCGTGAACACTGCTAACGTGGTGTTCACTTTCAAGAACCACGCCTTCGCGAATGCCAACTACAAAGGGACGGTCTTCGTGAACCTAAGACAAGCCATTCCTACAGGAACGACAACAACGCTCCCTATCCTCTTCGAGACGAACGGAGCGACCCAAGAAGTAACCAAGTTCAATGGCGACCCACTTACGGTGGCAGACATTGCAGGAACTGGAGTTTATCAGTTTTGGTTCGAGAGAGACACTAACACCCTTCAGCTAATGACGGGAATTGTTTAACAATTAACATTACAAAGCTATGTTTCAAGGACTTCGACCTAACAGCATATTCTATGTGCTTGACAAGGGTGAAAACCCAAGTCTTAAAATCGGGCAGGTTGTGTCAGTTAGTAACCCACAACCAAAGTTCCCAACATATACCCCTGGGCAGTTCAATCCGCAACCAATGGAGACTACCGTTGATGTTGTCGTGAAATTGCCGAATGAGCAAATGGAGTTCAAGCAACTCCCATCCAATATGCAAATTGCAAATTCGGAAAACCTCGTGGTTTCAGAAAGCCGTGAAGCTATGGATGCGGAAGTTGAGGCTATGTATCGGCATTCTAAGGAGATTGTGGAAAGCGAGCCATACCACAAAAAGGTTATGGAAGAGTGCGCAAAGATGCGTGCCGTATTGAATCCACAAATAGCCAAAGACAGACAACAGGAAGAAGACATCAATAACCTCAAAAGCGAGGTTAGCGGAATGAAGGGAACTTTGACCGATATTAAGTCTATGTTGTCAGTGGCTTTGGAAAAAGTTAATACAAAAAAGTAAATCATTATGGGATACATGATAGAAATTACCGAAAATAAGGTAAATGAAATGTCGGAACTTGTAGAGAAGATGCTTAAGTATGGTGGCAAACTCATGCACTGCATTGATGAAATGGGGGATGACAAGTATGGACGAATGGGTCACAGAAGCCCAATGCCGGATTACCGAGACAATTGGGATGATGACGATGATGACCGCTATGGTGAAAGACATGGTGGTCGCAGAGGTGGCGGTTATCGCTATTAGTATTACACTTTGAGGTGGGGAGAAATCTCCACCTCCTTTAAAAGTTTTTATTATGGGAAGATACAAAATACCACTTGACGCATACGATATGAAGCCTGAAGGAATGATAGCATACCTTCGCTACAATGGCTGGCACTTCAATAAAAAGATGTGCGATTGGGCTATTACCTTAATGCGCAAGACAAACGCAACGACTGGTAAGCTCGAAAAAGTTGAACCGACAGAAAAAGATACAGTCGAGGAACTTCTTAAAGTCAATAACGTAAAGTTGGAGAATGCCGACAATTACGATTTCGTCTATGTCGCAAACATGGCTAGAGCCGATTTCTTTAAGTCCTCTTTAAAGGACGAAGCTGCTTTGGCTCAATTCATTAAGGATATGGTGGATGACCCAGACCAAGCGGACGGATTTATTTTTAATAGATTTTATGCCGATTGCAACCATAATGGTATCGGCATTCCATGGGATGATGTATTATGATTAAACAAGAAATTTACTTGGAGAAATACGATTGGAATGTGATTGTATGTCATGTAGCTAATCAAGAAGAGGTTGACGAAGCTATGGACTTACTAAGTTCCATTGATTGTAAGGGGCAACCATTATTGAATGCATACGACCACATTTCAACCGATTCTTCAAACAAAGGATTGACATACACAAATGTTTCAAAGAAAACAAGTGTTGTGCTCATTTGCAAGTCTACTTCTGAAGGTGAGTATATAAATAGTCTCACACATGAAATGTTTCATGTAGTAGCACATATATGCAACCATCTGGGAATAGATATGCAAGGCGAAGAACCATGCTATCTTATGGGATGGCTTTGTCAGTCGATATTATAGAAGATTTCCTTATAAGTTTAACTTGGCGGGCAGACCTTGGATTTTTCCATCTGCCCTCCTATAAAATTACAAGAATATGAGTTGTTCGAAAATCAAAAATTACCTTTATGAACGTTTTAATGAGGATTTTAACGTTCTATCTGAGAATGAAAATCGAGTTATCATTACATTTGATGATAATGACTTGTCGGTACTCGTAAACAAGATGGAGAATAAATTATTCATTCTCGTTCCGCTAACTAATATGCATTCGTTTGAACATCATCCGGATTGGATCTTGGTAGATGGCGAACGCATCAATAGCAACCTATTTTGGAAGGAATGCGGCAACCAAGTGATAGAATATCAAGGTGATGCCCCTATAGCTATCAAGCAAGACACCATAGAGAGAATTGTTAATGATTTCATTAAAAACAGATAACGTTTTAAAATTTGCATTAATTTATTTGCAAGGCCATCTTTTTTGTCGTATCTTTGCATTGTAATAAAAATGGTGAGACACACCGGAACAACTGTGTTTTACAAACTTAATTTTCGTAGATAAAGATATTAATATATCAATATAGAAAAAAGCAAAATTATGACAGAAAAAGGATATTTAATCAAGAAAAAAGTATTATTCATTGATTTAGACGACACGATTATTACAACTATATCAGGAAACACCTTTCCTACAGATGTAACAGATTTCAAAATCCGTAAAGAGGTTTTGGATAAGATTGTAGATGCATTCCCTACTCTTTACTATGTGGAAATAGTCTCAAACCAAGGAGGCATCCCTCAATTTGTTGACGAACAGGATTTCATCGGAAAGATAAAGGCTATTGAAAGCTTTATGCAAAAATATCTTCGCAATCATACCGGACGAAATATCTTCGTCAACTCTATGTATTGCCCATCGCATGCAGAGATAGGAATGAGAAAGCCAAATACAGGAATGCTTGAGTCGTATTCTTCTTGGAAGAAAAGTGAGCTGATAATGATAGGTGATGCTAGCGGAAAAGAAGGTGACTTCTCGGACTCCGACAAACAATGTGCGGAGAATTTCGGTATTGAGTACATAGATATAGAAGACTTCTTGAAAATGTAAAAACAAAAAAAGGGAAAGTCAGAGTGACTGTTGCAAAAATTGCAACGTCACTCACGCAAACTGAAACAAAAAAGAGAGGCAATCACTTACCTCTCTTACTCAACTTGTAAGGAACACTTACATGTTCAACTATTAGGATAGAAGTAGAAGCAAAATTCCCCTATACTATTGGCGTAGTATAGGGGAATATTACATTCCTGCTCGGAAATGCGATGCTCTTAAAAGTGCTGCTCTAAAAAGCACTGCAAATATAGACAATAATTCCGAAACCACCAAATTTTTCATCATTAATTTGTTAGATACAGATACAATCCTTCCACGAACCACATTATCAATATCATAGTTGATGATGTCACCCAAGCCATGAAGAACTTATCTATCGTTTTATACTTATAGGAAAGATACAGGTAAGCAATAAACGTGCTGTTGATTATTACCAGTATCGCTACTATAATCAAAGTACAAAACATATAATCCATACTCATATATGCTCGCTTATCCGTGCTGCGATAGGGCTTATTAATACGTTATGATTTTCTCTTGCTCTTAATGAAGTGCAGTATATCCCACTTCTTCCAATATCTTGTATGTCCACGCTTCTTGCACTCACCGTTAGGAATGTCGCCCCTCGCAACCATTCTATTTAAAGTAGCATCAGAAACGTGAAGTTTCTCCTTGACTTCCTCGGTAGATAGCATCGGGTTGAGAGCATACGGCAGATAGTTCTCACAAAGGTCTTCTATCTCATCGCTACTCATTCCGCAAGCAGTTACCTTCTCCCCTCTCTTCTCTTGCTCGTCTGCTCGAAAACAAGAATCCGATAACGATTTTAATAACACTCCCAAGGTGTGATAACCAAATAACTTTCCCATATCATTATAATCTAGAGATTAAACTTTGACAGCCCTTGCCTGAGAAATACTTATCGGCAAAACCATATACATAAAATATAATGGTCATTACAAGTATTACAGCATTAGCTTCCACCATTTCGTTGGTGGTAAAAACATTCCAGTATACGATATGAATAGCATTTATCCCAAATAGGTAGATGATCATCGGAATACGCCATCTGTAGCAGAGCCAAAAGAATCTGCTCGCAATTATAAGTACAAGCGGATGGATGTAAACGGAAAAATAGATAAATGCTGCCGATACCCAATTCTCCTTAAACCATACGCACATTTCTTTTTCATGAGACGCAAATGTTACCATGCATGCAATATGAAAAAGCATGATAAACAGAGGCATCACTTCACAATAATACTTAAACCAAGTGAGTAGCTTTATGCTGTAGCCTCTACCTGCAAGGATAATGACGTTTATCATTTCGCTAACGTCCATGTCCTTAAACATTACTCTTGACAACTGTACAACACCGACTGATTGAACTAACCGATGGACTTCATCTTCTTCTTCTTTAGTCATAAGCTATTATATTTTAGTTGATTTAAAAGATTGATACCGCAAAGATACGCATTTTTAAAAGTAAGAAGTCGGCTTTAGGTTAATTTTTGTGTTAAACTTCATAAAAAGTAACAATCTGAAAGTAATAAGTCGCAAAAATAGCGTCAGAACGGCTTTCTTGCCAAATTCTAACGCTATTTCTATCTACTTATCAGTGTTTATCCTATCACAACATCAAGGGTCTCCATATCAGCGAACTTCAAGCCGCAATCTTTCGCTGCCTTGAACAACTCCTTCTCGTCAACTGCCTCGATGGCTACCTCTACCTCCTTGTCGGCAAGTTCCTTGAAGTACTTCTCGGTCTTCTGCTTCTGATTGAAGAAATACTCATTGACCTCAGCGAACTTGGCTGAATCGTCCTTGGTGTATTCGTAGCCCTCATTGGCGTGCTTCTGCTCCAACTGCTGGCACTCCTGAAGCTTGTGCTGCATCTCCTCGAACTTATCGTCCTTCAAGCTCTCCTGCGCTTCCTTCACATCCTTGTCGTAAGTGTCGGCTACTTGGCGCAGTGCCTTCATGTTTTTCCAAACTCGCAAGGCGGCATCATCGCTCATAGATGATGTCTTCAATGCCTTCAATGTTCTGTAGGCATCAACTGCCTCAATTGTCTTAATCTTTTTCATAATTGTTTCTTTATTTTTATGTTATACAATATTCTTCGCCAGATTGCCATAGCAGAATACCTTTCCTATTAACAGTGCAAAGTTAAGAAAATAATTCCGAATAACAATGCAGGAGGAGCAAAATTTACGAATTTTAAAAATCAGCTTCCCCACGTTTGGTAATCACTAGGTCGCAACGTGTCTGCTTTCTCGGTGAGAACGTAAACCACAAATACATTTCTAGCATATTTGTTATATTAAGAACATCTGCTTTTTAATGCATAATATAACTACCACCTGGAGGAACTTGTTTCCATCCACCATCTATATTAATTTCAAAAGATAATTGACATCTTTGTCCATAATAACCTCCTTCATAAACATTATCAAATCTTATATATATATCAACATAATCTGTTCTATCACCTTCAGGAATAGTTACAGAACCTGTAATTTGACCAGAACTATTAGAAACATAACCTCTTCCGTATGTTGTCTTATTGTTACCATAACCACAAACACTTCTAAATATACCATCAGTAACTGTAAATGTAGCATCAGGAAGTTTATGTATTCTTGCTTTACAAATACAAGTACCACCAACTAATTCTCTCAACGATGAGAAATCAACAAAACCACTAGAACCACTTTTAATACTTTCCATATTAATTTGTCTAGGATAATATTTAAAAGTAATAGCACCCGGAAGAGATATAAAAATTATTTTTGTATTATCATATAAAGTTGCATTACGAGTATATGCTAAAAAAGGCACAATATCAATAAACTTATCTCCACTGCCTATATCAAAAGTTATTTCTTTACTAGCGTATACATAATCTGTTGGTTTTTTGCAATTACCGACATAATAATTTTTATAAATCTTATCATTAACATTATATGGTGAATCATAACGAATTTGAATCCAAAAAGACCAACCTAAATATAAATCAGGTATTATATCATCCATAGTAACATTTGTATTATAATCCACATTTGTTTTCTTATATAGAATACAATTAAATTTAGGAGTTGAAGAATAATAAATTTCAACGTTATGAAATTGAGGAATAGAAGTCAGAAATACATTACTTATTGCTTTACTACTATAGTTTCTAAAATCACTTAATCTATAAGGAGAATTAGCACCACCTTTTGGAAAATGTTTTCCTGATACACTTGTACTTGTGTTATCATGAATATAACCATTATTACCATATACATTATCTTTATAAAGATTTTTACATGCTTCAATAGCAAAACCTTCTCCTCCATAATTATAACGTAAGTTCTTATAAGTGTCCATAGGTATATTCATACCACAACGAACAACACAAGTATATCTACTATATGAAGAATTTACTATTTCCTCAGAGTCTTCTCTAATAGGATATTCTTTAAATTCACCTTTACAACTAATAGGTTTATACTTACTCCATATATTTATATTTTCACTCTTACAAAGAGTAGCAAGGTCATTGCTACTCTCTCCAAGAGCTCGTTTAACATCATCAATGCTAACAGGAGCACTAATAATTCCAGTTTCACTATTGTAAGACATAATCTTTATTTTTTAGATATTCAACTTTAGTTTCTAATTCTGTTACAACTCGCTCTACTGTTACATTGAACACTTTCGCAAGCTATAATATAAAGCGTTCCATACGCTTAATCTTTAGAACTTAAAACACTAGGCAAGGCAGCTCTATAAGAGCCACCCTGCGTTAATACTTACTCTGATGCCTCGCTTGCCATATTAGCGGCGATAGCGGAATTAACCTCCTCAATCAATGCTGATACTTCACTGAGCTTGCTCTGCGGAACACCGCTGATGTTGTAGGTCAGCTCGCTGCCGTTGAAGCTTGCGTTGGCATTGCCGAGATAATTACCATTTGCGTCACCATAGATACTCATATTGATGCTCTCAATGTTGCCACCAGTCTTGTCAACATTGTAGGTGATTTCTACTCGATAGCCACCCTTGGTGTAAGTGGCGGTTGTCTGTTCACTCTTCTTGTTAATCTTTAAATTCTCCATTTTCTTAACTAATTTAATAAATTAATATTCTTGTTATCTAATCTCTTCTTGTTGCAGTCTTCCTTATCTCCACTCAATCGCAGAACCTCTGATTCAAGGAAGACCACCCGAGCCTTCAACCTGCTGACCTCATCGCCCACCTGCTCGATAGCACCAAATGCCGTTGCAATCAGCTTCGGAGACCAGTAGTTAATCTTGTAGTAGCCCTTCTCGTCAGTCTCCACGATGTCCTTTAAGTGAGGGTTGCACAAGACGTGCTGGGCAATCCAACCGATAGACCTTGTGTTGTCCTTCTTCCAAGCAAAGCCATAAGTGCCACCCATTGCCTTGATGATACCCAAGTAGTCCAGCTTCCGCAAATCCTGCTTCAAACGAATATCAGAAGATTGATAAGCTGTAACTCCACCTTTAGCAAGAATGCTATTAGGGAAGTAAGTATTCATATAAGCATCATAATCATATATATGACCAGTAGTACTAATTGTATATCTGTCACCATTATAGATATATTTAGTTAAAGCTAAAGCTCTAATTTTAGTAACAATACCATTACGTAAATCAGTATTATTACTAGGATGACTAAATACTAATCTTACATAACGATAATTATCATTACCAACATTTACATTTGAAGGACCAACACAAATATCGCATTTGTGTGACCATCCTTTCATTATTTTAGAAACATATTCTTTATAACCACCAGTACTACTTCCAAAATATACTTGGCATTTTATATCAACTCCATTACTTACATCAACACTTATCCAACTAAGTTCTTGATATATTTCATCAGGAATCTTAACAGTAACCCTAAGTTGATTTTTCTTTATTTGAGCAAGTTTATCAGCCTCAGTATCACCAGGAAAATTATTAGACCCTAAATAATAATTAGATCCTTTAGCATTATCGTTTATAAGATTAAATCTATTTTCTGAATTACCAAAATATGTATTCCAAGTAGCACCATTATCTATTGAATATTCTACTTGTATATTATCTAGAGGAATACCATTAAACATATTAGTAACATTAGCTGCAATACTACCATCCCAATTATTTACATTAGTACCAAAAGCATTTACATCAGCAGTAGTAGCTTTTATAGCTTTAGCTGTTAATAAGCTGTTAATAGTAGTAGAACCATTAATACGAGTATCACCATTAATAGTAATACTACCACAACTAATAGCATTATTTACATTAAGAGACTTAAAACTAGCATTACCGCTTTGTGATATTTGCCAATAAGTACTACCTGCTTGACTACATATATCTTGAACTTTCACCCAATTACTATTATTACCATTACCTAAATATAAATCACCACCACTACCTCCAATTCTAGCTCCACTATCAGGAGTTATAGTTGTAATACCTGGAAATTTAAGTGTACCATTACTTTGTGCACTATTAGCATTAAACACAGAATTATCAGCTATACCAAGATAAATAGTTTTATTAGAATGAGTATATTTAAGACCAGCCCATTGATTCCAATCCCAGTTTGTCTCGCCAAAGCGAATAGCCGCACCTGTGTTGAAAATAACTTGCGCATCAATGGCACTAATAGGAGTTAACTTGTTGCCAATCTTAAGCGCACCATTCTGCAAGGTGGTACTGATGGTGTTGCTTGCGCTGATGGTGGTCGCACCGCTCAAAGCACCGCTCACGTTAGCCGTTCCGTTGAACGACTGTCCCCAGATGGTTCTTGCCGTTACAAGTTGGTCTGCTTGATTCACGATGCCAATTCTCGTAGCACCATCAAGCAAGGTGTAAGGGCTATCCCCTGTGGTTGCTGGCAAGCTTTGAGCCGCAGAGAACGATATATTTGTCACCAAAGTTCCTTGGCTTGTGAAATCGGCAGACGTGCGTCCTGTCTTCTTGATGATTGTGTAAGACAGACTTCCATATTGACGTTGGCAATTTCCCCAAAGTTGAACATTGCCAGTTGCATTGTTGTAGTACACACGCAACCTTGAAGACATGTTTCCAACCAACTCACGCAAGGATATGATAAAGTTATATGCCCCAGAGTCCTTCGCTCCATTCTGACGGATTCTCAACACGACAACCGAAAAGGTATCGTTATATCCGTTGGAGAAGAGGAACGTGAAATTTCTATCATCATATTGGTTGCCTGTGACGGTAATGTCAAACAACTTCGCCCAATAGTGGGAAAGGCTTGCGGTGTTGCTGTTTACCGCTCCCGACCATACGATGTTGTTTTTGTGCCAACCATCGAGCAAATCCGCATTGAGGTTTGTCCATTGTGCGGTAGTCGAAGCTATGTGATTCAAGCCGTTGTAACCGAATTGCATACCTCCCTTGCCGAACTTCACCATTCCTGCGTTGTTGTTGCCAACGCCCATCAAGCCGATAGTGTTGCCAAAGTTACAATCACCAATGTAGCAATCATCGCCAATGCGCAATCCATTGTAAGCACCATTCAATGCGCTAGCTTCAATCTTAAGCTGACCTGTGAGCGTTCCACCTGTCAAAGGCAAGTACTTTGCGGCGATGGTATCCACCTGTGACTTCGTATAAGCATCAGTAATGCCATACCCACTTATCGTTGTCGGCTTGCTTGTGAGTTCTGAGAAGGCAAGGCTGTTCTTGATTGCAAACGAGCCGAAAGTACCCTTGTTGCAATAGGCGAGGTTTGAACTAGTGCCACTATATGCTCCGTTCCAGTAAGCTATGAAGCTCATGTCAGGAATGATGTTGCCATCGATCGATGCGTTAGTCCATCCCGAAGTGCCCACCGCAGAAAGGCTCTTCTTCGTGTAGCTCTTGGTGTAGGTGATGGCTGTTCCACTGGTGGATATGCCAGTCACGAACACATTGCTTCCACTTGGCTGAGTAACCGAGCGCAAGCCATCCGTAATGCCAAATCCCGACAAAGTGGTTGGCTTGTTGGTGATATAGCTCCACGCAAGGTTTCCTTGGAACGCCGTGAGTGCCTTGATGTGTGGAGCGATGAAGTAAGCATCGCCTTGGTTCGTAACGAAAGAAAGGCTTACACCTGCTCCTATAGTGTCATGGTCAGTATAAACCAATGCAGCCGATTGAACGCCACTTGCATCAGGGTTATCGCTAGTTGAGAAAACCAATTGCGGACCGCCATCGCCATAGGACAGCTTTCCAGCCGACTTGATGTAGTTTGCATCGTTGCCATAGGTAGTTCCATAAATCACCAAGCGATTCTGCTCTGCCTTGTAACTTGTGTTGACGGTGACACTAGCCTTTGACAACTTCAAGATGTTGTCTATCTTGGTGATTCCTGTCAAGGCTTGCTCGGCACTGCTGCCCTGCACCTGTGTCGTTCCCACATAATGAGTATGGTTAGACAAGCTGAAAGAACTACCCTTCGTCAAGGTCAAGGTATGCCCACTGATAGATGCGGTTGTTATCGCATTCCCAGAACCTGTTACGCTAACGGCATTCACACCGTCTGTGATACCATATCCGCTGAGACTTGTTGGCTTAGAGGTCAAACTTGCAAAAGTATGTGTATGCCCATTGAGCGAGAATGTAGAGCCTTTTGTGAAGGTGATGGTCTTGCCGCTCTTTGTAACGGCAGTAACGGCATTTCCACTTCCGCTAACTGCTATCGCATTCACGTAACCATCGAGCGATTGGTGTGCGGTAAGGTAGTTTCCCTTCGGTTGATACAAGCTGGCAGCGTCAGTCTTAGTAAGGTAGCTCGCAAGGCTCTGATGTGAAGTCAAGAACGTTGTTCCCTTTGTCACGATGATAGTCGTTCCGCTCTTACTGATGGCTGTCACTGCGTTTCCACTACCGCTAACACTAACGTCCATAGCCGAGCCTCCTTCTAGGCTAGAGATACGAGAATCAAGAGCCTTGATGGAGTAGGCAGAGGCAATCTCACTCAGCGATTCTGATGTAAGCTTCAAGGCATTTGAATAACTCTTCACACTGCCGTTCAAGCCGCCACCACTGGATGATGATGTACCAACACCATAGGCAGAAACACCACCACTAGTATAGAGGTTTGCCACCTCGTTAGTCGTAGTGTTCGTAATCTTCAACGCCTTATTGGTTGCATCATACTCCATCTTTATGTTGCCGATGGAGATGTACTTTCCGTCAGGCACGATGATACTTCCGTTAATATCGGCAGTACCGTTAAACGAGTTACCCCAAAGCTTGCGAGTATTCGTGAGCTGGAGAGCCTTTTTCGCTGACCCGCTTGTAAAGTAGCCCTGCAAGGTGGTGATACTCGTCTTGTTGGTGGATATGCCCGAAGCGTTCACCCCTTCTGCCTTTTTCGCTCTTGTTACCTCGTCAGATATAGACTTGTTGATTCCGTCAACAATACCGCTCAAAGTGTCTGTCTGCGCAATATTGGCGAGGAAGCTCACCACCTCGTTCCACTTATTGATAACGCCGTCCGCAGTCTCCTCGTCGGTAGTTATAAGGGCGTACCAGTCATAGGCACTATCCCAACAAGTTACCTTCGTTGATGTAATGCCGTCCAATACAGACTTATTGCTATGAGTATGCTTTGCTGATACCGCACCATCCCAAGCCGTCTGCTTTGCCGTTGTCGGTATAGAATAACCCGAAGCAAGGCTAATAGCAAACGTGCCGCTTGTTGTGATGGTCTTTGTTGCGCACGTCAAACCAGTAGGAAGGGTAAGAGCTACAGATGTAACAGTACCCTTATTGGTAGTATAGCCCTTTGCATCAATCTCCGCTTTGGTATAATAGCTTGCGAGAGACTGATGAGCAGTCAGATACCCTTTATCATTGGTAAGCTGGCTTACCTTCGTGATGCGGTCAGTGATTTCTGTCCACTTATGGGTATGCGCACTAGGTGTGAATGTTGATGGCTTACCCGTGATGTTATTCCAAGAGAGATTAAGACCGCCAAGTTCTGATGCTATATTGTCAATTCGGCTGCTGAGAGCCTTGATAGCATAGGCATTCGGAATACTAGTCAAGTCTGCATCCGTATAGCTTCCTTCTAAGATTCTCGCATAGCTGATTACGCTTGCAATCAAGCCGCCACCACCCGTGGTAGATGATCCTGCTCCGTATGCCGTGATACCACCTGTGGTATAGAGATTTCCATCAATTTTGATAGCCTTGTTTTTGGAATCATACGTGAGCTTAATGCCATGGAAGGAGATTGTGCCCTCGAATGTAGCATCGCCCGATACGCCAAGTTTGGAGAATGGAGCGTTTGGCTTCAAAGATACAAGGTCAGCAACGCTCGTTCCTGCACTTCCTTCCTTCCAAGTCGGCTCGAAGAAGGTGAGGTATGCGCCAAGATTCTTCTCACTGATGATAAACGATGTCGGGTCTGCGTGAACCTTTCCGCTCACATCCCACCAGATAGCACCATTGGCAAGATAACCCGAGCCATCGAAGCGGATGAGGGAGGTTGCAGGGGTAAGATTTCCGCTATTATAGTCCTTATCCACCATCTGACCGCCCCACCATGTTGCGATACTCTTCTTCCCTCTATTCGGGTCTATTGCTCCGTTGATACCGCTCTGAACGTTTCCGTCTCCGTCTCTCAGCGCAAGGAGCGTTGTCATTACAAGACCACCGTCAATATCTGTAGTCTGACCGAGCGCATCCTTGAGATACTTGTAACCTGCGAGGTCTGTGATATTCTGCTTCAAGTCACCATATATCTTGCTAGTGATATAGGCATTAGCCAAACCAAGTTTGTCATAGAATGCGCTGTATGCGGACTGAAAGTTGGTGAACTTCGTTCCCACGGCAGAGACGATAGCAGCCTTGCCGTTAGTATCAGCCTTATTGTAATTTGTAGATATATCTGAGAGATACGTAACGAGTTCCGTCTTGGCAGTAGAGAGAGTAGTGAAAGCAGTATTAAGGTCGGTGAGTTCTTTTGTACTCTTTAACACCTCTGCTCCCTTCACTTCATTGTACGACTTCTCGGCAGCTGCGAAAGCATCTTCAAGTCGCTTGGAATCCTGCGCCATTGCAGCAATCTCAGAAGGCTCTAGGTAGCCATCTTTGACGTAGCTGTCGAACGTCTTTTTGTTTTCGGTAACAGTCGTTCCGAGGGCGTTCAAGTTGCTCTGTGTCGTCTTAATCTCTTCTTGCGCCTTCTCAGCAGCTTTCTTAGCTTCCTCTGCCTTCGTGTCATCGGTATACTTGCTAGCCAATTTCCAATCGGCAATATCGAACTTTTCGCCTTCTGCCTTGGCGGTGGAACACTTCAAGATTTCGTTCTTGTAAGTGCTACCATCGTTCGGATAGGTTGCGTTCACCCACATATCGTTCACATCGTATGGTGGAACTGGCTGAGAGCCGAAGATGCGTCTCTTGGTGTTGGCGGTAGCTTGCGCTCCATTAGCCTTCTTATCCGCAGCGGCTGCATCTTTGAGTGCTTGGCTTGAATCTTTGAGTGCCTTGGTCAGCTCCGTATCTGTGATGATAATCCACTCATAGGTAGAGCCATCCTTGGCAAAGCGGTATGCCTTGCCCGTCTTGTTGTCATAGTAGAGGTCTCCCAAGTGGGTTTTCTTATCATTGTCGGTCTTCCAACTGATGGCTGGAGCATTCTTCAAAGTAGGAACGCCGTCATAGAACCAAGTCTCAATAGCTCCGTCTATCTGGTTTTGAAGGTCGATAATCGTCTGCGATTTCTGGATAATGGTCTCAACGGCATTCTTATCCAAGCTCTTCTCGGTGATGTACTTATCCAAGGTCTTTCCATCGTAGGTGGACTTTATATCCAAGTCTCCCTTGATGGTAACTTTCTTCGTCTCGCTATCAAACTTGACATAGGATTCACCCTCGTAGTTATTGGCACTAGTAGGTCGGTCTCCGAAGTACATATCTCCGTAGACGTGGAAGAAAGCCTTGCCTGTAGAATGGTTCACACCATAGTCAACATATTCCTTGTTATTGAAAGTATAACCATTCACTCCGTGATAGAGCGTAACACTTGGCGAATAGGTATCAACGGCAGAGAACACCAAGCAACTCTGCCTTGCGATGTCTGTTCGGCTACCAACTTGGTTCAACACATCGTCTACCATTGGAATATCACTGCTTGTGTCCTTGTCTATATCCGATAAGTCCACATAGTGATAGTTCTTTCCCTCTATCTCAACGGTTTCTGTAGACACACCGATGACTAGTCGCCAATAGTAGTGATTGCCGACATTGTGAAATTTCCCTTGTGTGAGGTTGAAACTCTTGCTTCTCGCTTGGTCTCCAACCTTCCATTTATTCTCCACCTTTGAGCCATCTTGCTCACCAAGGAAGTAGCATCTGTAAGCATTCTGACTAACACCATCATAGGTAACATTCACCTCTTCAACCTTCAATATTCGGTTACTGCCTACTGTGGTAATGAACAATTCACCACCCAAGGTGTCCGTATGCAATATCTCCAAGGTCTCGAAGATAGCCTTCATCCTAACATTAAGGTAGTCGGTCGTCAGATGACTTCTGAAAAGCTCGTCTAAAGACCAATCGCCCCCACTTAAAGCCGAATAGTCCCCAACTTGAAGCCCTCGCAAGAACTTAATCAAGAAGTTTGCCGCATCCGTCTTATCCTTATGAAGATAGGAGTTTTCAACCCTCTTGGCTGAAAATACATTGAAGTCTGTAGGTTGAACAGTTGTGTCATAGCTCTTAATGATATAGATACTATTTCCACTACCTCCCTTATTGAGATAGCTTTGCCCATTGAAAACAAGTTCCTCAATCTGTGAGGACATCGCATTGAGCCTAGAGTAAGCTGGTTTCTCACCTACAGTATACTTTACGCTATCAAAGGGAACGTCAAGATGTAACTCATAGCCGATAATTCTAGATGCTCTAAAGCTCATATCATATCCCTTGTTGAATAGGTTCACCCTATCGCCCTCAAAATGGAATTGTCCCTTGCCGTCATTGTATGAGTAATCAGACGCAGCCGTGCAAGTATAGGTCGTAGGGTCTATCATTGACTTCTTCAAGTTCTTGATGGCATCGGTCAAGAGCTCGTTGGCGGAAGATGTCACCAAGGTATTGCCCAACTTCGTTGAGTCCCAATTGTAGAGTACAAAGGTATCTCCGTCTTTCGGATGCAGAACCGTGTCTGGCAAGAATCGTCCGTAGTCCTCGTTTGCAACAATCTCAAAGACCTGTGCCGCTGGATTTATCTGTTCCTTGCCATCCTTCAGTATAGGGCTACCATTAGAATCTCTCAAAATCTCGGACTCACCATCGGGATTGAACTGACACTCGAAATCCATTCCATTCAACGAACCACTTTGGAAGATAATATGCAAGGGCTTTCCACTGAGGATGTAGGAACTTCTGAAAGCCATGTCCCCTGTCTTGTTTCCGTCTGCGTCTACGATGGTCAGTCCCTTTACTCGATAGAAAGTCCTCTTGATATAGTCGCCCTCCTCGGGTGTGCTCTCGTCCTCAACATCCTTCTCATAATAGGTAACATTAGAAGTCTTGATTAAGTTCCTTGGATAAATGTCATCATTGGTGGTAACGCCCTCTACATACTCGTCTTCGGTAAGTCCCTTGACTTGCAAGCAGCCATTCTTCAACTCAAAGCCGTTATCTTCCAAGAGTTTCTTGTTCTCAGCGGAACACTCTTCTAAAGTAGGGAGCATAAGCCTCTTCTCCACCACTCCGTTCTTTGTAACGTCAGCGGAAGAGTTCTGCTTATATCCACTAGGTAAGTTCCTAGCCGCTCCAAAGGCATATACCCTGTTGGCATAGCTTGCTTGGCTCTGCGAGCTTGACATTGAAACAATGTTTTCGCCATCCTTGAAGTCTACAACCTCATTGGTATTCTCGCAAGTACCAAAATGCACGAGGTTTCCCTCTACCCACCATTCGCACTCAAAGGTCTGTGCGATATTAGCGATAGCATCAAGAATGCTAGAATTGGAATAGGTGATTACCTTGGACTTAGTACTGTCAACGCTAGCATCCACCACGAATGTGTAATCGCTACCTTTTCCCGTGTAATTCGGGTCATAGAGATACGACTTGCTAGCCTTAGCCAAGAAATCCAAGTTATCCTTGATGATGTTTGCATGTGTAATGATATTCGAGGTAAGCGTGAATGTGCCCTCTGGAGAACCAGAGTTAGGCATATATTTCAGTCTCTTGTTCTTCCATTTCCTATAGTAAGCATCAAACTCCAACTCATAGGAATATCCAAGAGTGCCATCGTCCTTTGGCTTTACGTTATCAACCAACTCAAACCTTCCATAGTCAGTAACGATGAAATCTCCCATCTTGAAGTATATCGCACTGCCAAGCTTAAAGGATAGCTTGCAATAGTGGGACTGCATCAACTCGAAGTGCACCAACGCATCCTCCGTTACGGGAACGGAGCACCTTACGTGTACGTCTCCCTTTGTGTCGTAAAACTTAACCTCTATATCCTTGTATGTCCTCATTGTAAATCCTCAAATTCCTTCATGTTAAACTTCTCCATATCATCGCTTGTGAGCGCACCCCTATTCTTCGGGTCATACTCAACGAACTTAATGCTCTTCTTCCCGATAGCTCCTCCCTTTCCTCGGGAATAGCTAGTGGACTTCCTAGAGCAGAAGAGCCTGTAAATGTCAGACTTGGAAGACGGAACTTGTATTGTTACGAATCCATTATCCATCAGCGCATCGAAAGCCGCCAACCTCTTGTTATAGTCATTGTGGTCTCTGCCTACAATCGTAAACTCCAAGGTTACGTTCCGCTCCGCCTTCTTCGGTCGTATCAGTATGACCCTCGTTCCGTCCTCTGTGCGCACGGAGTTGGTGATGTAGTCCTTGTTGTCAGCATCCGCTTCCAAGGCATCAAGAAAACCGCTGCCCATCTTGATACGATAGGTAGCCCATGCGTCTTGTCCGTTTATGATAAGTTCATTCGTGTTCATGCCAACAAAGTTAAAAACAAAATGAGGAATAATATTATATTATTATCATAATGCTTTCACTTAAAATTTAAGTGCAAAAAGGGCGCAAATCCTAAAAGGAAATGCGCCCAAAAACAATAAGCTTTTAAAATTATGAAGTTGTGTTTTCGTTTCCCTTTACCTTTGCAGCTAACGCTACTTTATCTTCTGCATCCTTGCGTATCTTTTCAATTTCTTCAGCAGGAGCGTCAGTTAGAGCCAGCATTTGTACAGCAGTCTCTAAAGAAAGTACGCCTTGATTATATAGTTCCGCTATTACTTTCCACTTATCCTTTTTGTCATCCTCGAAAGGTTCGGCAAAATCGAATTCGACCTCCAACTTATCCAACTTGCTTCTCATCTCAGGATATAGTTCCTTCATTACGGCTATAATCACATGCGATAATCTACCGACAAGTTCTTCATAGATTTCCATTCGGTTCGCTCGCTTGATGTAACCCAATACCAACGCTCGTTTTATGCCGACACTAGTAAGCGTACTCATAGCTTTCATTAGTTCCGGTGACATATCCGGTGTAAACGTATCAAACAATATAGACTGAGCCAAGTCTTCTTTCTCTGCCTTGCGGATTTCGGAATTCTGAGGTGGGTTGATATATTCAAACCTAGAGTTCTTGCCTGTAAGTTGTATGAGTTTACCTGGCTCGTTCCGCTTAGGGATTGATTGTATCACGTCAGCAGTAGCAGCGGCAATAGGGTCAGCAAAGTAGTTGTTAGTATCTCCAATCTTGGAATCAAGCATCTCTTCACGTTCCATTCTTGGCTCTGCACCATCCCATGCTTTAGGTTGGCGAAAGTAGATGCCGTTAATCTTTCCTGTCGGATTAGGATACTTATACACTTTCCACCCAAAGCCACCACGTTCACAATGATAGTTAAAAACGGATGTCAATATATCCCAACATTCGATAGTCTTTGACTCTCGCTTTAAGGAATAGCCTACAGCAAAAGCAAGCATGTTTCCGTATTGGTCAAACAACTCTCTCATCTTATGTCCCTTTGAGCGAGCTGCAACATACACATCAACATGCATCTTTCCGTTTTTTTGCGAAAAATTAAAAACAAAACCGCTTTCGGTTTCTGCTCCGGCAAGTCGCTTGCATTGACGTAGCTTGGTATTGAAGTATATATCCTTCAAGTATTTTTTATATAGTTCAAAGGCTTCATCGTCACCTTCAGTCTTCTTCCACATAATCGGATTGCCTAACAAGAAGAACAATTCTACCTCATTTATGTATCTTTGTCTTGTTCTTGCCAACTTCTCCGTCCTGTATGGCTTCTCTCCCTTTACCCATTTATCTTCACGGCTCATCACCTTATGGGTTTGTGGATTATATTCCGAAATGGCATTATCCACATCGAAATCATGTTGTTCCATCATATTTACGACAGAATCAACATCATTATCTTCCAAACGTTCGAAGATGCTTCTCTCCACACCTAATGCATTGAGCGTGAGGTTTCGAAAATATGTCTTTATCTGAATAATTGAATCTACAAACATCCTTATAACTTTTTGAAGCAAAGGTAATAATAAACAGGGTTTCTACATACTTTAATTTACGTATGCCTTTCACTTAGTTTTTAAGTGAATAAAAAAGACTATTTACTAAAGAATCTATTTTTATTTAGTAAACAATCTTTTTTATTTACATATGACTTTTATCTACCCTTATAGCATACTTACACTAACAATCTAATAATTAAACACTTGTATTTTTATTACAAAAGTAATTATATTTGTCATTTAGTACACTCCTAAGTCTGATTTAGATGCTTTTCTTGGCTTCATCACTTTACCGAGCAATACGGCAAGAATATAATACCTAGCAGCATCTATCAAATGGTTATCATGGTCTTCGGGAACATTGATGTAATTACCATCCTTATCCTTTGACCACACATATTTACGGAACTCGCTCTGTAAATGGACTGATTGCTTAGTTGTGAAGATTTCGAATGTCTGCATCTTGTCAATACCAGCCAATATAGAGCCAGCACCCTTTTGTGCTCCATATATAACTATTCCACCAAGAGCTACCTCATCTATAAGTCTAGGGTCAGCACTATCTGCATACACAAACAAGCCTTCGTCCGCATAAGGGCGCAAGAATCTTATGATGTCGCTAGATAACATTTCCGTTCTATAGCAAAGTTCCTCTATGTATAGGCGTTTGTCTACGATGCCACACTTCACAATAGCAGTATAGTCTTTCGAATATCCCCAGTCTACTCCGATGGCTACTTTCCTTGCGTTGCTAGGGAACTTGTCAACGATGCCTACATGCTTGAATATTGCACCCTCAGATACGTCAGACCATCTACCTATCATTATATGAGCATATTTCTCCGGTTCATTCTCCTTCATCTCTAATACCTCATTAAGGAACTCAGGTGAAAGATGCTTTATATTATCAAGATAGGTCGTATGTATATGAAGTACTCTAGGGTCTGTACTGATCTGGACGGGAACGCCATCAAAATACACCTCTTTATGTGTCTTTTCGATGAAACGCTTATATACCCAATGATTTGAATCACAAGGGTTCATAATGATTATTACTCGGTTGTGCAAGCCTTTCTGACGGATTGAAAGCATGATGCGCTCAAAATCCTTCTCACTCGTCCATTCCTCAGCCTCATCAACGACAAACGTAGTCACACCATGAATAGACTTTAACTTCGCAGTCTGATTACCGCTAGCCGTATGAATACCACGGAACATGATTTCAGCTCCCGTCATTTTGTTGACTATATCCGTCTTCGTGTTCTTGAAATAATCCTGTGTGCCATCTATCTCTATTTTCTCTTTAACCTCTGGAATTACGGAAATAGCGGCACTCACCATTGTATAACGTGTATAAAGAATCTTATGTGCTATCTTTCTTTCTGCATTGTATTCAAAAGTAAGTCTTTCGATAAACTGAGAAGCAGAGAAACTTTTTCCTGACGCACGGCTTCCTGTTATAAGGTAAATGAAATGCGTCTTGTCATTATATAACGGATAATAAACGGAATGTGTTTTTGCCATTATTCACCCTCCCCTTGCTCTTCTGCTTCCTGCTCAATCTCTCTTTCTATCCACTTGTTGACGGATATACCTTTCTTAGGGTCAAAAGGAATGCCCTTTTCCTCTTCATCCTTCTTACCTCTCTGTATCTCTCTCCAAGTCATATCGTAATGGAATAACCAAGTAGAAAGAGCTTGTACGTTAGGTGGGGTCTCCTGCTCGGTTTCTCTAGTTTCCACTACTATATCATCTGTCATAACTCCATCTACAACCATATGTCTTTTGGTGGTTGTCTTGCCTTTTACCTTGACACCTCCAAGGGCGCATTTAAGGAATCTTCCACGCACGATTGCATTGATAAACTCTCTGCCACGCACGAGGGATTGAGTTATCCTTTCGCCTCTTTCCGCATTTTCGTCTTCATTCCAATTCTCGTATTTTCCGTTTTTCATTCGGTTGAAGACCTGTGGATTTAGGTCAACCCCAAACTTCAAACCAAGGGCGTAGGCAATTTCAGAATCCTTCTGACCTTGCTTTGCAAGCTGTTCTATCTCATCGTAGAAAGCATCGCCATTGTAATCAAATTTCGGTTTTGCCATTTTCTTGTATTTATTATTGTTTCGCTATATATTGGGCAGATGGGATTTATACCTTGCCTCTAATTTTGTTATACATATAGATAGGAACGGCTAGTAAGAACATCGGTATTGCCAATATCATAGTTATAGCCAAGTTCGCAATCTTCATTATTCTTTTCTTGTTCTCCTTCATAATCTTTCGATATTTATGAGTTGACCAATTGTCCTACCTTGTTTATCAAAGGAGTAAAGAGACACGACACCCACCTATTGAATGCGTTCTTTCTCCTCTTGCCAAGAAACATAGAAACAATCATAAATGGAATGAGCATACCTATTGTTATTGCCGCTATTATGTACCCTAGTAATATTCTTATAATCTTTTTCATTGCTTATTCGTTTATATTCGTTTTGCTACTTTCATAAGCATTTCTCCCTTGATTACCTTGTCGGTTTCGATAAAGCCAAAGGTGCTCATAAAACGTTCCTTGTTCTCTATATTATCAAAGGAAAGCATGACGTAAGACTCGGCTTCTAAAGCTTTTTCCGCTGCCTTGGTATTTACCTCTTTCTTTACCTGTTGCATACGTTCTTTATTCGCTTGATATTGAGCCTCTTGCTGCTGATTGGCTATAATTTGATTTTGTTCTATCTGTCGTCTCTGCTCTTCTTGCTCATCCTTTGATACTGGTTCTTTTCTGTTTTCGCTTTCTTGGGCAAATGGGTCTAGTAAGGAATTAAGTTCTTTACCTAGCTCATCTTCGCCTTCAGTCTTTACCATTGCATCATAGCCGAACAGGGATAAGTCTTCTTCCGTTAATCCGGCATCCATATAGTTTATGTCCGGAAGTAACTCACGGACTTTCATGTCATCCCATTCTCCATGAGCATTCTCGGAATTAAGCATGAAATTCAGTTCAACTTCGGTCTTGTAATCCATATTTACAGCCTCAGCCAAAAGAGTATAATCCTTTTCGGGATAGCCCATAATCTCATCCACGATGGTTACTTTTTGGTTGCCGCCTACGATGGTCATTGTTTGCTTATTGACGGTTATACCACCAACAACGCCATATTTTCTTATGGAACGTTTCAATGTAGCTTTCTGCTGCGGTGAAATCTTCCTTGGATTATATGGTGCTATCTGCACTTCGGAGCGTTTGAACTCTTCTTGCTTGCCTGTGAAATAATCTCTTGGTTTCGTCATCTTATCAACTCATTGTTTCTTGCAAAGGTATGAATAATAATTGTTTAAGAGAAATGTTTACTTGCGTGTCTTTTCACTTTGTCTTTTAAGTGAAATAACATATCGCAGCAATATATTAATTGGCTTGCATTTTGGTTAATTTTGCACAAAAAAGATATGGGAGACGTTGGTAATAATGGGGCATATGCTAGGCTGAGAGCACAAGCTACCTCTATGCGGAGAAAAGCCGAGTCGGTTGGTAACAAGCTACAAGCTATAGCTGAAGGTATAGCTAAGAAGTATGGAGCAAGGGTCACTCCTATCAATTACAAGAGTGTTGACTCTATTGTACGCAAGGCTAAGGGCGAGGCTAATGGTATTAAAGACATTAAGGACTCGTACAGAACAACTATCATCGCAGATAAAGGGTCAATACCGAAAATAATAAAAGACCTTAAAGGCAAATACAAGGGCTTTGAGTTCGTTAGACTCAAGGAACAGAAACTGGATACTGGCTATTCAGGAAACATCATCAATATCCGGAACAAGAAAACCGGACTTATTGGTGAAATACAAGTTAACACCGCCAAGATGATTTACGCCAAAGAGAATTACTCGATAGCCTACAAGCTGTTGGGTGGGAAGACCATGCGAGAAATCTATAAAGAGACCAAGAAACCATCCGGTTGGGGACATGCATTATATGAGCAAAGTAGAACCGCCAAGAGTAACGGAGGTAAGAAGCAAAGGTCGGTATCTATGCAACAAGCTTACTATGCAACATTTCAATAATTAATATATTTAAATTTCAAGTAATAAACATTAATTTGTTTGCAAGTTTAATATATTTTTTATATCTTTGCATTGTAATAAGGAGATAAAGACTATGAACAATAAAGATAAGAACAAAATCAGCCACCTCCTTAAAAACGGAGAGTCGGTTTATGTTTACTATTGGGAGGATGACATCGTTGTCCGTTATCAATATGTAAATAAAGAACTTATGTGTTACCCTAAAGGTAAAGGGCGTAAGCCAAAAGAGTTCAAGTTTAATGAGAACACCTATGCACAAGATGCTCTTGAGTTAGGTGAGTTAATAACGAAAGAAGAATATGAAAGATTCTGAAATGATAGAATTGTGCCTTGGTATCGCTTGCAAGGCGCACAAAGGACAGATTGATAAGGTTGGATTGCCTGTTATATTACACCCTATCCATGTTGGAGAAATGGGTAATAGTACCGAAGAGATTTGTGTCGGATTTCTCCATGATACGATTGAAGATACGGATATGACCTACGACAAGCTGTTATCACTAGGTGTTAGAAAAGACATTGCCGATAGTGTATGTGTCCTAACCCACAAGAAAGGTGTTCCGTATTTTGACTACATACAATCAATCATTGACTCAAAAGATATGGTTGCAATACAAGTCAAAATCAACGACCTGCATCACAACCTATCGAGAGCTAAGAAGTACGGATTTCAAAAGCAATATGAAAAATGTACTACGGCATTGTCAATGATGGGAAGGTTCTTCCCACATGAAGAGGGACAATACTACCCATCGTTCGAATATATTCCTTAAGATGTACGCTTACGTGTTAAATTCCATCCGTATTTCTTTGCGTATTCTTTCATAACTTGATATTGCGCACCAACATTACCTCTATCATTAGCTTCCGTGACACGTTTCTGTATTTCGTTTGCTTCACGATTATAACTAGACACCTCACTTGCACTAGGGACTTTTCCTCCTTTCGTAAAACTAGAACGCTTTCTGTTTAAAGCTAGCACTTTCTCGTTTATTCGATTTCGTATTCCGCTCTTTGAAAGATACTCTGTCTGTTTTTGCTGAAGGGTTCGTCTCCATTGCGAATTTTTCTTACCAAAAACATCCCATGCATCCGATTCTGAAAGTCCCCACCCTTTACTTGGTCTCTTCAAAGAATACGTATAATTCTTTGTAACTGCTCGAATCTCGGAAGCGTTATGTGCTATAGTTGTAAAAATGTCAGCTCCGGACAAAATTGTGCCAACTCTTCCAGCTATAGTATCTCCAATACCTCTATTAGGATGGTTGTGAGTAATGATGGCATCTTTGTAGTTATAGCCAAAAGGTAATTGCGTACTATGTGCCTTTCCTGTTTGGGAATGCGCTATTTCTTTTCCGTCCTTATTAAAGGCATAAATACGTTCCGTCTTTAGCTTTCTAATCTTAGCTTCAGTGTCAGACAAAGCCGCATCCAACCCACGGCTATGTCCGGCATTGATTTGCCTATCCGCTCTTTCGCCTCGTTGAGGTCTGCCTCTATATCCTCTATCTGCCATATATAAATCTCCTTTTTTATTTTGCAAAGATACAAAATTTGCAAGGGAGTACCTACATATCAAAGGTTTACAACTTCACTTATCTATATTGTGCAATCATTCTTAATCTTTGTTGTATTTAACCTCAACACCAATCATCGTTTGTTTCACAAAAACCGCCTTACAAGACAATAACTTTCCATTCTTAGAGAATTCTTTATCCTTGTACCTAATATCATATTTGCCAATATGGTAATCGTAGCAAGCATCAATACAACTCTCTACAAGCTTCTTCTCTGCTTCGAAGTATGGCATTTCCTTCTTGCTCACTTTCGCAAGCCACCCACCACCTTGTTTTAGGTCGAATATTCTTGAATACCCATCACGCAAGCCATTGCAATATGCGGCATAAAACTGCACTTTCTGAAGAGGAACTTTTGTACCTTGTTCCAACAACTTGACAGCCAACGCCCTAGCCTCATCATCTTGGCTCTGCTCTAGTATCTTCATTGCATGGTTTACAACCCTTCTTTCCTGTTCCGTCATGTTATTTAAAATTTAAGTTTTTCAGAAAGCTCAATCTACCTTCTACTTGTGTAAAGGTTTCGTCCAACTCATCGTCACTCATAGAGGAATAGAAAGTATAACTGCATGGACGCATAGTAAATCCATCAATTAAGAAGACAGAGAACCACATAATTCGCTTTACACTACATTGCTTCAGATTAACTTCTAATGCTCCTTGATCTACTTTTACGACAATATTATTGGTTGATTTAATGCTTAACGCCTTACCTAAAACATCATTATATACTTCATTCATTACTCTTCTCTTTAAATCCTACATATCTCTTCATTTCACTATAAGCTCTCTTCATAGCCTCAGCCGGAGAAAGATTATACTTTTTCTCAATATCGCTTGTTATATCCGCAAGATGCTTTCCAAACAACTCTTCAATATAACAGTCATCTTTCATCCGCTGAATACCCCTTGCATATATCTTAGCCTTATCCATGCCCCATTCCAATCCCATTTCGTGAATAAATTCATCCAATTGCATAAGGCTTTTCTTTCCGAAGTTTCGGAATTTTATCATATCGAGCTTGGAATATTGTACCAAGTCTCCAATAGTATCTATGTCGGCTGCCTTTGTCACATTAAGGACACGAACCGGTAAATTACAATTAACTAATCTGATGGAGAACAATGAAGGGGGAACATCTTCAGGTTGTTCTTCTTCTTTTTCACCCTCTTGCATAATAAACTGCATTTTTACATTCTTAATTTCCTCTTTCAAGGAATTGTTCTCCATCTTCAAGTCTACAAATTCTTCAATCGCATAGTTGAACTTCCGGATAGCCTTAATAACAATCTGGCGCACCCTTTCTCTTGAAAGTTCAAAATTATCGGCTATATCACTAATTCGGTCTCCATTGAAAAATGCTTGCATAATCTTTTTCTCTCGTAATCCGTATTGTGCCGTTAACTCCAATAACATACAAAGTGAACTACCTATTTTGTCATAGCTGAAAGAAGAAACGTTCAACGCATCATGCATTAACATTTGTATCTTAGCATTTACCTTGCGCTCACTTGCCAACAACTCTTTCCGCTCTCTTTCAAGTAAATCCTCTGAGACAGATAACATCTTGTATTTCTCGGAATACTTCTTAACATCATCGGCATTCACCCAAAAGCGTTTACTGCTTTTATCATTGTAGCCTCCAAGCAAGCCCTTGTTAACCCAGTTCGTAATCGTCTGAGGGTCAACACCTAAATAAGCAGCGGCATCATTTCTTGTCATTCTCTCCATACGAAACCCTTTCTTTTATTTTTTGTTCTTAAAATATTCACCATAGGCATTAACCAAATCTTTTTCAGTAATACCTCTTCTCAAACAATCATTAGCGAAATCTACTCGTACATTATCATTCCTTTGAACTTTATTGTATCGTTCTGAATACTCTTCAATTAAGTCCGCAACAACCATATACGCTTTAATTTGGGAGGTTTTAAGCATGTCAACACTAACAAAAGTCTTGCATATATTGATACCTCGCCTTTTGTCAATCTTTTGCAGATAAAGCCCCATACTTGTAGCAACAACCTTACTTGTATCATTCTTATAAATAAGTACCGTATAGCCTACTTCTCTTTCGATGTGAGCAAGCACCCTATTAATTGGCATGTTCTCTATTCCCAATGCTCGCTCGGCATATCTCCGCAAGAAATGAGGCGTATAACTGAACTGCTCTGCACTATTCTCTTCGTCCAACAAGGAAGTAGCACATACGTAATCGTTCGTTTCCTTGCAATAGATAAACATGTCAAAATAGAATTGTCTTATGTTCCCTCTATCTACAAACACGCATACTTTGTACTCGGTAGCGTCTTTCGTCTTGAAATCATAACACTGAGTTGTGTATCGTCCCATTCCCTTACGAAGCTCACGGATGAGTTTCTTTGCTTTTTCGATAGCAAACTTTTCTAGCATAGGCTTATCCTTCTTGAATATATCAAAGAGTTCACGCCCTGTCATTGAACCTATAATCATTCTCTACCCTCCTCTTTTTCGTTCAATTCGCTAGTAAAAGAACTTTTTAATCCATCGTATTGCTTTACCACCTGTTCCAAAGCCTTATTCTTCTCACGCAACTCATCACGCTCTAAGAGTAACTTTCTGTACTTCTCTAACTCATATCTAACTTCTTTCGAGTGAAGCCTCTGTAGCTGATTGTTGAGTTCATTAAGTCTGTAGCCTTGTTCACGTGTTTTCTTACGAAGATGACATAATTCTTCTTGCATTTTTGAATAATTCTTCAATACCCTAAGAGTTATTCGCTCTTCGGGTATATCCTTATTCACATCATTCTTTCTTGCCTTACTCATAACTAAAACTCCTTGTCCTTTAAAAATAAAACGCTCCCAACCAAACAACAAATACCTTTCCAGCCAAGCCTCTTCGCTTGTATTGTAGCCAAAGTATTTATAGGTTTATGTTTGAGAAGTCCATCTTCATCGCACAATAATATGTTATTATCATCAAGATGAACCAACTCGACATAACCACCAACTAAAGCCTGAGCCTCCTCTAAAGAAATCTTTTCTCCATTCTTTGGCTGCACCTCTTTGACGATGCAGCCTACCTCGTATAACTTCATGCTCTATAAATTTAAATAAGACATCATATCTTGAACGGCATCCATATCGTGCTCAATACTCTGCTCATATTTGCTTTTAAGGCTTTTATAGCCCTCTAATATCGTAAAGCAATAATGTTTACCATCAAAGTAAAAAGGCAACTCATTGCAATTCTTCTTGTTTGCTGTGAAATTATAAGGACTCCCATGTTGAAAATCAAACTCGAAAGAATTGCTATCGTCCTTACATCGCTCTACTATCTTACTTCTCCATTCTGCAATATGCGCTTGCATCTTTTTTTTATCGTTAGATGTTTCTAGCCATAACGTAGATAACGTAGTCCCCAATATATCCAACTTGATAACATAAACGTTATTTGTAACCACTGGTTTCAAAGCCTTCAATGCTTCATCCAAAGCGTTAGCCAAAGCTCCATTTTTGCAATTATTTGCCCTAAATTGGCTTATTACTTGATATGCTGTATTCTTATCCATAATCTCAAAGTTCTAAATTTCAACACCAAAATTCTCTGCAAATATCTGAAGCATTGTCAGCTCCAAAATAACTTTCTTCGCCTCGTCCTCTCTCATACCATAGCATACTGCAAAACGCTGACGTAACGTTGCGCAATCCATATCGTGACGCTCGTTTAAGAAAGCTATCATATTTCTTACTAATTCTTTGCTATTCATTCTCTTAAACAGTTTTTATGGTGTGTCTCACCTTTTATATTATTTGTACTTTTCAATTGTATTAAAGACATTATCTAAAGCCTCATCGCAATACGCTGTACTAGTTACACATGCGCCTCTAGAAATCGCCTTGTAACAATCCCTAAGACCAAGCAAACCACCAATAAGCTTAGATGCATCATAGCAAGTAAACTTATTCAAGTCCAATGCATCAATAGCATTAATACCATTTTCTGTAATAACACCTTTAATATCATTGATGAATTTCTTCTGCTTTTCGGTAATCATCTTCATAACAATTGTACTAGTTTTTAATGTGCTCGCTCTGCACTATCTTGCAAGAAACTTGTCTTGCGACAAATCTTCAAGTATCTCTTAAAGACATTGCAAAGATACAAAATAATTTCTCAACACGCAAATGTTTTATGGTTTTTCTTTATTTATTTAACCTTTATTTACCTATAATATTTCTATATTACATGCATTAACAATAAAGGCAGACTTTCACAAGCCTGCCAATACATATAAAGAAGATAATACATTATTATATATAAATTAAAAAGAACATTATCTGTTGTCATACCTGTAGAGTATTACCCTACTTTGTGGAAATACCTTATATATACGTTCTAAGTCTTCGGGTGCATTATCCCTTAGCCATGCAAAACAATCCAAGTCCAAAGACAAACCGCCTGATGCATTCCCAACCTCTGCATTCTCCGAGCGCAATGCTCTGGAGTACATTATCGGCTTAGGCAGATGCCGATGTTTCATATATTGCAAGATTTGCTTTTGAGTAAAATCAGCAAGAGGATAACAATTTCCACCATGAATGTAATTTTCATCCTCATACGACTTCAACATAAGGCTTCGGTTCATCGAGTCTGCTTTCTTCATACCAAAGAATACGTATTCTATTCCGAAACGCTTTTTTAAGGCTTTTACTACCATAGAAAGATTAAGAACCTTTACTTTTGGATTCGGAACGCAATAAACTCCATAATGAAGATTGTATGTTGTATTCCAATGTGGTATCTGCTCGAACTCTATCTTCGGGTATCTAGCCTTCAGCCAGTTTATCCATCGTTGTATATGCTCTAAGTCTTTTACGAGATACATAAATACACATACTATGCGCTCAAACTTATCATATAATAAGTCCAATGTAACAATGGAGTCCTTGCCAAGAGACATCATAACGATACAATCCTTACTCTGTTCCCTAGCCATATCAATTACCATATTGGCAACATCTATGGGATTCTTCCTCACTACAAGAGGCTTTACTCGCTTGCGTCCCATATTACAACAAACTTAAAATCTGGCTTCCTGAAATACGCATAGAGTTTGTAGCTTCCATTTGCAACATTTCACAGAAAAGCCGTTTTTGCTCAAAACTTTCGAAGTCAATGAAAATAAAGTTATCAATATCTTCCTTTCTTTTCTTTCCGACATCAGTACAATGCAGTTTTTGCTCCTTGACCTCTTCCTTTGTCATCTTTGGCTTAGCTGCGTGCTCGGCCACTATCTCTTCAGATGTTTTTTCGATGTTGGGTAATTCGGTCATTGGCGTTGGGGTGGTAACTGAAATTATAGGTTCATTCAAGAAATCCTCGCTAAAGTCATCCATGCCCGAATCCTTCAATGATGCTTCCAAATCATCTTGCAACATCTTGATTTGTTCAGTATCCTGTTCCGTGAAGCCAGCAGCCTTGAAGTCTATTTCATCTATGCTAAAGTTCTTGGCAACCAAGTTGTAATCTATCGGGTCTTGCGACTTCGCCATAAACAACAATTGCTCTTTCTCGGTCTTTTCGTCAAAATCAACGGCTTCTACCTTGATGTCATAATCAGTTTCGGGAGTACCATCATAACCTTGGATAAGGTCAACGCTCATCACTCGTTTATGCCCATCTATGAGATTTCCAGTTGTCTCATTCCATTGAATACCTCCAATGAGACCAACTTTCTTAATATTGGCTTTTTGCTGTTTAATGTCCGCATCGGTATGTACCTTCGGGTTGCAAGGGTTCAAGTTTATTTGAGACCTCTTGATTATCTTCGTTTCACTTCCTTTTTTCATTTCAGTTCCTCCTTGTTTTTATCAGCTTTCAACAGAACTATCCTTGCCATTGGGAATACCTTGTATATTTTCTCTAAATCTGCCGGATAAAACTCTTTGAGAAATTTCTGATACTCAATATCCTCAACATCAACTCCTGAACTTTGTTTATTCGTTCCATTTGCTTCTGGGTTCTTTAAACGATGGTCAAGAATATAATCCATTATTTCCTGGTTTTTATATGTAGATAAAGGATAGAATTTCTTCGTCTTCCAATTGATAGCTTCCTTTCCATCCGTATAACTTCTAAGCATAAGCCGTCTGTTCAAAGAATCGGATTGTTTAAATCCATAACAAGCCCACTCTACACCAAGTCTCTTCCTGAGTTTTTCGGTTATATCAGCTAAAGTCCATTGTCTTTGCTTAGGGTCTTGTTTTATTCCCATATATCCGGTTTTTATATCATAAAATAAAGCATAATGAGGAACTTGAACAAACTCAATGTTCGGGTACTTGGTTTTAGCGTAATTATAGTAACGCATAATATGTTCCAAGTCTTTTACTATATACATGAATACTACCACAACTCTCTTGAACTTCTTGTAGCATAAGTCAAGCAATACGATAGAATCCTTTCCACTCAGAGAATGGAAAAGTAATATACTATCTGTCTCCTTGGAAACATCATCAATGATTTCTCTTGCTCTTTTTAGTTCTTGCATACATTATTCTCCTTAAAAACAAGGGGTGAATGAAAGTTAATTCATTCTACCCCTCTTGACTTTTAACCTCTTCTAAGTCTGCGGTTTACACGTTCTGTGACATTGTTAGCTGCGGTACGTGCTGCCAAAGTACGCATAGCACCACCATAAGTAGTTCCTTGTGCGCCTGTGTTTCGGTACTCAACATTTCTGCCACGTTCACGTCTTTCACCAGCCCTAAGACCAGTTGTACGATTTGTTACCGCTCTCCATTGAGAATAACGATAACCTTTTGATGCCTCTGACATAGTTGTAACGTTTTAAGTCCACGAATCATAAACTACTCCCCTTGGGGAATTATCTAGGCTCGGTGGACTTACGCCCACCTACTTTAGAGTCGTTTCTGTTACCTTGTCAATAACAAAGAAGAAAAACAAAGGACGCTCTTTTTCCTTTTTAAGCTCCAACGCTTCGTACATTTCATCCAAATCATGGCTATCATACTTTTCGTGAAGAAAATCAATATCTTCTTTCATAACGATACAAGTATCATTCACCAAAACATCACAATCAAGATACCACGAGTTGTTATAATCATGGAAGTGGATTGTCTTTACTACTCGCAAAGGGTCAACAATACCATCCTCCTGCGCTTTGATAACATCCTCTTCTTCACCATGCTTCTTAAGGAACTCCAAAACATCCTTGTCGAACAAACGACCAATATAATGGTCTGTATAGGCTCGATACTCAACTTGCTTCTTTCCTTCAAGAATCTCCTTGGCATTCTTTCTTGTCATAATCAAGTTAAGAACTTCAATAGCCTTGGCTGGCTTGAAATCGGGATACTTCTCTTTAAATGCGCTTACCTGCGCATCAAAATCTTCTTTGTTATTACTCATAATTAATTATTTCAAGGAACGCAATGCAAAGATAGCATAATTCTTCCATCCAAGCAAATGCGTTCGGGTTATTAAACTCACTTTTAATAAATGGTGAAAATTACTTGTTCTCTAAAGGTTTGGTTGCCTTATTAATTTGCATCCGTTCCTTTTTGCTAAACATATCTTTGTAATTCTGAGAATCATCAATGACAAACTTTTCTTCTTTCTTCATATTCATATCTCCTATATGTTTTAGATAATCATTCTTAATCTTTCTCCAGCAATGCTCGCATCTTGAAGACTTCGTGAACTCTGTCGGCTCGCAAGGGTCAACATCTTTCAAAGAATCAAACTCATGTGGCAGTACCTTAAACACGTTCTCAAAATGTTCTTTATTGTATCTTAAAGCTTCGTCACGATAACGAAACCAAGTACAACATTCTTGAATGCTTGTGTTCTTGCTGAAAATCAAATATGCTTTATTCATAATCCGATACAGTTGTTTCGGTGTGTCTCACCTTTTTATATTACGATGCAAAGATAAGAATAACACCTTAATTTTGCAAGTTTTTTAATGCTTTTGTTTTTATATTTAAACATATTTTATATATCGAAAGAACTTTTAATTCTTCATCACCTCAAAATGGGCATCCATAGCCTCAACAATATTACATAACGTATCAATATCGGCATTAAAACGCCCCATCTCAATATTACGAATGTTGTTAGGCTTATAACCGGACTTTTCTGCCAGTTCCTCCAATGTTATACCACTAAGTTCTCTAACCTCTTTAATCTTCTGCCCCATTATATAGCGATAGAGATTTCGATTACGATGTTTCTTGTCATCATCGGGGTTTCTTCTTTGCTCTAAATAAGCAATTTCAAAGTTCCTTACCTTCAGACAATTAACCATGTTACCAAATATCTTATGCTTAGGGGGAAGAGGAAAACCAGCGGCATCTTCTTTTACAAGTTCTATTTCGCCACCTTCAGTAGCTTGTATGTACTGCGCGAAGCGCACCGCATCATCGTAGTACATTTCCGTAAATCTTTGTATCATATTTTAAGAATTTTCTGCAAAGATACACAAAATAACTCACATTTGGTCAAACTTGAAACATACAAATAGGTTTTATTTGGTATTTTTAAGACTTCGCTGTACTTTTGCACAATAGGAATAAAAATAATTTAAATCATATAATTATGTGGGTATATAGCGAAAAACAAAAGACGTGGGTCAACCTTGAACAAGTTCAGCGAATTGCTAGCGATGGGCAAGGTGGGTATCTGTTAATCAGTCAAGATGGCAAGAAAACATCCGTCGACCAAACTTGGTATGACAAGGCTATGCGTTGGGTTGACCCTGACTGGTGGGAAAAACACCCTAATGGCGGTAAGGACTCCTTGAACTTCGAAGATGCTCTGAAGGCTATTATGAAAGCTACAGGTGCAAAAATGGACAAAAAGGATAAGGATAAGAAAGAGGGGGAAGAATAGACCTTCCCCTTTCTTCAAAATTCAAACATCGTTCTTTGCCTCTCCTATCATTTTCATAACATATTCCACTACCTTTTCATTTGCCTTGTTTATATTCGTAAAGTCCTTTTGAATGTAAATATCAGTAACATCTAACTGCGAAACGTGATTGAGTGCTTCGTGAATGGTATACTTATCAATACCTAGTTTATTTCTTGCTATAGATGCCCAAGTATGACGGGCTGAGTAGAAATCGAAACGAGGAATGCCCAGTTCGTCAGCTATGAAATGCAATCCCTTATTTATATGCTTATTGAAATTGGCTGCATTGCTATATTTCTGATAGAAATCAAAGACCCTTGTTGTTCCCTTATATTTTCGGAACAAAGGTTTGATGATGTCAGGTACGACAATTTCTATGTGGGCATTATCGTTTCTCCTATCTCTAGTTTTAGCTCTATCGTAGGCGAGTACGCCCTTATTATAGCTGACACATTCATATATGTCAACAGAGTTCATTCCCATCAGAAAGAACGAGAGTACATAACAATCCCTTGCCATACCTACACGTCTAGTCCCCTTGAAATTAAATACTCTTACAAGGTTCTCTTCACTGATTACTCTATCTTTTGTCTGCGGAATATCCCTCGGAACGGAGAATTTATCAAAAGGATTACTTTGGATAATATCATTTCCATTCGTATTATATTCTTTGATAGCTTCATTGAAGATATGCCGCATATTGCCCAAGTATAAGGATTGCGCCCTAGGATGACCATCTAGGAATTTCTTATATCCGTTTAGGAATCTGTAGTCTATGAGAGAAAACGGCAGCTTACGGCAACCATTATAGCGTGCAAGGGAATTGAGCATAATCAGATAATTCTTCTTTCCCTTATTGTCGGATTTCTCAACCCACTCTTCGGTAAAGGAAAAGAAGTCTAAATCCTCTGTCTTGTTGCCTATATCAATCAAATGCTCACATATCCAATCAATATCCACATCTTTACCTAGCAAGTCTACCTCTAAGTCATAGAGTGCATCCTTCATAACATTCATTTTATCTTCTATCGTCTTCAATATCTTACGTGAAGAAATCTTTCCGGCTCTAGACAAGTCTGAGTCGGAAACAACTATATTGGTAGGAAATCTTTTTCTCTGTCCCTTATGAGAAAGAACAATAGACACCTTTCTTGTCTTGTCTTGCTTTGGTTTTCCAAGCTCGTATGTTATTGTAGCCATAATATTTTTTCCTTTAAATTTACAATATTTTGCGGCAATTTTGCGGAAAATGCGGCAATTTTGCGGCAATTTTACACTTTACTTGTAGTTCTCAGAGCCTACTTGTGGAATTTTAAAATCTTCTAATAAATCGTTTCTGTTTCATAAGCATAAGTTCATTATACGTTTATAAACGCCTATTTTATAGTCATTTATAAAGAAAAATGGTGAAACAACCTATACGATTATTTCACCATTTCTTGTTTATTTTTATCGTGATTCCGTTGGGGTTCGAACCCAAGACCCACAGCTTAGAAGGCTGTTGCTCTA